TGGAAGGAAGCGGCTGGCGGCTGTCAGGAAGCGGCTGGCGGCTGTCAGGAAGCGGCTGGCGGCTGTCAGGAAGCGGCTGGCGGCTGGAAGGAAGCGGCTGGCGGCTGTCAGGAAGCGGCTGGCGGCTGGAAGGAAGCGGCTGGCGGCTGGAAGGAAGCGGCTAGCGGCTGGAAGGAAGCGGCTAGCGGCTGTCAGGAAGCGGCTGTCGGCGGCTGGGATATCGGACAGGAAGACCTATAATATCGCCTTTCTCGCACGGATAAGGCATGTCCTATAATCTTTCAGTCAGATAACATACAATAGTCCAATAATAATAGCGATATCGCATGATTATGTGCCAGAACCGCTAGGTCCGATAAGGGGGGGTGGCGGTTTTATGATAACGGCGATATTATCGGACCGGTCCGATAACGCGGGGGGGGTTAATTCACAACTCCCCCAATTCCTCCCCGCCCAAGACGAAATCCGATATCTTCCTTTTATCACTCACACATTATTCGCAATTCCCCCGAAAAATACAACGGTCCCCCCGTATAATCTAATGTCGAATTTGTTCACTTACCTATTTACAAGGAGAATCGCTATGAACGCTGGTGATGTAGTAAAGATCGTAAGCTGTGATGAATGCCCTAGCTTGGTCGGTAAGGAGTTCGCTGTAAAGGAGATCGTGGACGGCAGAGCGCGTCTCCGGTTCGGGCGCGGCCGCCCAGCCGCTAACCGCCCGGATAGTTTTGCCATCTCGGATCTTGCGGTTGTAGCAACTGTTGCGTAAGGAGAAATTAATGCTATCTACGACGATAATGGCCATGGCCTTATGTTTCACCACTTGCGACCATGATATCTTATCCGTCACGCTAGATCCAGTGACCGCCTGTCCAGGCGACGAGGTATCGGTTACGGTATCTGTCGAACTAGACGGCGCCTGGTATCTGCCGCGTAAGTGGAGAAGCACCAGTATCGACGGTGTTTGCTTCGATCACGATAACCATGAGAGCTCAAGCGGTCCAATGGTGTTTGACGAAATCTTTTCCATTGCCGCACCAAGTGATCAAGGTGTGAAAAATATACAAGTCAAGACCTTCGCCAATAACGATTGCACGAATCATCAGAAGACGGCAAACGTCGACCTGACCGTAATCCAATGCTGTCAAGAGTGCGAAGACGGCGATGACTGTACCGTAGAGCAAGGAGAAGATTATATCACCGTAACCTGTGGTAGTACGGTAGCGTATTTATACCATGGCGAGGACGGTGAACAGGGCATCCCTGGCCTATCTTGCTCTGTCACGCGACTTGACGGATGTGCCGTCATTACCTGCGAAGATGGAACGTCCGCGACAATTTGCGAGGGGCCTACCGGCCCACAGGGTCCTACCGGCCCGCAAGGCCCTCCTGGGCCGCAAGGCCCTATCGGACCACATGGCCCCGCCTGCTGGGACCTTAACAGTAACGGTTTGCCAGACTTGTGCCACCCAGAGCTAGTCGACTCGGATGGTGCATGTATGACGGAATTTGTTGCTGTCTATCCATGCGAATTAGGTGTGGCTAATAAAGCCCAGGTCGCTGCTCGGATTTATCTCGACCACGATTGTGAGACTTCCGTTTCGTGCGAAGAATTCTTAACCACTATGCACGACGTACCAAGTGATGAGGCGGCGGAGATGTGCAACTTCACCGAAGATCTTAGTGGCGACGGTGTGGTTGACGTATCGGATTGTCAAGGAGATGACGGGGCTAACGGTAGCGACGGTTTTACGGGACCGTCCGGACCGCAGGGTTCTACGGGTCCTATCGGGCCACAAGGCCCTACCGGCCCAGAGGGCTCTACCGGCCCAGAGGGTCCTATTGGCCCGCAAGGGCCTCCTGGGCCGCAAGGCCCTACCGGCCCGCAAGGTCCTGTTGGTCTCCAGGGTGAGACTGGCGAAGACGGTCTCCAGGGTGTACCAGGCGAGGGCTGCGAAATTACTGACAATTCTGACGGTACATGCACAGTCACTTGCGGAGAAGAGTCCGATGAAGTAATTGTCCACGAGTGTGGCACTGGCTACACTCAAACAGTATTCTTCACGGGAGTTCGTTTCTGTGGTGCGATGGGCGGATTCGGATTGGTCGGTATGCTACTTGGGCTGGCATGCCTGAAATTCGGTTTCCGCGAATAAGAATAACTAGATCTTATCACCCAGCGGCCGTCTCGATTATTCGGGGCGGCCATTTTTTATTTATCAATCGGTGAATTTATGAAAAAAGACGATTGCCTATTTGTATCATTATGCTGTTATTATCAATAGAAGGGAGATACTATGGAATGTGATGCGTACCTAGCTGGTCCAATGAGAGGCATTCCCGAAATGAATATACCCGCTTTTATGAAAGCGGCCGAGCTTTTACGAAGTGACGGTTTTACTATCTGGAACCCCGCCGAAGAGATGGATGATCCATCGTTCCATAATAATATGCTAATTGACCTAGACGCTCTTATCAATAAGTGCTCTTCTGTTATCTTACTTCCTGGGTGGCGAACCTCAGTAGGAGCCAATGCAGAAGCGATGGCTGCCTACGTCTGCGGCAAGCGGGCATTGGAATTCGTTCTGACACCATACGATATGGTTCCATACGATCTACTAGATGTTGACCTCTCAAAATATTTACTGCCATACCTAGTGAGTTAAAGATTTTTTTCCTTCTCGTCCCTAAGTTCCCGACGAGTTGCTTCGAGATCAAATATTAGGTATTTGATTAACAGTCTCAATCCATCTACTGCGATTTGCGCATTAGCCGCTGACGTTTTGATGTCACGATGGCGTGCGATCGTTTCGTCGACAAGCGGCATGAGTTTCACCCTATCTTTCTCGTCAAGCGTTCTTATGAGTTTTACGATATTCTCTATTTTATCCTTGAAGACTTCATCATTCATTTCTTGTCTCCTGATTCGTATACTTTTTCGACGACGCTAGTGGAATTGACAATATCGTCCGGTGTCAACATCATTTTGCCGAGTCTTTTCTTGCCAGCAAAGATATTCTGATAGCAATGATTGACCAGTTCAGTACAACTGAATCTTAGACTATCGGCGAAGTTGAAATCGAAATCGTACTCAGCTCCAATAGCGGCCTCTGCCCGCGAGATAGCTTCGTTTACCATAGATCCCGAGCATTCCCGTAGGACGACAACGTGATCTGTCCGCATGAAATCTATCAGGTCTTCCACCCAAACTCCATCGCTCGTCGCATGAATTACCAGATGGCATCCGTCTTCGTCTTTCCCGACATATATACCAGCGTGGTTCCAATAGCCTGGAATAAATATCTTATCTAGATACCCTTCGAATCTGCGAATAAGTATATCCCCCGGCCTGATTACTTTGCCAACGCTGCGATAGTGCTTTCCTTTCAGTTGATATGACAGCGCGTTGATGGTCAGCCATAGCGGGCGTTTGAGACCGCTCCATCTAATATCACCGATAAATGTAAACAATCTTTTCTTGAGAAGATACCATAATGTTCGTTTCATTGCAATATTTTCCTTTAATAGTCGTGACCAAGACACTCCCCGTGATCGGGGAATCTATCAACCATGTTGTGGCATGATTTGCAGAGAAAGACCAGAAACCTTGGCCGACTGTAGTCGGGGTGATGTGCCTGAAGCGATGTGGTGTTACCGCAGAGTTCGCAATATAACGGCGGAATAATGGTTCCGCTACTTATTCCGACTCTGACGATCGATCTGGCAAGTTCCTGCTCTGGATATAGCGATTTCCGTATTTTTGACAGAACGGAATTATGTGTTGTGGGTTCGCATTTCTTTTTATTATTGGCGAGTTTGCTAGCACATTTTCTGGAACAAACATGCTTTTGACCATTTTTGACTGTTTGGTCAATCCGTTTTTGTGTTTTTTCAAATATAGTGCCACAAACGGCACACTCTACTCTACACATGTTTCAATTAAATCCGCTACCTTAGATATGCACATTTGTTGATCTGCGATGTATAACTCTATGTGATCTTCCAGATTAAGTTTTACCGGCGGGTCATATGAATAGTTTATAAACTCAGCCTTTGACAGAATGGATGATATATGTTTTTTGATAATGTCTATTTGCTGAGACGGGCGATGTGTAACGGCTATTGGTTTCTCTGGGGGTGGCGTATTATTCGCCATAGCATCAGTACGTATAATATCATAAAGTCGTTCGACCGCAGATGCTTCAAGCAGCTGCGACCATCTATTGATAAGAAACTGCAGCAAAGACTTTTTGTTCTTAACTATCATTTTTGTCCATCCATTCTCGAAGATAAGATTTCGTCGACAATGTCACTAGCAAATCCATGTAAATCTTCAGACATTTTTTCTATTAAATCGATCCGAATTGCTCTATTCGATACGAGCTTTTTCTTACCTGACATCATTACGCAGATATAGGCGATATTTCTGAATATGCTAGTTTTTATAAATAAATTCTCCGGCAGATGCGCCCACAGTAGGTTGTCAAAAACTTTAATGATTTCTGGTTTCTGTTTACTGCTTCCCATGGTTAATATCCTTCAATTCCGTGGGGTGTTTTGCGTAGTGCTGTAATAAATATGCTATACCGTTTAGGCAATTATACAAAATCGGGTCTACGGCACTACCACTGGCATATATTTCCTCTATTGATAACCACGACGATCTCATCTTCGACATCGCATCCCTATTCTCTGTTGTGTGTAGCAATACTTGAGTTTCGTTAATATTGCAGAAAAGATAAACTGGTACAGGTTTTGTGCATATGTCTTCCAGTTTAGGTAGCGTTAGCGTATCGTGTAACTGCACGAGCAAGATCCTCGCGTCGGCTGCGTTTTTGATGATGATCCTTTGCTGATTCATAGGTCACCATTTACCACGTTACCGTCAATTATACACCTCACTACCGTTTATCTCCACTACCCCGCAATGTGCCACGACTCTGCCGTGACTTAAGTTTCTCTATATTATAATCAAGCACATCTCCGAATTCCATATTGTGCAATCTGGCTATCTCGCATAGACAAACCAGTATCGTATCTGCGAAATTCTGCATTGCTTTTTTTCTATCTGTATCATTATTCGGATTTGCGTGTATTCTTTGGGCGAGACAAGCAATATATATCTGTATCGAGACAAGGATCTCTGTAAGTTGTTCGACACATGACGGTGTTCCGCCATTACGGGGCCATACGTGACCTGGAGTTGATTTCATGGTCATTGATATGCCAAGGTCGTCACAGAGATTCGCTACATACCAGGCACAGTCGCCGATTTCTGCTCGAATATCGTCTACATATTTTTCGCTCATGACATGATGATCGTCTCTCATCATTTTTTTAATCTTACCGGCGATTTCACCAGTTTCACCGATTAAACCCAACAATGGATAAATGACACTATTGCGTCGATCGGTTAGATAAATTGCAGTTTTTCTCGCCTCTGTCTTATATTCGTTTATATTCATATATAATTTCCTTAACGAATTGTTTTAAGATCGTCTAATAAATAGAGAACCGCATCGGCTAACCCATACGCGACGGCCTGATCCGCGCTGAATATTGTGTCGTGCGAACAAAGTTCTTCGACCTTGCTAATGGTCATTCGTGGCTTCGCCACTTTCATGCGCGCGAGATATATCTCGTATATGTGTTTTCGGAGTTTTGCATTATATTTAGTCCAATTTTCGATACTTTTTGGTTGACCGCTCAATGATTCGAATCCGTCATGAATCATCATTACGCAGTGTTTTGAAACTAGCCTGACATCACAAGCTTGGAGAATAATCGATCCCATACTTGTCGCATGGCCCCAACATATTCCATTAACTATACATCTTGATGCTTTGATTATGTCGTATATAGCCAATCCGTGCTGTACCGATCCGCCAATATTGTTCATGTGGACGAAAATTGGTTTAGCGGATGCTTCGTCTAAATCAATCATTGCTTTAACGAACATTTCGGCCATCTTGCAATCAACGCCGGATTCATTCCCATCACTACTATCTGGTCTGTGCGATCCAAGGTATATTAGTCTCTGAGACGACGAATAATGGTAGTCGAACCACTGACTAGTATCTTCTCTATAACAATTATCCATTAGTATCTTCTTTTACAGATGGGATTCCGCAATACGGACACGGTGGATATCCTGTCAAACCATTGCATATAGGACATAGGGTTTTTATCGGTTTTGTCGTAATATGTAACAATACAACATCGTTCACACATTGCTCACAAACACAAACGCCACCTAAGAATACTCTCGGTCTGATTACAGAGCTAGCACATAAATCACATTTCACCCTACTTTTCTGTCTTGCTAATAATCTTCTTAACCTTCTCAATAACGATTTCGTAATGGTTACAATACATGTCCACATAATCCCTCCATAACCAGGCATAATCTATATCTATAGATGGTACGCTCCCAACAAGTGGCTCCAGTGTCGGATCAAGCATTGCTATTTTTGTACGAATAATACAATGCAGATGTTCGAATTTTGCGTCGACGGTAGTCTTATCCTTTTTTGTTAATCCACCATGTCTTCTGCATTCAGTATCCGACATCATTTTTCGGGCTTCTTCTCTGTAGGTTCTCAAAAGCCCATTCCATTCTGCCAATAGATCATTGATGTGATTCATTTTATTCTCCTAGCCGAGTAGTTTTTCGATACGTTTGTCTCTAGTGTCTGGATCATAACCAAAAAACGTTAATTCCCAGCAGATACTTGCCAGGACGCAGAATAGTGTGGGATGCATGGTTAGTCGACCAGATGTCGGCACAAGTTGTACTTCCGATTGCATAAACGGTGGACAGAAACTAAAAGTGCTATTAATAGCTATTGGTATATCTGCAATATCGTTGACCGATATGGCTCCAATGCTGAATGGCAACGTATCGTCATCTTCACTACTAGGGAGTCCGTGAAATGCCATCAGCGGATCGACTATACCGGTTTGTGGATCCTCATCACAATGCAGTTCGTCGAATTCATGTTCCGCTACGAAATCAGTAGTGTCGACTATTTTATTATTTTTGTCGAACCATTGAGTTTCATAAAATGGTAACCAGTAAAGCTCTAGCGCCGATATTCCTGATCTATCTGTATTCGACGGCTTACCCATTTCGTTCCAAAAGGTATCGAATCTTGGCATTCCTAGCATGACACCAAAGTATGGGATACCGGACGATTGCGTATTATTTATCAGAGTAAAGATATCTCTTAAAGTAACATCCATATCGATGTGGCTTACCGTTCTTGTCAAATCAGAGATGAGAAAATCTTTACAACAAAATGTTTTTGTCAAAACTAATGGTTTTCCCACTTCGTTCTCCTTACGATATCAGTGTCTCTTTAATTGCTGCAATACAGGTTTGGCTAATGTCAATACCGATACAATTCCGTCCGGTACGTATGGCCGCATATACAGATGTTCCGCTTCCGACAAAGGGATCCAGAATTATACCATCCTGGTTGCAATGTCCCAACATGATTCTTTCAACAATTTCCTGATTAATCTGATTTGGGAACCATTTTCGCTTTTCCTTAAAAGTTCCGCAAATACGGGGAAATTCGAAGACATTAGAAGGGATTTTTCCTCCAGTAGCTGCTCGCTTATCGTGGTATTTGGTTTGTCTTGCACTAGGTATTTTAATATTTTCTGGTATCATAAAGTCTGAGTTTAACCAATAAATCGGACGATAGCATAAGCTATATTTATTGTGTTTCGACTGATCCATACCGAACTTGTAATACCAGAGCAGTCTTTGAACTATACAAACCCCGGAATCGCGAAGAATATCTTCAATTATGCCGGTCCATTTTTCGTTAAATAGCAAAAATATTGGACCGTCTGTCAACGACTTCATTTTGCAAACCCATGTTCGAACCGCCGCATAGTATTCTGGTACCGGTATCTTATCCTTATATCCAGGATATTGTTGTCCTATATTGTCAGGGATATCGGCTATTATTAGATCGACGGTTCCGATGTCGTTCTGCGATACATCTTCGAATTTGCTATTTATCAACTTAATCATGCTGTATTATACCGCAATAACGGTAAAAGTTTCGCGATAAAATTAAGATTTTGTGTAAAAACATTTTGCTATTATCGTACCATACTGTATTAAGGAGGTGCATCGTGGATAATAAAGTGCGTGGATATGACGGCATAGATGAAAAGGCTATCGAAGACCTATCGATCCCCGATCCACCATCCGCGTCTGGGTTAGCAATTATTTTTTTGGATGAAGAATCGCATGAATGAACTCCCAGAGGACATATCGGATATTATAGATACGATAGCCACAAGATGTCGAAACCAGATTTTTGCTTATTACCAAAGCTCGGATATATATCAAGAAGTTTGGAGAATGTGTCTAGAAGCTCTTGATCGCTATGATCCGACTAGGGGGAGATTGGAGAACTATCTAGCCACCCACGTATCCAATAGAATGAAAAATTTAACAAGAGATAGATATTTCCGTCCTGGCAATACTCCAGAAACATCAGGATCTGCCAAGGTCCAGATGAATCTGGTGAACGCGTTACCGTTCGATATTTGTAATGATCTGGAAACGGCTACTATTCTCGGATCGTCTAATATTATATGTGACAATCCTCTCGATCAGATGATTTGCGAGGAAACGGTACAGTATATCCATGACAATCTGCCAGATAGGCTGAAATCACATTTCTATAATCTAATAAACGGCGATAAAGTCCATGCCATGGTTACGCAGGAATTACGACAGGTAATTGCGGAAATTCTATTCGATAAAGAAGATTAATCATGACCGACGACACATCTAAAAGTCATACATTATCAGAAAACACGTTAGCCCTTCAGATAATTACTGAGGGGATAGAAAAAAATATGACAAATTTGCAGCTACAAAATATACTCATAGAGAAATGTGGCTATAAATGGTCGATAGAAGGAATCAGAAAAAGACGTGCCGTATTGCAAAAGGGATTCGGCAATAGTCCAAATAACGATACGCCAGTTCTAACGATGCCGCCCCCGGGGCTAGCAGATAGCGAAAAAGCGTCGTGGTTCAAAAGACAGTTCAAAAAAACCCACCTATATAATACACTTAAGAAACAATTCGATCCTGACGAGGTTGAGGTTTATTTAGAGGATTTCGGATTATTGTGTTGTCAATTTGACGACATAGTTGTCAGCGAATTCATGCAGGTAGACGATTTCCTAAAACAAAGAATCCTTGTTGATCGTCAATTGGTGGTATCTAATGCATTGCAGAAGCAGATATCTGGATTGCAAACTTGGCTTGCGGAAAATCCGAGACAAGAAGGGGAAGATACCGAGACCACCAGGCATCGTATTTTGCAGCAAAGATTTTTAGATGACAAATATAAATATCTTAAAGCGGTGCAGGATAGATACGACTCGCTCGTCAAGGAAAGACAAAAGATTTACAAGAGTTTGGCAGCTACTCGCCAGGATCGCTTAGAAGAGTTACGAGGAGGCAAAGAAACATTTCTTGAGCTCGTCGCGGCGTTGCAGTGTTCTAAAGCAGAGAGAGACAAGCAGGGCATTTTTGCCGAGCTGACGAGATTGTCCGAAAAAGAAACATCTAACGCATTGAGGCAACCCATCATTTTCCCAGATGGGACAAAAGAGCCGATGTTGCTCGATCCAGAAACTGCATTCGATGGAGATGATAATGCCTAGTGTTCTTCTTATTCCATCTTCTACAGATTCCGAGTATTCGTTATCGCAATTAGGTTATTCTGACGTATTCAGATACTTAGGTTGGAATGTCCTTGTTGGAACCCCGACGTGCAAATTCGTTTGCAACAGATGGATTCGTGATTGCGACGACCTGATGGCAATTTTTGTACAAGCCGGGTGTGAATTAGAAGCATTGCCAATAAAACTCGTTAACGATAGAAATATTACGGTATTCATATCGCTTGACACACGAGTCGTATCAGATCAAAGGTCGCTTATCGAATCTATTAAGAATCGTGTACTCTATACATCGCAAGAACAATGTTATTGCGGCGACGCGAAGCATATTCCATTTGCCGGGAATATCCTGCAGGCAAAATTAGAGAAATACGATTATTGGACCGACGTGGTGATAGTATCAGATCTTTCCGACAAACATGATAGAGCTAAAAAATTCATATTTCCACTGCTCCAACGACTGGATGTGTCTGATATGCGATTTCAGGTATTCGGTGATGCGACCTGGAATGATTCCGGATATCCGCATAATGAGGAAGTGGCCAGGGAGAAGCTCAAAAATATCTACGGTACGACAAAGGTATGTTTGAATTTCCAGAAATCTGATACTGCCGAGTCTTCTATCTGTATTAACGAGAGAGCGTTCTTTATAGCGCTATTGGGTACAAGTATTCAGATTTGTGATAATCCGCTTGTCGCCAAATATTTAACAAACTACTGTACGGTTGCCGATACCTTAAGAGAGTTCTGTGACTATATTCCGATTGCGGTAGACGCAATCTACACTGACGAGACACAGAAACTATTGCTAGACGGAGCAAGGTATGTCGCAGCTCATCATACGTACTTTAATCGTCTTGCAGATCTAGCTGAACTGAGCGATTTGCTAGACCTGAAGAAAGCTGTCTTGGAGGTTGGGACCAAAATTAGTAACGACTACTGTTGGGACCTGCAGGTTAAAAAAAGTATTTTGAAAGGTTGTCCATGAAAACGCCTATCGTTAGAACCAGACTCCGTTGGCAGAGGAATTGGTTGTGCCCATGCGGTTCTGGTAAGAAATATAAGAAGTGTTGTTTGCAAAATATTGAAGCAATAGTCGACCAAGAACAGTCCAAGTCATTAATCGATGTCTATCTGGAGAATAAGCATGAGCAAAACAGCGCTAATCACGGGGGCTAACGGTCAGACCGGAAGTTATCTATCAGAGCTACTGCTTTCAAAAGGATATGAAGTATACGGGTTAATAAGAAGATCTTCGACAGATACGAAATCTAGGATCAAGCATTTACTAGGTAATAGCTCATTCCATGTCGTAGACGGTGATATTACAGACGCTGCGTGTATGAGCGGACTCATTTGTGCATTGAAGCCGACTGAAGTATACAACCTAGCTGCTCAGTCTGATGTTGGTATCTCATTTTCTCAGCCACTGCTTACCGCTAATGTTGACGCTATTGGCCCAATCAACATATTGGAGGCTATCAGGCAGTTTTCTCCAAGCACCAAGTACTACAACGCATCCACGTCAGAACTTATGGGCGATACGGCCGTCGCTCCTCAAAACGAAGATACTCCCTTCAATCCAAATTCTCCGTATGCCGTAGCTAAACTATTCGCCCATCATATGACACAGCTATATAGACGTGCTTACAATATTTTTGCTTGTTGCGGCATACTCTACAATCACGAGGGTCCAAGAAGAGGAGAAAACTTTGTGACCCGTAAGGTTACGAAGTATGTTGCGGCTCTCGCCGATTATATACATACTTTCGGAGAATTGCCGATTCCCGGTAAACAAATACCTTTTCTGGAAATGGGAAATCTAGACTCGAAAAGGGATTGGTCTCATGCGAAAGATATGGCGTTAGGAATATGGTTAATTCTACAGCATGATACGCCGGACGACTACGTTCTCGGTTCAGGAGTCACTTACTCAATACGCGAATTACTTGTGACGGCTTTTGGGTATCTGTCGCAACGATATCCAGAAAAGTTAAAGTCGGTCGATTACAACGACTATGTCAGAATCAATCCTAACTTTATCCGTCCTGCAGAAGTTAGTTTGTTATTGAGCGATCCGTCGAAAGCTCGTAGGATTTTGGGATGGAATAATACAATAAGCTTCGACGAAATGATTGTTGAAATGATCGATGCCGATCTGGTAGGGAGTCGTTAAATGCCGAAGCTGGTGATGCCAAAGTATACCGTTCTACGAGACTATAGGGAGAAGATCGACTACGGATGGATGTTCAATGCGGACGATGCTGCTAAGAAATCGCCATTATGTACTGGCACGGAAACCGTTACTTTGGAGACTGGCGATTACACGATTGCCGGATATGAGGATATTCTTACGATAGAACGGAAAGCGGATTTTTCCGAGTTGTGGGTAAATTACATGAACAAAGATAGATTCGACGATGAGTGCGCAAGACTATCTATGTTTAAATACGCCTTTCTAATAATAGAAGCCAGTCTGGAGGATGATATTTTCCAGTTGTCGCCACCTCAGATCAAAACCAATGTCCCTGGGTCAGCGCTGATTCGATGGATAATTAATCTGTGTATTAAAAATCGTATACAATTAATTTTTGCTGGGCAGTGCGGCAGACGGATTGCTAAGAATATTTTCCAGGAAGTTATTAGGATAGAAAAAGACAGATGGGTACCTCAGACATCGCATTAAAGAAATTACTTCACGGACCTCAGGGAAAATTCGGGTATTTATTTCCGTATTCTCATCATGTTCCGTCCGTAGTTGAACATGTTTTCTCCGATCTCGGACGCGATGGAGAACCAATAGATCGTGCTATAGTTAAAACTATGCTCAATCTAGATTATCTTGGATGGACCGTAAAAGTCCTCTTGAATATCGATTTGCTTCCATTTCAGATGACTGTTTTGAAGGCATTATGGAATACGCCATTTCCTTTGCTTGTCGCCAGCCGTGGTGCGTCGAAAACATTTATGTTGGCCGTTTATTCGATTCTAAGGGCGATTTTTGATCCTGGTTCCAAGATCATCATCGTTGGTGCAGGACTCCGGCAGGCGAAACTGGTATTTAACTATATCGAAAGTATCTGGGATTCTAGTCCAGTTCTTAGAAGTATTGTTGGAGGTGGACGAAAGGCTGGCCCAAGACAGTCTGTAGACCTATGCTATTTCAAAGTTGGCGATAGTATTGTGTACGCGTTGCCGCTCGGCGATGGCTGCGTAAGTCGTTATACAGTAATGACTTATGACAATTGCTTTGGTTACATAGATGATGATCAGATACAAGGACAAATAGAAAAAACAATAATTAATCGTCAGAGAAAAATTTGGGGCAATGGGGAGTTCAGAGTAACAGATGAATCTTATTGCAATGGTCTTGCTAAGACAAAAAAAATCAAAACACACCACGGATTCGAGATTGAAGGTACACACAACCATAAACTTAAAATTATGAGGGACAAGAAAATAGTATGGGCAAGAATGGATGAAATGCAGCTAGGGGACAAAATTCTTTTGGATCGTTCTATAAGATGGCACAGTGGTGTAACTGATATAACATGCGATGAAGCATACGGGATAGGTTTATTAATCGGAGATGGATGTTTTATCGCTCAACAGGGATACCGAATAGGATTTGCAACACAAGATCAAGAATTGTCTAATGCTATACAAATTCTTGGTGAATTTAGACAACAGCCATCTGATCCTGTACATTGGAATATGTATTGTTCCCGTAAGATCGATAATTTATTCAGAAAATTCGGAATAGAGATAGATCATTTAAGAACAAAAGACAAACAATTTCCTGCTGCTATTCTGAAATCTTCTCGTGAGGTCACTTCTGCCTTTATCTCTGGACTTTTGGATACCGATGGATGCATTCAGGTTCAAAACGCAAAGGGTGGTACCGCGATCACGGTTAGTTTTTGCAACACCAGTAAAGAACTGGTAAGACAACTTCAGTACATTTTATTGCATTACGGGATAGTTGCACATGTAAGTTCTCGTGAGCGAAACGAAAAATGGGAGGAATGTTATGAACTTTTGATTACAGGTAAAGATGTTTTAACGTTTGCAACAGAAATAGGATTCCGACTCAAGAGGAAACAGGATAAACTTCTCGCTGGCATCTCTGGAAAAAAGAGATGGATGGATCAGAAAGACTCCATTCCAGATATCCTTGACGATATGATAGAGATCGCAGAGAATAATAAGCCAAAATGGCATACCGGTTGTTGTACCCAAGTCTGCCCTGGGCGATTGCGGATTAAGAAATCTGCTAGTCATCCGCTTGTTGATAAATTTTTGAAAGTTTATGGCCATACGAACGATTCCCGTATCGACAACATTCGTTGTCTTGCCGACCCAGATATTTATTATGACGAAATTGTTTCCATAGAGGATTCGGAATGTGTTACGTTCGATATGCATGTACCGAATGGACATGAATATTGCGCAGGAGGTTTTTATAGCCACAATACGAGAATCAGGGGCTTTCGCGCAACATGCGTAATTGCAGACGAGTGTGCCAGTATCCCCTCGGATATTTTCGACGTTGTTGTTCGCGGTTTCGCCGCTACGTCGAAAACTCCAGTTGAGCAGGCTAAGAGAATCGATCTAGAAAAACAGATAGCCCAACTTGATTTGCCGTCGGAAGAACGGGATGCGATTTTGAAACCAGAAGCGTCGAATCATGGTAACCAAATTATTTATTCGGGAACCGCATATTACGCATTTAATCACTTTGCAGTTAAATACGATATGTGGAGAAATATCGTAAAAAGCAAGGGCGATCCGAAGATTATTGCAAGTATCTTTGGCGGCGAGCACAATGTCCCCGACAATTTCGATTATCGCGACTATGCCGTTATTAGAATTCCACACACGGCGCTGCCAGACGGATTGCTTGATGCCAGACAATTGGCTAACGCAAAAGCAACGCTGCCCAAAAATGTATATCAGATGGAGTTTGGGGCTGTTTTTGTTAAGGATTCGGATGGCATATATCCAAGGAGTCTGATAGAAAGCTGCACCGTTACGCCAAGCAAACCAATAGAAACTCCCGATGGTCCTGTGTCATTCTCTCCGTTAATAGCAGGACAGGAAAATTGTAGGTACGCCATCGGTATTGATCCGGCAGCGGAACGAGATAATCTTGCTGTAACATGTATCGAATTAAGGCCAGCTCATAACAGAGTCGTATATTGCTGGGCCGTTAACAAGAAGGAATTTGCCGATCGCCAAAAGAGGGGGCTGATTCTAGCTGGGGACTATTACGCCTATTGTTGTTCAAAGATAAGAGATATCGTAAAGGCGTTTAATCCTATTAGGATTGAAATGGATAGTCAGGGCGGCGGCTACGTAATTTCCGAAATGCTTCGAAATAAGAAACTAATGGATATGTCTCAAGGGGATTTCCCGATATATGAAATAATAGACAATACTGCCCCGAAGCCGACTGACGGTGAAACAGATGGCAAGCACATACTACACCTTGTCAAACAATCTAGCGAATTCAACCATCAGGCAAATATGGCTTTGCACAAAGCGTTCGAAACCCATACTTTATTATTTCCATGTTTTGACAGTGTTAGAATGTATTTGGCACTTGAAGCGGAAAAGGCCGCTGGTATTATGTGTGACACCTACGAGGATGTCGTATTGAATATCGAAGAGTTAAAAAATGAATTATGTACCATACAGATGTCTGAAACTATGAGCGGCAAAGAACGATTCGATACTCCGCAAGTTGCACAGGCTGGAGCGATGGAGGGTCGTGCCCGTCGCGGTCGTTTGCGGAAAGATAGATACACATCACTTTTGCTTGGGTATAAATTTATTTATGATCAATCAGTTACAATAGTAGAACCGATGGATTACGATTCAGCTGGCGACAACCGATCTAGGGGAAATCTTATTCCAGTCAAAGAACCTTTCTATCGAGGTCCCGGCGTTGGTAGACTGATCAACGGACAATTTCTGAAAGACGGCAGTCTGACGAGGGCGATAAAGAACGGAAAAATTCTTTAGTGTGTATAATCTATTCGGATTGTAGTTGCGTTACAATGGGAATGGGAAAACATAAATGACAGCAGATAGTGAGAAGAATCAAGGGAACGACATCCTGTTTACAACAGGTCAGCAAGGATTAGAACAGCATACGATACCTAAGTCGTGCTGTTTTACACATAAGGCAGCTGGGGCAACGATAAATGATAGGTCTGGTTTCAATCGCTATGACATGGATTCGAAACGGTTAGATGATAAGCTTCCCACCAAACACTCCGAAGTAATATTGGCATGCCAAAGTGTGTACAGAAAGATTGGCATGGTAAGAAACATAATAGATCTAATGACGGATTTTGCCTCTGAGGGATTAGAGCTCCAGCACCCGATCAAAAAACAGCAAAAATTCTATCGCCAATGGGCCAAGAAAGTCGATCTCGCTGGTCGCGTTCATGATTTTATGAAACTGCTTATGAGAGACGCCAACGTTATCGTCAGACGAAAGAATGCCTATATAACCGTTCCTGTTGAGAAAGAACTAGTTAAGGGTAATGTTCTTAATTTGGAATCGCTAGATGAAACGGCGTATGATGAGGTTCCGGAAAAGCTAAAAGTCACGAAAAAGTTTAGCAATAAGCGAGTTATACCGTGGAAATATACCTTTATCTCTCCGGCGATTGTTGAAAAGACCGGCGGTGAAATTGGTAAGTTTTTTGGTTCTGATTCTCTCGGGATGAAAATCCCGTCATCGCTATCTAAGGCAATAAAAAATCCAACTACCGATGCAGAAGCTCGGTTGGTCCAGAAGATGCCAGCAGAAGTAGTCGAAGCCGTAAAGAAGGGTTCATCCTTTGTCCAGCTAGAGATGGACAGAATGTACGTTGATTACTATAAAAAGGACGACTGGGAGGATTGGGGGACCCCATTCCTGTATGGTGTCTTAGAAGACATCATGTTAAAAAGCAAAATGCGGTTGGCAGATATGGCTGCGCTAGATGGTGTTATTAACGTCATACGATTATGGAAGCTCGGCAAGAGTGATCAGCAGATTTTGCCAACTCCAGCCGCTGTGGATAAATTAATCGAAATTCTACAGAGCAATGTCGGCGGCGGAGTCATGGATCTGGTCTGGAACGACATGATCGACCTAAAAGTAGAGTATCCTCCTACGGATAAAATTCTCGGCCAGGACAAGTATAAAAGCGTTAATTCCGATATCGTAAGAGGTCTCGGCATCCCCGACTCGCTAGTTGGCGGCGAGGATCTTGGTACGAGAAACGCTCAGTCTGCATTTGTACAACTAAAAACATTGGTAGAAAGATTGGAATACGTAAGAGGCAGAGCTATCGTGTGGCTCGAAGCCGAACTAAGACGAGTGGCCGACGCCATGGGGTTCAAAAATATTCCATCTATTTGCTTTGGAACCATGTCTCTTCGAGACGAAGCGGCTGAAAAGCAATTAATGATTCAGTTGCTAGATCGTGGAATTATCTCATCCGAAAAGGCTACAGAGGTGTTCGGAGTAAACTACATGATCGAGCTAGAACGAATGAAGGACGAACAGCAAGTTAGGCTAGAGAATCCAGGGATCCTTGAAAAATCAAACCCATACTACCGACCATTTTCGCTACTGGAGAAACAGACAGAATTAGCTATTAAACTGGAACAAAGTAAGCAATCTGGCGGTGGCGACAATTTGGTTGGTGACCAGCCGAGAAATGATGGTATCAACGGTCCAGGTAGGCCACCATCGACTAAGGACACTGGGCCAAGAGACTCTCGAACTCCAAAGACGATGTCTCTACTGAATATCGCTGGAGAGAACTTGTATAACGGAATAGACAGGATTGTAGATACCAACTACTTGAAGCTGCACGGCGTGAAAAATATTAGGTCGCTTACAAACGCCCAAAAACGCGAGCTCGAACAAACGAAACATGCTATCTTGTCTGTCATGCTTCCTGGTGACGAGATAACCGACCAACTCATTGCCTCGCGACTAGCCATAGCGTCTACGAAACCAGTAGAGTTTAACGGACTATTCGAGGAATTATTGTCGTCATTTGTTGGCTCCACCAATAGGTCGCCAACATTATCTGAACGTAGAATGTTGTCCATTTGTACATGGGCGAGTTATGTTTCATAGGAGATAGCCATATGTCGAAAGTTGTTATTGAATTTGATACTAACGATAGTAAGCCGGTCTTAAAGGTTGACGGCATGCCGATAGAGTTCACTATTTGCATTGTCGATTATTCTGGCCCACAGACCGTATATCCAGGATTTACCTTTTGTTTTGAACAAACTACTACCAATACTCAGGGTCTGCGTGAGACAAGACGTTACGTCATGAAGTCTCCGACATCCGATGCGTCTAAAGCTTTCGTCGTAGAAACAGTTCTCGACAAAGATAAAGCAATGGCCGACACAATAGATTATTGGGAACAACGACATCAACGAGGTAATGAATAGTCTTTATTATAGACGTAATTAGAAATTCTTTGTGTATAAATAATAACTGGAGGTTCTAGTGATTATATACGATGCAGAAAAACTTGCAGATGTTAAATTGCTGGATTCCGCCTATCTGACAGTTAAGGCGTGTCTCGGTGATACTACCAAATACGCACTGGATATCGCCAACGCTTCTATAGACAAGCAAATGGTTAATACAGTCGAAGATTTGCTAGGAGAAGCTTATCCGGATCTGGCATTAATCGTTGCTATTCTTGTTAGTACGGGATGGAATCGAAACGACGATATTTTTGTTCCTGATGAGGTTTGGCAAGCTAGAACGACACCGTTACACAAACCTATGAATGATAACCATCAAGGCGATCGCATCCTAGGACATATCGTCAAGTGTCGACCGGTAGATAAGAACGGTGATGAAGTAATTGTGTCCGACGACAGACAGCTGCCACAAGAGTTTGATCTTGAAGTAGCAGGCGTCCTATATAAGGCATTTCCTCAATTCAAAGATCGTATAGCCGAAATACTATCACAGGCACAGGCTGGAAAAATGTTCGTATCTATGGAATGTTTCTTTTCCGATTTCGGGTATGGAATTTTAGATCCAGCCACTGGCACAACCAAGCTAATCGAAAGAAATAATTCTACTGCGTTTTTAACCAAACATTTACGCGTTTACGGTGGCTCTGGCGTATATGAGAACTATAAAATAGGAAGAGTCCTAAAGAATATTATTTTCGGAGCACAGGGATTTGTGGCCAATCCGGCTAACCCGGAATCTGTTATTAAAGTAGCAGTGGCGGCAAATGAAATGTTCGCACATGCATCATTAGATGAAATTACGAAAGGGGGTGTAGCGAAAATGGAGCAAGAGCTACAAGAGCTACAAAACAAATTGGCAGAACTAGAGAGCAAACTGGTAACTGCTGATTCGACGATTGTCGAAAAGGTAAAGGAAATCGAAACGAAATCACTAGAGCTGGAGAGTCTTAAGGCTGCTAATACGGAGTTGCAGAATGCAATATCCGAGGCCACTAAGAGAGCTACTGACAGCGAAGCCATTTTGGTCAACATGAAGAAGGACGTTGTGGCTAACGAACGTTTGGCCAAACTATCTGCGAAAAAGTCTGTAGTTGACCGCGAAACTACTCTGGCTGAACTGCGAGATATGACAGACGAAGCTTTCGCCATCGTTCTGAAGTATGCTGATACCAGTGTTGCCAGCGTTGAAGACAAAGTCGATGACGATACTGCATTGGCCAGCGCAGAAGTAGATGACGTTGCCGACTTCAGTGTTAGCGCTGATCCGGTAGATACAATCAGTAAGTGGGTTTCTTTGGCAAATGCCCTTCGTGGGCAGCAAGATAGTAACTAATTAATGGGGGTAAGTCTAATATGGCACTAAAAGGTGATAGAGATTACAACGAAACGACTGATATTACAAACTTTTGGACCACAGTAGCCGCTGAGAAGGGCGGCGTAGCTAGTATCGTTACGGCAGATAGCGGTGCGTCGCTTGGTGTGAATATCACCGACGATCCGAACGTCGTAGGTTATGTTGACAATCCGTCTGGCGCAATTGCAAAGGGTGTTCTGCTACAGACAGTAGCTGCAAAGCTCAGCGCAACCAGAGATTTTGTCAATTACGAAGCTCAGGAAATTCGTCCTGGCGATAAATGCACACTGGTCACTAAGGGGTGGGTTGTGACTGACATGATCACTGGTACTGCTCCGACTGCTGGCGATCCAGCCTATCTCGCAGCTAGTGGTATGATTAGTAAGGTTCAGGCGAATGAAGCTCCCAAGATTGGCCGCTTTGAGACCGCCAAAGACTCCAGTGGTTTTGCCAGAGTAAGTATCAATATCGAGTAATAAAGGGGGTGTAACCGTATATGAAACGTAAGATTGTACAACCAACGCAAGAACAAATCGAACTACTCAGACAAACAGGGTCGTCCGACAAATCAGTCGCTCTAGCAGCAATGCATACGCTAGCTCAGGGGTTGCAAGTACCGCTACGATCGGCTTTGTTAGCCGGTGATATCGTTTCTGGTATTTTTACTCCGGAAGTTCTAGATCCATCGGCAACACCAACTTATCCGCTAGACCTGTATCAATCCGGTCAGGCGAATGATTATGTTGCGTATATGATTCCGAGCGAAGGCGCATTGCCTCAACGCACTGTTTGTGGTGACGAAGTAACGATCGGTACTTACCCTATCGGTAATGCCATCGACTGGCCGCTCAGCTATTCTCGGACAGCACGCTGGAACATCGTTGCTCGTGCAATGGAAGTTCTAGAAGCTGGTTTTATTAAGAAAATGAATACCGACGGCTGGCGTGTTCTTATCGCCGCTGGCGCTGGTCGCACAGACTACAACGGTGGAGCACCATTGGTTTATGACTCTGCCGCTACGGCTGGACAGTTCACAAAGAAATTGATCTCTCTCATGAAAACGACCATGACCCGGTTGGCTGGCGGTAATACTGCTAGCTCTACTCAGGGCGTTCTGACAGACCTCTATGTTAGCCTAGAGGCGTTGGAAGATATTCGCGAATGGGACAAAGATCAAGTTGACGATGTTACCCGTCGGGAAATTTTTGTCGCCAAGGATCAGCAAGGCGCTCTGGCTCAGATCTACGGTGTTAACATTCACCCACTAACCGAACTCGGTGTCGGTCAGGAGCTACAGACATACTTCGCAACTCTTGGCGCCTCTATGGGCACCGGAGACGAGGAGATTGTTATCGGGCTAGATCTTACCTCTCAGGATTCGTTCGTTATGCCGGTGAAAGTACCTCTCGAAATCTTTGAAGACGATACTCTTCACAGAAAACAAAAAGCAGGACTTTATGGGTGGTCAAATTTGGGCTTCGGCGCTCTCGATGGAATGAAAGTTCTTCTCGGTAGCTTCTAAAAATAGCTTATCGACCATGTGTCGAAAAAGTACAGGCGCCGCCTTCGGGCGGCGTCTCTTTTTGTGTAAATTGTTATGGGCTACAAAGTATAATGTAGCATGAAACAGATACCAGTTGACGAGGCCAAGCTGCTAGGTTTATATGTTAACCGTCGCATGACGATAACAGACTGCGCCAAAGCTCTCGGTGTAAGTTACTCTGTAATTTATAGATATCTTAAGAAAATAGGCATAAAGATCAGACCGTCGATAAAGAATTCTCTTCCAGATATAACAGACGAACAGGTCGTCGACCTCTATTGGAACCAAAATCTTAGCATTGCAGAAACGGCGAAGCGGCTAGGTACTAGCGATAACTTTGTCAAAATGCGATTAAAGAAATCTGGACGCGGTACGAGATCGGTGAAATCGGGGATCAGGCTGCATCATAAAAGCGATAATATTCCAGATTCGCAGTTGATTCATCTATACGATGCCGCAAAGTGGTCGTGCGGCAAGATTTCTTTCTATTACGGCAAAAGCTATAGTTTTGTCAGATCACGATTTATCGGTATCAATAAAGCACGACGCAAAAATATCCTATGGTATAATGGCGCGTGGAAAGGTGGGATTAATAGTGCGAAGAATGCCGTGAGGGCAAGTACTGCGAATATGAAATGGCGGCAGGATGGTCTTAAAAGATGTGGCTTTAAGAGTGAAATTTCCGGCAAGACTGGAGCGCTTAATTGCCATCACATATACCCGTTTCGTGTCATTCTCAAATCGGCGATGACGAAAAATCTGCCATTACCACATCGATATCGGAATTTGATAATCGCTGCCGATAAGAGGTTCTATACTGCAGATAACTGTCTTGTGGTGACAGAAGACGAGCATTCCAATATTGAACAGGGCGGATTCCATTTAGGACACCCATGGTGGAAAATATAGCGATCTTATCCTGATTTCGCTATCGAACGGAGTGGATTAACAGACAGCGATTTTGCGTTGTTTGATCAGCAAGGTACAATAGTCGCCAATAATTATACCATATCGGTAGCGTCGGCGAGAGATGTTAGAGACCATATTAGGTACGAACACTATCTTGGCAGTATACCACCTAACAGGTTAATCTTGGTTGCCAAGAGGGGTGGTATCATCATCGGTATTAGTATTTTCGGAAACGGCACAAACAAACATATAAAGCCGGACACGTGGGAACTCGTCAGACTGTGTATCCCCTTCTTTGTCGTCAAGCCATTCTCGTGCGAATTCATAAACGAGAGCTGTAACTATATAAAGAAACACTATCCTCAAATCAAAAGGTTAGTTTCGTTTGCCGATAGCTCCGTCGGTCATAATGGCGGAGTGTATAGGATGGCTGGATGGAGTAAAGACGGGCATACTAAAGAAAGTTATGCCTACCTTGACGCCGCGAAGATGGAACTAAGACACAAGTCGTGTTGTCGCCGCATCCCCGGTATCGATAAAACAGAAAAGCAACTAGCGACCGAAAGGAATCTCATCAAGATCCGACTAGGCCAGAAGTATCGATACACCATATCTCTGTGATATTATTGCTCCTGGGTGTATAATCAACTTGTGAACACTCCTTTTATGGCTGGAGTTGTATGGTGATTTTATCGAATGCTGAAATTTGCGCACTTTACCATGGCGGGCTGAGCTGTCAGGAAATATCTAAAACAGCTCAGTGTAGTGAAACAACTGTATATAATATATTAACATTACTTGGCGTTAAAATCAGAAGTCGATCAGAAGCAAATAAAAGTTTCCCAGATCGTGTTTTCGTGGTTCTATATAACCTCGGTTTGTCGTCATCACAGATAGGTCAGATATTGGGTCTTGACGGGTCGACAGTTACAAAAAGGTTGCAATCACTGGATTTCCCGTTGAGGGCGAGAGGCGTTGCTGCTAGAATCAGATACACAAACGATGAGTTCAGACAATATTTCCTACAGCCAGAAATAATAGATAGACTCAACAGTCTAATCTGCGACACAGGAGAACGATAATGGCATTGATCGGTCAGTCTATAGCAGAGTTCGATTTTTTTCCAGAATCACCACCGGCTATTATTGGCGAACTTGTCACTGGGCAGACAGTCAACATAGAACTATGGGAAAACGGTACTCCGATAGTTCTTTCTGCCAGCGGATGCAATGAGATCGATGAAACGGGTAGATATAGCTGGTCAACTAGTGGAATTCCAGTTCTAACTGCTAGTCGTCAGCAGTTCCATTGGAGAATGTCCGATGGGTCAAATACAGATAATGGTGATTTTGTCCTCATATCCCACGAAGGTGAAGACGGTTTTATGCCATCACTTAGTGCAACCGGTACTTATATAAAGCAGATATAAAGGGGAATCGGATTGGCTGATTTCGCTGGAATTTATTTTTCTTGTGTCGGTAGCGGTACACTGAACCAGCTAGGAAGTAGCCTGGAAGGTCCGTCGGTCGTTGTTTCTGACCTATACTCACCGCACGCATTCTGTCTGGATACGTCGGCGAATAAGATCTATTTCAACGATTTTAGGAACATAAAGAAATGTGATCCAGACGGCACAAATCTGGAAACGATAATATCGCCAGACGACATTCCAGAGACAGCTACCTACATGAATACTCGCGGCGTAGCTGTTGATACCGTTAACGATAAAATATGGTTTGGCGATTCGTACTATGACCGTATTATCAAATGCGACCTAGACGGTGGCAATATTGAGATAATGTATAGTGGTTACCATTCCATTGGATATGGCGGCATTGAGGATATAGTTATCGATGTCGATAATGAGTGTGTCTACTGGTCGACGGCCGTCGGCGCTGGGCATCCTGGCGATTCCGATTACTCTATTCATAAAATGAATTATGACGGAACAGGACACACCCGCGTAGCGGTAAATGCGACAAGACGATTTGCCGGTTTGCACTTGGATATCGATAGTAATACTATATACTGGTCTAACCTCATCGGAGGTTCGATAGAAGCATCGGGGTTAATTACTGGCAATGTCGAAACAGTTCTGTCAAGCTTAAATAGTCCGTATTTTGTATCTTTCGATCCGACGAATGACAAATTGTATTGGACATCAAACTCTGCGGGTCAATTGTTATGCGATGATATCGGTGGCGGCAGTCAGGAACTTCTCGCAGACGATTACGACGATATACGTTGTGTAAGATTTTTCTCTAGGAGTGACGGAGATCCAGTTGATAGTTGTGCCGGGTCAGGATCGTTGTATATTCGAGGTGTAGGAACTCCATCCCCGGGGACAACATCTCTACGAAGTATCAATCGATTAACCAAAACCGGAGACTATGATCCCGAATTGGTTTGTAACTTTCAGACATCACCAACAACCGTATCAATTAGAGTGTGGGATGTCGGCGATGGGCAAAATTCTGAGGTGGTAATTACTGATAACGAATGCTATTCTATAGGCGATACCGGAGCATGGGGATGGTCTACGAATAATTTACCGTTTACATCGGAACGAGATAAGTATCACTACTACTACGAAATGATACCAGATATCGGTGAATCGCAATATGGCGAGTTCATCATCAGGGTGCCTGAGAATTAGGAGCGATAAATGGCATGGACTACTGACTTAGCATTAATGGTACGACTCATCATCAATGATATGTCATCGCCTCAGACATATTCGGACGCATATCTCCAACAGGTTCTAGTCGTGGCTGGAATAATGGTTGACGCAGAGATACCGTTTGCGTATGAATACGTTTACAATATTGGTGGAATAACCATATCCCCAGATCCTGTTGTTAGCAGCGATCAGATTTTTATGGCCTTGGTTCCGTTAAAAGCTGCTTGTATCATTACACAAGGTGAGTTTAAGCAAGCTCTTGGCCAAGGGATTAAGGTCCGAGACGGCGATAGCTCTATCGATACTAGTGTTAGTTTCCGTGGTTATAGAGATATCTTAGAACTTGGCCCGTGTGCCGCGTACGAAAGACTCAAGTGGACGCTTTTAGCATCTGGCGCTACTACCGACGGAGGAGTAGGCAAGGCAGTTTTGGGACCCTACAGGGCTGCCGATACCAGCGGATCTTCTACGATTTCGTGGTATTATGATCAATTTGCAACTGACAGAAAGAGTCAGAGATAGAAGGAGAAACTTATGGCTGATACAAAAATTAGCGCATTACCAGCTGCTGACTCTGTTTCTGGAGATAATGAGTTCGCAGTAAACGATGATGGTACATCAAAAAAGGTTACAGCCACACAATTGGCGAACTTCATAGGCACTGGGCTTGTTACTGTTAAATCTCTTGGATCGACAGCACAATCATCCACATCTGAAATGGCTAAGGCAGAAGATTTCGATCAGGAGCTAGAAGCTGGAACCTGGGTTTTCAATTATTACATCAGATACAGATCGGAAAATACTGGTAACGGCATGAAAATATCGGTTAACTACGCAGGAACTGTTTCATCGTTTGTGGCAAATTACAGATTCGTATGCAATGGTACAGATGGAGCAACCGTATATGGCGATCAATCGGCTACTGGTGACGATAACGCACACGTTATGAGCAGCTATTCAGTAAGAGCAAAAAGCAGTAGTGGCATCGGACCAATATCTGGTGTCGATACCGCAGACTCAGATATGTTATTGGTCATCGAAGGCCTAATGGTAGTTTCCGACACGGGTACTCTTGAGCTTTACTTCGGTAGCGAAAACGATGATGTGGAAGTATCGCTTATGGGAGAAAGCGCTCTCATTCTTACGAAGATTTCATCGGTAGGTGGCGGGTAAGCCTAAAAAGAGGTTCCATCGATTATGGGTAAGTACTTACTTGAAAACGGCGACAGCTACCTGCTTGAGGACGGTTCTGGATTTTTCCTTACAGAAGATTCACTAGTTGTACTTTCCGGAATACTCAGGTCTGATAATGTTATCTTTTACCACCCATTAGACGACTGGATAGAAAATACATTACAAACAGCATGGTCCGGTGACTGCGGTTTTGTCGAAGGACAAGTCGGTAGTGGAACAAGTGCAGTTACAGCCGATAGTGTATCATTCGGGGACGCATATACCGCCTCTGAAACGACAACGTATCCGAAAACAATTGTTGGCCTGGATGAGAACACATTTTTTGCCATGGGCAAAACGGGAGCATTTAGTGGTACCGTTGATGGCACGGCGATAGATTTTGGCCCATCGCTTACTGGCGGAGGTTTCGATAACTATCCAAACACCAGTATATTGATGCATTGGGATGGACAAGATGGGCAAGTCGTTCAATTCTGCAATTATTACGGCAGTACTGACCTGTACACTATCACGGACGGCAGTTCCGAAACTAGATGGAGATATTATTTAACAGACCCATATTCTAACGCCGGAGGAGTGCTAGCAAGACTGACCGACACAAAGTTTATCGCTGGCGGTAAGTCTTCCAATGCGGGGATAGGCGCATATTCTTGCGTCTGTACCATTGGTACCACACAATTTACGGTCGGGACAAAATACAGCTATCCGGACTATAGCAACATAACTCCCGACTGCGCCGCTACACTAGATTCAACACACGTGCTGCTCTTCTATCAAATAGCAACTACTAGTGGCTATGCTGTAGTAGCAACAATAGATGGTACTGGAATCACATATGGCAATGCTTATGACTATACATCCAACCTCAAAAAGGACGATCTAGGATACATAGGCAGCGTAGCGGTTGGAATAGATTCGTCTACGGCGGTAATTTTATGGTCTACCTCTAGCGATAAGAAAGGTGCTGCCAGAGTAGTTACGGTTGATGGTACCGGTATAACATTTGGCGATCAAGCCTATTTCGAGCCAGATACCGGATTTGCTCACATATATCATATTAGCGCCGCCAAACTTGATGATACTACGATCGTAGTTTCATACGTTGATAAACTTAGTCATCCAGGCAACTACTACCTATATGCGCGTACGGGGAGAATAGACGGCACAAATATAGAATTTGGTGGAAGATCGCAGGTCGTCCAGTCTGCGGCCGGTAGTGTCGGAGTATTATCTTCCTCAAAATGCGTATTCGGATATCCGGATTCAGAAAAGCAGGTAGCGAAAATAGGCGTACTCGATCAAGCCGCTTCACTGTCTTGCGAAGAGGAATATCCTGTTGCTAGCGGCTGTGATCGTATAACTCTCGGATTGTGGTCCAGAAATCTTACCATAGACAATTCAGAAGTTACTGTAACTAAGGACTATGAGATATCTTTAGCATCTGGATCGATCGCTTTAGGGCCAGACGGAGTAGTATGGAGTGGGTCGAACGTAGTTGATGTGATGGATAATCTCAACAACGGCGACAACCATTTTGCGCTGCTTGATTTTGAGTATACGGACGGCGACTGGAATCTATACGTATCTCTAGATGGTAGCGGATACGAAGATCTCGGAACACAAAGCGACGGTTCTCTCGATACGGCACGAACGGTAACCAATCCTGCTCTGGAAATAGACGATGGAGCTTCGAACCAGTGGATCGACGAAATAGTACTTTGGGCTGGCGACAAGGGTAGTTTCTTACAATTTACAGATGACGAAATAGATAAGACGTATAGACTTGGTAGTTTGTACGATAAAACGATGGATAAATATGGGGAATATACAGGAACCCCCAACGATTCCATCGACTTGTATACAGCGTCGTTTGAGACAATTGATCAGAGCTGCGATCTTTTTGCCTCCGGCACGTCTCCGCATCATTCTGCGTCATGCGATCTTGTCTGTTTCGGTCCGCCTCCTGCCCCTGCAGTAGGCGTTTCGCTTGATTGGCTGTTGGCTAGTTCTGATTATGCTCCACAGCTTATAGGAACATTTACATCGGCATCAACAGTTACCATTCAAGTGTGGGATGTTTCGAATGGTGCTAATGAGGCTGTAGAATTGACTAGTGACACATGCTATCAAATAGGAGATACTGGTCGCTGGGGATGGTCGACTGTAAATTTGCCACAAGCAACAAGAGGTTATAAACATTACTTTTACGTTATGACAGATAACGGGGGAAATACATTTAGCGGACAATGTGTTTTCGGTGGTACGAAACCGAACCATCCACGAAATATGGAAGAATATATCAGATAACGGAGTAATGTATGGCCACGCATAATCAAAGTTTTGAATTCATCATCAACGGATATATTCCGCAGCCTGCTCCATCGTGTCCAATTCTCGATCCGGCTGCCTCCATTCAAATCAAGGATTCATTGATCCGAATATATCAATCGAGAATCGATGCGCTAATCAATCAACTTGGCAAAAATGTGTATCTGGAATTTGACCCAATAACGTCGCCGTGTCCAAATTGTTCATACGACTCACTCAGGAAGCGGTCCAATGGGATCTATAAGGCAGGAGGGCCGCAACCATTCGTTCTTGGCACTCGCTGCCCATATTGCAAAGGCAAGGGGCTGCTGGAAACATCCGTCAATAAGTGTATCAAATGTCTACTCAAGTGGAATCCGCGAGATGCTAGCGATTTCGGAATATCGGTTGAATCTCATAAAAGTATAGTTCGACTTAAGACATTCCTATCAGAAGCTGATGACCTAAAAAAGGCTGCAACAGTGTTAGTTAATCACGACATTGCTAGTCAACTTAAATTCAGGGTTCGTTTAGTTAAAGGGCCTATTCCTGTCGGGTTACGAGAAGATAGATACTGCATTAGTTTCTGGGAGCAGTTGTAATCATGAAGATTAGACTAGAAGTTAGCGGAAAAACAAAGTCGCAACTTACTGCCGGAATTATGCAGGAAGGTTCTGTCTATTTTTCCCAGAAAGTTATGACGAACGCGCAGCAAATTGACAAAGCTGTGATGAACAGGGTAGTAGATAGATTCCGAAAAACCCAGGTAGTTCAGTCTATTCTGAACACAGGATCCATAGATCTTCAAGCGCATCTTGGTTTAACACCGGTACTAGCTAAGTCATTGGTCGATGGCATGGAAGAGATGATTCGGAATTCATTTCGGCTTGCTAGTGTCGGGACAGGTAATTCTGTCTCTATCAGCATCCAAGCTGTCGACGACAATTGGCAAACATATTTATCACTGCCTGGCGCTACGTATATATCCAAATCATCCGGAATAGAGATCCCGGTTTTGGGATGGTTGTTGATAGATCCGAGCATAGATATAGGCCAAGCATCGTATGAGATAATTTTCCGTGGATACAGTTCGAAGATGGATACCAGAATCAATAAGTGTTCTCGTAGCCGTAGGGCTATTATGGTGTCCCTGGAAGAGCTCGGCGGCGGTGGTGGTTATGTGCTGCCAGCAATTATTTCAGGGAACGCTGGTCAAAACTTTATCGAATATGCCATCAGACAGCGAGCTTTTGCGGAAGAGATTGGGACAATTGTTATGGATATTATCGGATAGGAATCGGTATGTCTACTAGCTTTCGCGGTATAGATTCTAACGGATTTGGCGGTTATGCGTTTACCGACCAAGTATTGCATAATCTTAAGTTTTTTATTGATCACAATATGCTTGGTAACGGTGCTTACACTACGAATACTTATGACTCTAGCAGTTGGTACGATAGTGATGAAACCAAATTACATTCTGTGGAGGATAATAGGTATTCTTCTGGATGCGTTTGGGAGGCTTCTGCTCGTGAATTCGTATGGGAAAGCGGTGTGGTTCCAGGCAGCGAATCAGTTAGACCATCGGGGGTATATATAGATGGAAGCTTCTACTCCAACGATACAGTTGGTTTGAATACTCATCATATAGATTATTTACATGGCAGGGTAATTTTTGACGAACCCAAGTCTGGAAACGAAGATATTAGGCTCGAATATGTAGGTAGATATGTTCATACTGGATTTGCTGATAGCGAAGCATTCCGTATCATTATGCTTAATGCTGTAGAAGAGTTCATCACGGACACTTCTCCATCTGGTACGCCCGCCAGAGAACATCAAGTTTGGCTGCCTAGTATTTTCATAGAAATGGGAAATGGGTCGCAAAGGGGATTACAACTCGGCGGTGGTCAGATCAAAACACGATTCATTACTTTCCATATTTTTGCAGATAACCCAAACGATAGGAACCTGCTAACCGATTGGCTGGATTATCAAGGGCATACTACATTTTGGATGGCAGATATGAATGCTATCGCAACGCCATTCGACGAATACGGCGATATTGTTAATGGAATTACGAATTGGCCGAATATGGTTGCTACATATCCGTGGAAAAAATTACGTGTCGTTAACAGCAAGCCGTCTATGATTAATTCATTGAACGCAAAGTTATTCAGATCACGGGTAGTTTTCGAGATCGAAGTAGATGTTGGCGGAATATAATTTTGTGTATAAAACAGTACTGGATAGCTATCAATTACGATAGTGGTAACAGAAAGGCAGCGTGTCAAATATGAGTAATAGATTGTTCTATGCTTTGCAGGCAGTTGGGTTTGCGCCGCACGATTCGGTTTGTCCGACTGGAGTCGGCGGATGCGAGGTTGTTGGCTCCGGAACGCACCCATCTGGTTTTGTAACAGCACATGGCGTACAGAGTGTTGGAATCACTACCACGTTCAATCTTGAACAAGTTTTTGAACTTGGTCAACTGGAACTTTATGAAAACATCGAGGGTATTCCCGATATAGAAGTAACACTGCAGAAACTACTTGATGGACACCCATTACTATATCACCTAGCTACGCCGACTGCAACGTCTCCGACATTAGCTGGACGAGCAAATGATAGATGCTTCATGGCCCTGAACTTGTATCCGGACACCAACGATAATGCGTCCGGCATAGCGAACCAGGGTGTCGGTCTTTCCGGCCTATACACATCGGCTCTCACATATACGCTTCCGGTGGATGGGAATTTCACCGAAGATCTTACACTCGTAGGCAACAACAAGCAATGGGTCGCGGGCGGATTAACACACTTTGTTCCGACAGAATTTACCGGTTCAGACGAGCCTTTGTCTATCACTTCGTCTGGTGGTGTAGCTAGAAGAGAAAATATTTTGATGGGCGACGGTTGTTCAATGGACAATAATGGTGTTATCACAGGCACTAGCGGTTCGATTTGGCCAACAGAAATGGAAGGCATAGACAGTAACGGTCACAACCTTCTGTCTGGTTCTTCCTATGCTGCTCACATTCAGAACGTTACGATTTCTGCCGATCTTGGTCGCGAGGACCTGTTCGAACTTGGACGTCGCGGCCCATATCATCGATTCGTATCATTCCCGATCGAGGTTACATGTGCTATCGAGATGACGACACAAGAAGGCGATTTGATCGACGCACTAGCCGATCCTCCAAGTGGCAGTAACCTTACGAATCAGAAGATTTTCATCTGGATAGAAGAAGGTACACAGATTAACCTTGGTACAAAAAACAAACTTACTTCTATCACGTACGGTGGCGGCGATGCTAGCGGCGGGTCTGTTGCAGTAACACTTAATTATAGCAACTTCAATACTCTCACTGTAACACACCCACAGGATCCCGCTGGTCAATAGCAATAAAATTAGACAAAACAGCTAGGATGGAGAGTTTCGACTCTCCATCCTTGTTTTTTTTGAAAGATACGGGCGATATAGGCGTATAATAGGATGGTAGATAATATGATTTTTGGAGCAATAAAATGATATTGGTTAAACACAACGGGCAAATTTCCTCTATTTCATTTCACTACGAAACAGACCGCCGTACAGTAGCGACTGTGTATCAAATGAGGCCAGACGATGACTCGAATGGATATCGACGAGATAAGATTATCAGCGTAGCCGAAGCCAATTGTCATCCTGATGATAACTTCTGCAAGGCCGAGGGCAGAAAGAAGTCGCTTACAAGAGCAATCAAAAAGTTCGACAAGTCTTTCCGTGCGGCAATTTGGAAAGAATATCTACGTTGTTGCAAAATATAACAAAATAGTTAGTAGATTGGATGTCGTGGTGTATAATCAGTTGAAATCATAATGCAGTGGGCAGGCGTCACGTTACGCCATTCTGCAGGATTTCGCTACCTTATGACCACGGGGCTCATCCATCGCGATCAGCCCCGTTTTTTTATGTGACTTATGGCTTATATTTCGGTACTATTAATATCAATTATAGATCTTCTGGCAACGATTCACTGCGATGCCATTAATCCATACTTCGTAGAACTTAATCCGATAGCCGATAATATATGGCGTAGTTATGGTCTTTATGGGTTAGTGGTTTTCAAAATCGCTATTACCTGTATCTCATGCTATGCTATTTTCTTTGCGGTAACCAAAAGACGTGGAACGTGGTTGGCAAAATTCGCAAATTCATTCAGCATAACTTTTACTGTCATGCTATCCTTGTGGTGGATATGCTATTTGTCATTCTGAGGCGACAAAGCGCCATAGTTAGGCGGCGCTGCTCTGGAGAGCAATCATTCGGTTTGATCCCCGTAAGTCCGTCCTCGTATCTACTAGGACCAAAGAGGGAAAACATGGGGTGGTCGGTTCGAATCCGCCTGTCGCCAGTCGAAAATGACCTAAAGGAGTAACGAAATGAGAATCAAGAAGCAGCAGCCAATAGACCATGAAGTATTATCATATTTGAATTCGCCGAACGTTTGGACGGAAGCAGTTGAAAGATCATGGCTATCCGAATTGGACAAATTATCTGCGTCAGAAATCTATCAGATGTTCCCTCCAATGAAGAAACCGAGGCATCTTAAGAAAAAAGGAAAAAACAATGCGGGATAAGAGACTATGGCTTGTAGCTGTATGTATAATTCTGAGCGGATGCACATTGCTAGAGAATGTCGGGGGGTACGATATTACTGCGTGTGAAAACGATTGGGACGTCTGTCTGGAATTGATGTACGACAATATGTAAGGAGTTTTATATGACGGACTGGATCGACGAACTAATAAAAGCTCTGAATTCAGCTCAGGCCGTTATAAGGAAAAATGGTTCTTCGCGGAAACCATATTGCGTATACGGCAAGACTGGCAACAAATTAGGCTGTTATGCGACAGAGAAAGAAGCGAAGGAACGGCTCGCACAGATCCATTATTTCGAACACCGAGACGATAAAAAATGAATTATGACCACGTAACAATAAGAGATGATTATGTCGCCAGAAAGCTATTGCGACATCAGGACATGGGCGATCTGCGTATCTACAACTATCTCGATACCTGCAAATTGTGGGACGATATTACTTCGAACACGAGAGGCATTATCCTGAACAGAAAAACGGGTGAAGTTGTCGCTCAGCCGTTCCCCAAGTTTTTTAATGTCAACCAGCGCAACGATACGATGGATCGTAATTTGCCCTGGAAAGATGGTTTCAGAATTTATGAAAAAGTAGATGGATGGCTAGGGATTTTGTATCGCTATAATGGCAAATTCTGTATTGCCACCAGGGGTTCTTTTGATAATGCTGTGGCTAAGTGGGCAACAGATTTCCTAGAACGATATAATCTGGAAGGTTTGCCAGAAAATCTTACCCTGTTATTCGAAATCGTCTGTCCGGCTACGAAAATTGTTGTTGATTACGCAGGTTGCACAGATTTGATTTTACTTGCCGCTTATGATAGATTCACCAGAGAGGAGTGTTCCTGGGAGTATTTGTCAGAGCTGGCAAGTAGATATCATTTCAGTCTAGTAAAAACCTATGATAAAACATGGCTCGGATACATCAAGGGAAACATTAAGACAGGCAGAGGCACGACAGAAGAAGGTTATGTGATTCGGTTTGATAACGGTTTACGGGTTAAATTCAAACTAGAAGACTATATGCGTCGACACCGTCTACTGAACGGCCTTACCCCTCTGGCTATTTGGAACAACATGAAGGATGGCAAGGTACTATCGGACGTAGCTTCGCAGATAGACCCAGAGTATCAAGGATTATTTTCGGCAATTTCATCATCTCTCGAAACTGCATATACATCTGTCATGGAACAGGCACTAGCTGATTATGGCAGATTAGTGAACATGAACCTTGGTTGTCGTGCTGATTTTGCTAGATTGGCGAGTAAGACTAAGCATCCTGCCATCTTATTCCTTCTTTTTGACAATGCCGCTGATAGACTTGACGATTTGATAATGAAGATTATTCGTCCTGATAACAACGTTTGTGTATAATAATAACGGTGAATCCATTAGACCTTCGATTCGGCGTCGGATCGGAATTCTTTTGGCCTTATCGCAAAGAAAGGTCTCAGTATGGCAGTAAATCTAATAACAGACACATTCGGAACAAACAGCAATCCTCCCTCCAAAACATTTAAGATGGTAAAAACGCTTTCTGCCACTCCTACAGAATCGGGCACTGCAGTAACCGATACGGAAAACTTCTTCAACAAAGATTGCCCATTTCCGATCGAAGTTATCAGCGTAGTAGCCGTCGTTCAGTCACTAACTACAGCAGATTTTAACGGAACCGGTGGTGCTGTGTCAATCATCGTTCAGAGATCAGACGAAGTGGACGCATCGCCAGCTGCTCCTACGACACCTGGTTGGGACACATTATTGGCAAGTGCTTCGATCAAAGATAAGGCTACAGACGCTTTGGCTGTCGCTGCTCCAGGTGACGGTACGCATGTGCTAGATCAGACATACGTAGCGATACCTAAGGGTGGTTCGCTAAGAGCTACTTTGAGCGCGCAAGTAGAGGATGCCTATGTTAGTACCGGCTCTCTAGTGACAGTTCTGGTAATCGTAGAATGTAGACCGACTGGTTTGAAAGAGAAATTGTACTTCTAATAGTACTGGTCAGTAAATCATAACTAAGCCGCAGACGATTGTTTGCGGCTTTTTTTATTGGGGTGTATAATTACGATAGGACAGCAGGACAGTTTTTGTACTGGGATTGCACAATGCTTAGTTCATCCGCACAAGAAAGATTGATTGCCAGAATTGCCTGGAACTGCGTTCCTGTTGTTGTGCAAACTGTCGACAAACAATTATTGTCACTTTTGTTAAAAACTCCTACGGCTGAGGCACAAGCGAAGGCAGCGGTCGTTTATGACACAGAGTTTCAAAAAGCTCTCATGGTCGGCTTGTCTTCTGAGGATGTTGTTCTAGATGAACTAATAAAAATTGGCAGATGGAGCAACGATAAAGAAGCCACCATTGTCGGTTTGCAGAATGACATAAAGACTATTCGTCGTGGGCTTTTGGATTTATTCTTGAATAAGACCCAACTGGCAAAGGCGAAATCGGTATTGAGAAATGCGGAAGAAATACTCACTAGGCATCTTTATGCGAAGTATATACTTCTTCAGAATAGCGCAGAAGCTCATGCCGAATTAATGAAACAGAGAAGTTTGATCTACCACGCTACGGAAACTATAGATCATAGTAGATTTTGGTCAACCGCAGAAGATTTTGATAATTATACAGACAATTCCCTGATCAATCAATTATGCGAACTCTTTTTCCATAAGACAAAGATTCCGTCTAAGGCAATTAGAGAGCTCGCTAGGTCTCAACACTGGCGATCATATTGGGAGATAGCCAGACAACAAGCGGGGCACCTGTTTGACTCATCTATTGCTAATTGGTCTTCTAATCAGCGAGAACTAGTGTATTGGTCGACTATATACGATTCAGTGTACGGGGCATACGAAAGGCCGTGTCAGGAAATCATAGACGATGACGATTTGCTAGATTCATGGTTCATTAGACAAGGAGAGGCAATAGAGAATAGGTCGAAACAACATGCCGTGCCATCGTCCAATCAGCATGTGAAAAATGGTATCGGCGAACAGTTCATTCCTACGGATAAAGCTGGAGCTAAAATAGTCTACGAAATGAATAAGCGTCCGGATAGAATTACAGTACAAGCTCGGCAAAAAAAGGTTAATTCAGATGGTACTGTGCTAGAGCAGCATATGCCGGATAGTCAGCTCGGCATGAAACAACAATTGGCTGAAATGCAACGTAATAGACTAAAGAGGTCTTAAAATGTCAGAACGTAATGAAATAGTTGCTAACAGTACAAGGTGTCGACTTAAGAGTATCGTCGAAAAGAAAATGCAAACATGCTTTATTTTCTCAATTGCCGAGATAGAGAGTGTTTTCGGTCCGTCTCTTTGGGGATTCGGGCTTTCGGAGGATTCGCTGACAGAGACTCAGCGAAATAATAGGATTATTTGGGATCGTGTCAGAAAAAGCATCTTGGACAAGGGGAATGCACAAATCAGAAGTGTATTTTCTGAGCTAGATTTGCACGAACTTAAGTTTCTTGGATATCATATGTCTTGCAGGAGAGTTCCTAATGGCCGACAATAAGGTACTTGTGTCAACTCTGGATAAGGATGGGAAACCTATCACCTTAATCGTATTACGTCCTACGAACAAGATGATGCAAGATGCCAACATGGTTTATAACCTGAAGGTATCAGAACTAGTCCGCATGGGAGCGCAAAATGGTCAGCACAGACTATTAATGCGAGCCGAGCTAGAAGACTATCTTACACGTATGGGCATATGGACACTGAATGACCAGATGGAGATCGAGCAACTGTCCGTAAAGTTAAAAGCGAGCGAACTAACGCTCAAGCGTGGTGGCATAAAATTATCTGAGGGCAAAGCCCTTGCCCTCCAGATGGCTGCATGTCGACGAGAGATAATGCAAAAGTATGCTAAACGGCAACAATTTGATTCCGCTACGATAGAATCACAGGCAGAGAATGCGAGGTTCGAATCTTTGCTAATCAAGTGTCTTGTTACGGAAAACAATCATCAGTTCCTTAAAAGTCATGCAGATTACGTCGACCGTCAAGACGAAGTAGCTGTTGTTGACGGGGCAAAGGCGCTGGCTGGTTTAGTATATGGATTAGAGTCTGATTTACACGCAAAAATGTTCGAACTGCAATGGATGAAGGATGCCGGGGTAATAAATGACGAAGGAAGATATGTCAACAAGGATAACGAATACACAGACCTGAGTGGTAGACTTATGGATAAGGATGGTAATTATATTGACAAGGACGGTAATAAAGTTGATATTTTCGGACGAAAGATAGATGAGTCCGGCAATCTTATCGTCAACGAATCAAAACCTTTTATTGATGATGAGACCGGTCGTGAAGTTGTGGTGGGATCAATTGGCTTAACCCATAAGAAACCGAAGAAAAAGATGAAGGGTTAAACTATGGCGTTTGTATTAGATGTCAACCTGAGAATACAAGATATCCTCGGCTTACAGAAAGTTGGTGCCGCTCTTTCTCAGGTGCAAAATACATTACAACCGGCTCAAACTGGAGGCGGAAGTGCCGCTGGCGCAATAAAAGCTCAGGCGACGGCGGCGACAGGTGCTGCTGCTGCTGTACAGAGCTTGATGGCTGCTACAAACCAGCTTAATGCTGCTCAAAAAATTACAGCATCTACGGTTCAGAATACTTCGCAAACGATGGGTAGGGCTACTGTTCGGGCTAAAGACTTCGGAGATTCCATGCAGTTGGCGTTCAAAAGGTACGCTGCATATACTTCTGCCACGATAGGTCCACTACTAGCTCTGAAGGGGTTATCTCAAGCGACCAACTCTGTTATCGAGTTGGACCATTCGATGGTTCAGTTAAAACAGATTACAGGAGAAACGGATCAACGGATTAATGAAATCCGCACAAATATTCTCGACCTCTCTGTTGCGACAGGAACGGCAACATCTGAGATATCAAGAGTCGCTAAGGTAATGGCTCAGGCCGGTTATACTGGCAAACAATTGGACGAGACTGTTTCTATTCTTTCGAAAATTCCTCTAGCTCCGACATTCGAGTCGATGGATGTCGCTATAGAGGGGACGATCGCGGCGCTCAACCAGTTTAGCAGCGAAGGACTTACTGCTACTAAAGTTCTAGATGTAATGACAGTATTGTCGAATAAGTTTGCTGTTGAATCACAAGATATTGCCCAGGGTGTTGCTCGTGGCGGTGCTGCTTTTGCGGCCATTGGCGGTTCTTACGAAGAATTTGCCGCTATATTTACGACAATTAGACACGTTACCAGAGAAGGAGCGGAATCAATTGGTACGTTCCTGAAGACGATTTCTGCTAGATTGGCCGACCCAAAGATAGTAGAGTTTTTGGCAGGGAAGGGGATTAGGATAGGAGAAGCGATTCAGGCAGGTGATCCGGTTTCCGCTTTCAAACAAATCGCCGCAGGGCTTGCAAACATAACCGGAGTGCAAGAAAAGATGGAAATAGCCAACAAGCTTGGCGGGCAACGACAAGTTAGCCGTCTGCTTGCATTGGTAAACAACACCAAGTTACTGGATGAGACACTGCGGGCAGCCGCTTCGTCAAGCGGAGAGTTCGATAAGGTTGCTCAAGAGGGATTGAAGAGTCTGTACGCTCAATTGAGTATTCTAGGAGCAGAGTTCGGCAGGTTGGTTCAAGAATTAGCGCAACCATTTTTCATTCCACTAATCAAACATGCGACAGAAGCTGGTCATGCGTTTGTAACGATACTGGACGCAATCAGGCCAGTACTTCCAGTAATGGCTACATTAGTCGGTTATGCTGGTTTATTCAAGATTCTAGCATTGAGCATATCTGGGGTTGGTGCTGCAATTGGCGGATTATCGAAGGTAAGTTTTGGTATACTCCCGTCATTCCAGGCAGCTATAGGTAGCGGTGGTGTTGCAGGCGCTACGGCAAAAACTGGTTTAACCCAGGCCGCTGGCGCATCTGGTGCAACCACAGCAGTAGCTGCAGGAGCCGGTGCTAAGCTCGCCCAAGGAGCTAAAACACTGGCAACATCTCAATTGGGGCAACTAGCTGTTGTTGCCGGTATCATTACGGCAGCATCTTCTTTATCCGAATCATTCGCCGAGACAGGAAGATCGTCGGGTCTTCTAGCTTCCGAGTTCGTTAAAGCGGTTGGAACTATGTTGCTTGTCACGTCTTTGCTGACAGGCCAAAGTGTTACTGGTGCGATAGGGGGGCTTGTCGCGGCGCTAGGTCCAGTTGGCGCAGCGGCAACAGCCGCCGTAGTGGCTCTCGGCGCGCTGACATATGCCTCTGTTCAGGCAGTCGATTCAGATGTCCAGGGTATAATCAAGGCAGTCACCAAGAAAGTATCCGAAGCATCAATTGAACCGATAGAGACAACGGGTGATCTGGAGAAAACGGCTGGTCAGCTAGGTCGCGATACTTTGTCTGGAATCACAGAAACGGCAAAAAGATACGAAGACGGCTTAAGTGGATTTTTCGCTTCTAGCTATGAACGGGTAGCAAACCTTTTTAAAGGCGAAGGATTGGTCACAATAAGCGATACGCAAGCGACTCAGATCATCGACGATATAGTTGGGGCTAATCCTCAATTGCTGAATAATATTCTTCGAAAAGCCATAGAAGAATTCGGTAGCGCTAACATCGAAAGCTCGTTGGACGAAGTCTTCATGAAAGAGTCGGGTGCTAGCGCCGAAGCTGCGGCGGCATTGAGACAGGCTATGATTAAACAACTCGGCGGCCTGGAAAAGGTGTCGCAATCGTTTGCTAATATCAAAATAGATAAGCAGTCGCTCCAATTAACTAAAGCTATAGAAAAAGTAGCAAAAAGTTTTGAAGAATTCTATACACCAGCCGAGCTGAGCAGTCAACTTGGCTTACTGAGCGAAGCAGTTGGTAGAGCAGCAAAATCGATAGAAATGAATGTGACCTTGTTTGATCAATTGAGCCAAAATGTTGGCAGGAGCGTAGGAATTGTTAAGCCAGAAGGAGAATTTACTACCAAAGCTGTTGAGCAAATATTCAGAGAAGGGAAAACTGGTGATCTAATAGATTTGAGCCAATTCAGCGAGCTAGAAGGTTTTACGACCGATATGGCCAGTGTTGGCAAAGCCCTACAAACTTTCATGCAATCGATTATCGCAAGCAAAGCGCAGGCTGATTCACTCAGATCTAGGATTGTTGATCAGAAAGTAGATCCATTCGATATCATTAACGAGTATATAGATCAGTTTATCAGCGAATATCCACAACAACTACCTCCAGACGCCGTGGACGCATTCAGGACGGCAGCACAAAATCTTGGAGGACAACTGAATGTGATGCTATCAGAACAGGCTGGCGTTTTACCCACAGCAGAAGAGGTCCAGCACGCCTTTGAATCCGTATTGGGGAAACAACAACCGTTCTACGAAGCCGCCGTGAATGTTTTTAAAACGTGGCTTGATGCACAGGTTCAGCAACTTAACCTTTCCCTGTCTGGCGAAGAGTTGCTTGGCAATGTTGATGTTGGTACTACGCAATTAAAAGACACACTTGTTCATAGTCTCGGACAAGCATTGGATCTATCCGGCATCCAGCATCAATTGCCGGTAGATTACGCTAGCAGTACGGGAGAAGTCACCAGCGCCCTGATCAATATCGCCGACGGCAGCGATCTGGTTGGCCGTACGATGGATAAATACAAAGACAGTTATGCAAGATATGCCGAGCTTGTTCGTAGTGTATCAGAAGCACAGCAGACCGGGGAAGGGGTCACGATAGAGCTATTCCAGGCATATAAGCGGGCAGCTGTTGAGGTGGTAAATTTGCAAATAGCTCTAACCCAACTAGAAAAAGCCGCTCAGCAAGCTCCGCAAGCATTAACTGAATTATTAGAGAAACGGAAGTTGGCTCAAGAAACTGGCGAGACATTTTTTACTCCATGGCAGATACCAACAGAACCAGTAGGTCTTCAGAAATTTGTTGCGAACCTAGATCAGAGCAGTAAGGAGATGTCTGAATACATCCAGCGGCAAAGACAATTTATCGAAGCTGGTGCAGCAATAGAGGTTGCTCAGGTATATAAGGAACCGGCTGATATTTTTGCGGAAGCCCTAAGAAAAAGTGCTGATGCTGTACACATATTTACCGAAGCTCTAACTGTCGAGCATCTGTTAGCTGGCGCAAAGGTGTTAAGTGGTAGTGGGACCAGGGTCGAATCACAACTCCCAGTCGAGAAATCGCCACAGACACAACAACTCGAAACTGAACACTTGCAATCGGCTCTATTCGGGGCTAGTATGGACAAAGTTATTGCGGCCTTATCGTCTGCTGCTAATCAACTTGCGATAGAGAAAGCGGGGCAGGCTGATGCGTCGCTTACCGGCGATAGCGCCGCACTTATGGCGATAGCTGATCGTTTTCGTAATTTTGATGGATCAGGGTCAGAGCTAGCCAAACAGATTCAGGACAGCGGTCTAGATTCCACAGAGATTGTTAATCAAGCGTTGGAACGGTTGAAGCTACAATCTACTGAATTAGGTGCGAAGGAAGTAGAAAATATAGGTATACTACAACGGACCGTAACAGATCTCCGCGAAAGTCTCGAAACGTTAATAGCAAGACCAGAAGTTGCGGATAAGCCAGAATTGATATCCGATCAGTTATCGCCTGCTTTAAAACAATACTTACAAAATCTGTCATCGATTCCAACCGAACAAGTTTTACCATCTCCTACTCCTGTATATCAGCCGTTGGATGACGAAGTGGTTTCGGCATCTCAAATACAGCAGGCTGCAATAGAAACAGCAACCGCAGCATCGCTAACATCATCGTCGGCTGACAGAATATTAACGGCATCAACTGACATTCAGAGTGGTGGTTCTGATGTTTTAGCAGCCAGTCAAAGATTAGCAGAAGCCGCATACCAGATGCAAACCGTTATAGACGTACAAAGACAAGTTGCGCCCGAATTGCAGGAAACAAGTAATGTAGTTTCCGGAGGTGAAGGCGTTAGAGAAGCTGTTACCGAAACAACAATTGCGGTAAATAGCCTTGGCGACAGAATGGATGCCGTTGCTCGTGCTGTCGAGACCCAAACGGCTACTTTGGCAGTTCAAGCACCACCAATAGTTCCCGAAATTCCTGGCTTATCCGAAAATACTGCCATTATCGCTGAAAATACAACTGTGTCCAGTCAATCACAAACTGCAATGCTTGGATTGAACGACGGGATGACTCGGATAGCAGGAGCTCTTGAAGAAGGTCTCGGAATAGATCTCGAAACGATTAGCACGATCAAAGTCGATGTTCAAGGAGTTGGGGCAGCAGCTAAAGAATTTACTGCCGAGTTCGAAAGCATAGCGACAAGAATTGCCAAAGCGCAAATCAATGAAGTTTTGCAGAAATTGGCAAGAGCATCTAGTAATTCGGAGCTTGCCAATACGTTTGAAAGCACTGTGTCATAGGTGATTGTATGATTACCAGATATTACGTACAGACATACAGTCAGTTCGTATATAACTCCTCGCACGGAGACCAGACATGGGCTAAGTATCACATCTGTGCTATCAATCATATTCCGCCATGCGCTGTAGCAGAAATAGCAATTATAAATACAGATAACCTTCACGAACTATCTGGCGGTGTTAGAGCTGTTGATAGTACGATAGATAGACGCATTACGATAGTCAAAGCTACAGACGGGGAAACATGTTATACGACGCATGTCCAAGTCGACAGTGATGGCGATATAGAGTATTATGCAGACAGAAATGGATATGTTCAGTACAGAGTACTTGGCTATTGGGTTGGTTGCGAATATAAGGAAGCCTTGACCACATTTGGTGCTGGCGCTTCCGAAGATAAATGGTTCGATACGGCATTGCCCGTGGCGGTTCCGGCTAGTGCGATTGCGGACGTCACCATGACCGCCGAGCACATAGATACATACCATAAACTAGATATTCTAGCGATTACAGAAAGCGAAAGAACAGCGAGGGGAATAGGCGTAGCGGTTGGTGGTGGCGGGATGTGTCTATCTCGCATGATAGGCACTACTGGAGCCGCTCCTTCTGGAAAAGTATATTTTGAAACTGGCGTAAGCGGTACGGCATACCTGCTTGGTTATTTTGAGAAAGATGACGCTCCTGGGCAACTTACACATTGTAACTTAACCGGAGTCGTTCCGTCCACCGATGGGCAGTGGCAATCGAAAACTATTGTTGGACTTCCATCCGATTGCGTCGCCGGATTCTTGCTAGCACAAACGTCTGACGATAACCAAACGATAGGAGTAAGACAGACTGGTACCCTAGACAATCGAGTTATTGATCTAGAACGGGCACCGAATAAAGGTGATGGTCCGACCTGGGCTAGTATGCACGTACCGGTGGTCGACGGTTACTATCAGGCATACGCAGGCGATGTAAGCGATGTCCCATATTTTATAGCTACACACTATTGGGATGACTTCCTGCAATCCGCGAGTGGCATACATGTTGGTTTTCTTGACTGCATTGTTACCGGAAAGCCGGAAAAGGTCTTTTATCAAGAAACTATAGTACCCGCTTCATATGCTTCAGAATTGACTGTTCCGACTGGTTCATGGAATACGACGAATTGGTCTTCGTATTTTGAACAATATCTACTGAACGAGGGCGTCGTTCTAGACATTCTCATCCGTAATCAATACGCAACAGGATCTTTGGTCGGCGGCTTAAGAGAAAACGGATCGTCGCTAGAAAGATCGTTTCGAATACACGAGAGTGCGAATACTACAAACGATTTTGAATTTGTTTCCTTGCACGTACCGCTTGACACAGAAGGCAAGTTGGGGACATACAGTAATCACAGCACCCTGATGGGTTTCAACATTCTCGGGTACTGGGTTGGTGCAAAGTACACATGCCTGATGGATACCTTTAAGGCTGGAGAAAGCAGCGGATGGACTCGCAAGGCGCTGGATACATATGGGGTTCCGCCAGGCAAGATTGCGGAAATAGTTATAGCACACTCTGGCCAATCTCTGCCGTGCTCTGGTGGAGTACGCGCCGAAGGGTCGTCGATCTCACGATTAATCGACATAGGATCCTTAATACATAACTATGGTGCGACTTTTGAAGGTGCTACTTATAACACCATGCAGGTTCGCACTAGCAACGACGACGCCGCCATCGAGGTCTATACCGGCGATGACTACTGGATGGACTTTATTGTCGTTGGTTACTGGGATAGCCCACCAGGCAACTATACAGAACTCAATCAAGTAATAACGCCTCCTACTGGGACATCCGCATTCAATGATACGAGCTTAGCATCTACGAGTATTCCGGCATCGGATGCTACAGCCGAAATGATTGTTGCGAGTACATACCCTAGCGATTATAATCAGTTAGGTGTTCGTGCGTCTGGCAGCGCGGTCTCTAGATATCAACGATGCGGAGAAACAAACCCAGGTGGTGGGACATATGCCGGAACGTGCGGATTCCGAACACATGTCAATGTTATTAATGAAGGTATCCAAACCTATCATTCAAGAGCCAATACTGGCACATATTTTGCAGCGATAGGGTATTGGGACGACTACAATAGACTTGTCGCTTCGGCTTCCAATAGTGCTGGGTTGTTTATCGCAGGCTATCAGATTGTCGAAGCAAGTGGCAATTTGTATATAGATGGGACTCAAACACCGCATTCTGTATGCTCGCTATTCATAGACGGTATCCCGAACGACCACGATGACTTAGTTTATCTTTTCGTCCACGGTATCGATGAATGTATCGGAGACGCACCGTGCTATACCTCCGGAAGCGGCATTATTCCGCACTCACAACCAGCGGACCTATTCACCCATGGTTATGATAACCTTGCTCTGTCGTGCGACTACGTCACGGTAGGACACCAAAACGTAGTCGGGTCGGGCGATCTGTTTCTGAACGCCGGTGGTGTCTTTTCGAATACACTGTCTCTTGTTTTATGGAGCGCGTTGGACACAGGTCCGAACCTCATAAGAGAATCCGACGCCGTGTTCTACCTACAGGATTATGATGGTAGCGATGCCACGGCAGAATGGGTCAGGGGTATCGGATGGTATGTATCGTCATATTTCACCAATACGCCACTTATAGGAGACTGTTCCGCTACCGGCACTGTCGGTGACGGTACGCTACCCGCATACAACAGTCTTGGCAAAGGATATGCTTCGAATAAATACGGCTCATCGCTCACAGGGACTCAAGTTTACCAACAAAATATTCTTGGGTTAGTCGTAGACGACGAATACCCGTATTCCGAACTGAAGGATTACTCGTTCGCTGGTTCTGGCAGTATAACAGCAGCATTCTGGATGTCCGGATGTAATACTCCGGTTCAGGACGGTACGGGCGTTAAAGCGGAATTTGGATGGTTCTATCGTTCGCAGAGATTTGCCAGTGGAGTCGGAGTCAATGGCTACAGTAGTCCGATACATACTGTCGGTATTGAGATAGGAGACGGAGACGACCTATCTGTCATAACTTCGGTCAGAGATATCCCTTACGATAAAATTGACTCTACTGGTCTATGGTGGGGTGGTACGACACACTATGGAACTCCAACAAGTAGTTCGTGGACCTGGAATCCGGACGTCGACGCGGAATATCATACGTGGATTCAAAAGTGGCCGACACTCAGTGTGAATCGCGATGACGTAGCATTTTTCGTAATTCGTTCAGAATTCGTACCGAGCGGCAACAATATTCCTGATCACATGGATGTGTATTTAAGCGTCAACGGACAACCGTGGACGTTCGTAGGATCAGGTATTACTGGACCACCTGCCAGTTCTGTCTATAGCACTTCTAATCCGTACAACCTCTATTCGGAAAGAGGTGTTGGTGTCCGTTTAACGGCCAATAATGCCGATTCCGGAGTAAATGCCGTTAGTGTCGGCTTCTCAGAAGCTGCTCTATGGACTGATACATCAAAATTTACTAACGACGAATTACAACTCTTATATGACATAGTCGCAGTATATAACCGTCCACTTGAAGAGTATGGTCCAACTGTAACGCCACTTCCGACATACGTTAATCGGACAATTAGTCCATTCGTTTACCCTCCGGTACAATTCGATTCTGATGCTACACCCTGCAATATTACGTCTGGATTGCTGGTAACGCTCGAAGTTGGGATTGGCGGCTACGGCGAAGATGCGTCGGCGTATTTGCTTGAAGAAGTTCCACCTTCTGGATTTTATATATGTGATATTAGTCCGGCTCAAATAACTTATCCAGATCAGGCAGACAGGCCACCGGCTGCGCAACAAATTTTCCACGATCCCCAAAGTGGGGTCATCGAGCCGTACGGATGGGCTAACACATATAATTCAACAATCAGATGGATTAGTCACGACAATCATCCGGAGAAAGACCAACGCAGATCGGCATCGCCGACCAAGACGTATACATATAAGCTATTCCCCATAAGATACCCCAATATCGATTATACTGACGATTTCGTTTTTAGTGGTAGCGGCCTGTTTTTTGGGGGTTCTACTGGTAGTGGAATTTTCAGCATAACTACTACTGGCGACGAATCTGGCACCACGGCTGGTATTGATGGTGGAACCAGCTGCGATGAAGTATCGCTGTTTATTAGCGGACCAACGTCGTCGAATAATCACGCCGACTTATATATCAGAACTTCTGAAATAATTACTACTTCATATATAGGACGCTCATCCAGAACACCTAATATCGTAGATTTTATTTACAAAGCTGATGGTCTTGCTGGACTCGATACATTTGCGGGAATAGAATATGGTCCTGCCTTGTATACAATGGGACCGTTACCTATAGAAGGTTCTTGTCCGTTTGTTACTTGTGGTCCTATCGCTGCGTACTCAATTTTGTTCGTAGCCGGACACGACATCAGTTCTTCGGGATTTCCGCTGTATGTCGGAGCACATGGACTTGCAGAAGACTCGATAGCGCTATATACTATGGCTGGCGTATTTGAGCCACCTCTTGATTTGACGATACTCGGCAAAGATCTAGCAACCGATGCTGCTGATTTGTATACTCATGGTCCAGAACAATGTACCGACTCTGCTCCGTTATATTGTACTGGTATGGATACATGCAGCAGTGGTATTGATCTATATATCAATTCTATTTTCTACGACAATTGGATACTTTATCTAAAAACAGAAGATAATCTCGCTGATGTTAGTTGCGATTTACTAATTAACGGTTTTATCGGCGATCCTGGGATTTCCCAAAATTTCAGCAGCATCGAATTATACATTGATGCGTCTGCCGCAGATTATCCATACAGTGCCGGTGGAACCAAAAACTGGTCACTATTTCTGAAATCATCAGATGATACGCCGGAATTAGTTGGTAACTGGCCGGTTTTCTTAAAGGCTGATACAACTACCGGTTTGGAATGCAACTTGTTTGTTTATGGTCATGGCGTTGGCCAGAATCCCCATGGACGAGAGTTATATTCCGATATCGATCTCGTTTGCAGTGTCAATCCAGATGATCCAACTAGAATAGGATTTACGCCGTATACGACTTCATGGCCATGCCTGCTCCGTGTCGATCAAGGTATTGATAATACTATTTCTCTGGTTATTAGCGGTTATGCGCCTATTGAAGCTTCCGGAGCCAGTAGTTTCTTCATCGAAGGTCTTTTCGGACAGGAAACGTGTGAATCATCATTATTCGTTTGCGGTATAACTGATATGTACGGTAGTGGACTCAACCTTTATATGGATGCGAGCACATTAACGCACAGCACTTACAATAATCTGTACGTGCATGGGTACTAAGGGGATATTATGGCTAACGTATTGTACGACAGTAAGGCAATAATTCCAGCACCGCTTGTAACGGTTGATAAGGTATATCGATCTACTGCTGGTGGCAGCAAATATAGCACCGAATATGCTATTTCGTTAACCGGTACATTACTGCCATTTCGTGGTTCTCCGAGTGGCGTTTTCTCATCCGATAATCCGTCTGCGGCGTTTTGGACGTTGAGCGGAACACCTCCCGATGAATCGTATGGAACAAACGACATAGCTTTTACGAGAATAGAACGGAAGCAAGAAGCTCTGAGATGGCTGTTTAGTACAGATGGTAAAGTTTTGGAATGGTATGGTGGCGCATTAGCGCCATCAAAATGTCGTCCGCGAATTGTGTCAATCAGTTTCATAGATGGACAATGGGTCGATCGTTGTGAATATCGGATAGACCTGGTTGCCGACTCTATGACCGGCGTAGTATCAGATGAAGATGATTTTGCCGCTTCTGGATTACAGGAAATTTCAGACGAATGGCAGTTTAATGAGTTGCGGGGGCATGACGCCAAAGTATATGAGATAAGCCACCTAGTTAGTGCAAAAGGGATCAGGACATTTGATGAGGTTACCGGTAGTGCGACTGAAGCTTATCAGCACGCGAAACAATGGTGCGATGCTAGAATCACTGGTAGACCAGACAGCGATTTTGTGACATATGCTACCGGTTTTACGGCATGGGTAAACGGTGGATATACAAAGAATACGGTGATAGCAGAAGCGGATGGCAGTTATGCAATTACCGAGACGTGGACAATCCGACAGGCCGGGCCTGGGGCGTTGGCAGCGACATATATCGAGCAGTCGTTTACATTAACTAACAATGTAGAGGATAATACTATCGATCTGAGTTATGCCGGTACCATCTACGGATTGTATGATGGAAGGCATATTGGTAATGCGTCTGCTGTCGCTACGGCCAAAGCTGCTGTCCCAGACGACGATACGGCCCGCTTAGCCGTTATAGATGCGATGGGAGCTTTTCTTGGCGACTATGCTGTGCCCATATCTCCGTCACAGAAGAATATTACCGTAAACGAAAAAGACGGGGTAGTAACATTTTCTTACGACTGGAATGCGGGCGATAGTGAAACATATTCTCAGAACAATGAGGCTACTATCTCATATGACAATAACAGTGGTAACTACACCCTGGTATTGAATGTTGATATTACCGGTAAGGGATCTACTTCAGACGAAAGACTTACTAACGCTAGGGCTAGTATACCATCCGATGCAGCGGCCTTATTGCTTGCGCAGTCACTGGTTGGCTCATTAAAACCTGCCGGAATCACGTTCGGATCGTCATATACTGCAAAATCTAGTGCTGTAAACGAAACGAATGGGACTGTACGAGTCTCCTGGACATGGACAGATAGGGATGATAATAATGCCGAAGTGTCTGTCGAAATCAGCTATCCTCAAATAATATCCGCTAAAATTATTGTACCTGGTAGAATAGCAGGACCGATTATTCAGCGAATTAATACTGCTACGGCAAAACAAATAACAGTCTCGTATACTTCGGATGGACATGACACAAGACCGGATGCTGATACGATATCGGACATTATGGACGAAGCCGGAGGTGTTCCGTATGGACCGGCAATTAGTCCATGGTATCCTGGATCGTACATTCTTGAGAGCGACAGAGAAACCTGGAATCCTACTACTGGCAAGTACACAAGGACAAGAACCCACACAGTGACAGAGAGTTAATTTGAATGGCTACTGTAATCTACGATCATGAATGGGGGGCAAGGAGCACTAAGGTTTTTGGTTGCTCCTTTAAGAGTATCACTGCACAGATGGGGTTTAATAGTCAGCCCATCGTCTTCACCGTTACTGTTGTCGAAGAAAATAACCAAGATTTTACACTCGACATGACCGCTATCCGATCTGTGCAACATATCTCCTTCGGGGAACTTGATCTTCTTGGAATAGTTCAGTCGTGGGAGAGAACAACGGTAGACGTCAATGGTACCGGTATTTATACGATTAAGCTAACTGACTGTCGTACCGTACTAGATTCTGCAAATATAACCAACGTTTATGTTAACGATCCGGAATCGGAAGTTGCACTGATAGATGCAAATATTGTTTACGTTGCAACAACGGGAGACGAAGTAGACGAAGATAGCTCCAGCAAAGAAGAAGATTGTGGCGTAATGTTTAGTACGGTGATAGATCGTGTCGAAGCCGCGACGCTAACTTATGGCAGCGAAGTATTCGAAGTCGATATGACGGAGCTAAGAGACCTAACGAATTGGCGTGGCGATGGCATCGAGCAGTATTACATAGAAGGTGAAATCAGATCTCTTGTCTCTATTATTACGGAATTTTGTGGAGCTGTAGGTGCTGAGTGGTGGGTAGAAGCTCATCGCAAAAGTGTTACAGACCAAACAATTGTTATTACAATTAAAGTCATCAGAAGGCTAGACGGTATAGGCAACCCGATTGCGATCGATATGGATGCCTTGGCCGCATTGCACGACAATGAAGTTATTCGACGAGTTGACGGATTCGAAAACAATGATATTACTACTCATAAGGTGATATGGGGCGGCGTCAAGAGAAAGCTCTGTGCTTTTACCGACATATCAATTCATCAATTTTGGGGGCTTGATGTAAACGGACAGCCGCTCGCTCAACCTTCCTACGTCATGCCAAATGATCCACAATATCGGCGTGTTAGTACGACAACTGAGCAACTTACCGACGTTGTAAATGGTGCCATTGCCGATGATATGGATCAGGACCAGTTGGCCGCACTAAAAAGATACGTCGACGATTTTTGGGGAAAAAGATTTTATATTTCGCTTGACAAGAATACCCTGTCCGATTCGTCGCTCAGTATGCCAACATATCCGGAAATAATTCCAGCAGCCTGGTGGGAGGGCGATACGCCTCCGCACGGAGCCCAGCAATTCGACCCCGATGTGTTGATGAAAATGACAACAGAAGATGGGCGGTGGGGGCCTTTCGTCTCTTTGCCAAGTATTTTCGTTACTGGCTCAGGGACAGAAGAATCTCCAATTAAGCCTCACTATATCACATGGGCGCCACTGTCGGCCAATTCCACAAATACGATATGGAGAGAAGGCGAAGCATATATGAGGTGCGTGCTGGAACAGTACGGCCGGTATGTCGTCATTGTGCTTCCAGTACCTTTGACGAGGTATTATATCGATCCCGACACCGGAGTGATAGACTCAGATACTTTGGTCCGACATGAATCGTTATCAATGGCGTGGATACCATTAATGGATAGAGGTATTCACTATGGACCATGGTCTAACACGTCTCTTGTCAAGAGCCGAGTGCCATCTCCCGGACGATCTGAGGTGATCGTAGACAAAGATTTGGTTCCATGGATATTCGGTGATAGAAATATGTTTCATAGTACTGCTATGGACATGTTGACAGATCTGGCTGGCAAAAAGATAGACACCTTACCAGCAATGCCTGTTATCAATACTGGACAGTTGGAAGTCGTCGGTACCCCAAAAGTAAACATCGGACAGGCCGTAGGGCTAGGCGGTAGTATAACCGAAGTTTTTGTGAGATTCGACGATAATGGCGTTACTACGCGATATGGGATGAATTTGTATACACGTGAGTTAGGTGAATTTAAGAGAAAAAGACAGCAGGAAAGAGAGACAGATCAGGCCGAGGCAGAGAAAGAACCAGACGACGAATTTCCAGAAGTGAAAGATGATTTGCAAGCTCCACCGTCTCCCGAAGCTGCACCAGAGCAGGAAGATTTGCAGGGACCCACCGATATACTCTGGGATGTCACCATGGATAAGCCAGAAGGGGGTATGGGGGTTATTCAGGCGGTCGAAGGCGGTGGACCGTATTATACAGTAAGAAGATTGAACTATAGAGACATCGACGCCGCTGGTAGTGTCACAGATCCTTTGCTTTTAAGAGCGTTTGTTCCGGAATGGACACATGTTCGTAATCTGGCAGAACCGTTTAATAGTCCAGGTTGGTTGCCTATTGGTACTAGGGTTACTGTGAGTATCTATTCGGAAGGACCGTTGGGTCCGTTCGTTGAATACATCGAACAAACACCTCCAACTTTTGCTCCACCATTACCATAGAGGGGTTTATGGCAATACTACAAGGTTTCGGCGATTCAAATATGCTACTTCTTGCCGTTCACGGCTATCATCCATTTACACCAGAAATAGGTGCTATATGTGGTGGATATCAAGGAATATTGTATCCGACTCCAACTACTATGGCGTCATGCGGTGGGACATACATCGATCCGAGATTATACGTCTCACCGTTTCCGTCGCCATATATTCCGGCAAGCACAAGAGATCTTTATCCAGGTTTAGGCGTAGGCAACCCCGGTGTTAACTATTATAATCCCGGACACCTATTGGGCTTACTTGATACCATACATAGAATGTCTTACGGTCTGAGGGTATGCAAAGCCATTTATGATGGATCAAACGTAGAGAATACTTTAGACAGAAGTATTTCCTGCGACGTACCGTTTAAATCGCAAGATGGAACGGTATATGTCGATCCGATCGCTTTCACAGAGAATCCGACAAAATATATCAGTCACTTCACAGCACTAGGTAATCAATACTTATTGAAAGATCCAAGGAGTATTCAGTGCGCAATAGAAGGCGATGGCGGCTATATCGTTTCGCATTGGGATAAAAGTGTATACGACTTAGAAACCTCTCCATTCTATCATGATTCCACCCAAGCATATGAAGTAGGTAGTATAATTCCGATCACGTTTATAGGTCTTTTTGATCAGATTTACACTTACAGCTATTTTGGTATTCCAGAATTTATTCAGTCTCTAATGTCACAGATGTATGAATATGCTGGCAGTTTTGTGTCCCAGCATGATCATCAATTGTTATCGGCATCAATACTTGCATCATCTTTCCCTGTCTCGCAGGACGAATGGTCGTCGTGGCAGGCGGAAAATGCACCTTTCCCAATGCGTCCTCCGCAGCCGTTCGACGAATGGGGGGCATCTATTCATCCGATAAGTACGCCGTGGCCGGAATCGGATCATCTACAACCAATTATACCAGACAAGGTGTCTATCAATAGTGTCGGACTTATTATGTCCGAAGACGAGGAAGAGGAACCTGTCTATTACGATGTTCCCGGTGTTATAAGAACAAACTTTACCCGTTTGACGCCATTAGCAGCTCTCAAACTATTGACTGGATCTCCGGAATTTCACGCGTTCGATTCTACAAGGAACGTATACGAATATAGATCAATACCTGAGTTAAATGCTATTACCAACATTTTGCCAGCGCGCGCTGTCGGTATGAGGTATATGGTTCGTCTGCATCGCGACTCATTATGGGATAATCCGTGGGAAGGCTTCAACGATACGCCGACAGGACAGGTGCCAAAAGTTGCTGGTACTGTCCCGCAAATTTATTATCCTTCGGACAACATGCCGACTATGTTCTGCATCACCGATGTGTGTTTCAATATCACAGTAGCCACAGCGACGACTATTAGAATACAGGCAACTGGAACGCTTGACCGGGCTGATCGTCTGGATCCGATCAATATACCTGGTTGGGAGTTACCAGAAGGTCAGGAACCTCAGCCAAATGACGGGAAACAATTATGGACATACGATTTTATAGGCCGTCAATCGTGTCTACTTGTATCTGCTACCAATGAGTTTACGTGGGATAGAGCATGGCACGGACTACCATCGCATGATAATACTTATTCTAGTATATCTGAAAAAGTTATCTGCGCCGATCCATACCCTGGCGTATCGCCCGATTCACAATTCGGTGATACTATCGACTGGGAAGAATCGACGACGATGTTGCATGAAATTTCAGTCGAATTACAACCAGGCTGTAATAATGTCAGAGCTAGGTTTATTGTCCAGAATCTAAATATGCTGAAAACATTAGTCCTAACCGAGAATATAACTGATGATCAGCCATTATTCTGTGACGATCTGTATAGCTGGGTACGTATCATCCCTCCGTCGCCCGACGAGGGCGACGAAGCAATCTTTGATGAGATAGTACATTATTTCGAATTTACAGATCCGCAAACCCATAGACCCGAAGAAGCGTCGGATGATGACGATGGCGGAACGCCTGAAGAGTAGTGTATAATAATGGGAGAAACATATGGCTTTAGTAGAATTATATGCTGGTGAAAATGTTCTTGTCACCACGGGATCCGGTATCGGATTCTTCGGTGACAATGGATTCGACGATCCTGTATCCATAGGCGAATACAATGGCCATACATTTGTTGTAAATAGCGATGGAACAACTCAGGGGTTCGAGTGTAATAATAATAAATGGGTTTCAGATTCCGGAGTTATTCATGGACAAACTGGAAGTGGAATATTATTATCGAACTTACCGAACGAATTAGCTACAATAAATTTGAGATTTACTCATGGCTCGGCAGCATATTGCCAGCAGGTTAAACTATGGATTTTCGATGGAACATTTACTGGCTCTTTGGCTAACAAAACGATACCGGCTACGGGTATCGCGTTTTTTGCTGCAGAAATCCGCCATCCAAGTAGATTGCAATCCGTCACAAGTACATATAGCGATGCAGTTTGGTCTGACCTTAGTGAAGTCGGTTCGAACTACATAGCATTGGTGAATTCACCAGGACTGAATGGCGTTCGACAGGGTGGATTCGAGCAATTAAGCGAGACCCATGATTGGTATGTAGCCCTTACCTGTTCACCAACTCAACTTGGTGATAAAAGTTTCGGCATGAGTTTTGAGCTCGAATACCTATAACATGAGAATGTACACTCTACATTTCGGTTTCGGTTTAGAACATACCGGCGCTATCGATTCGCAAATCAAGGGGAACTTTCCGTATGCGTATACTGGGTGGAACAACAGTACTGGCAGTATTCCAAATACGACGACAGACAATGCCCAGATAGTTTCACACGATGAAATATATAGTAGATACGGGGTTCTTGGAGGTCACGGCAAATACTGTCTAGAGACCTGGTCACACGATGAACCAACTAACGCATGTAGACTATACACTGGTGGATTTGGCGATACGCTAGCAACACCGCTTGATGTTCGTGCATTTTATCTGAAGTTTGATTTCATGTATACCAACACTCCTGGCGGCAGTGTTGTTGTCGTGCAAAGAACAAAAACCGGTCTTGGAGATGAGGATTCAGAAGATCTTACAATAAGTCTTGTTAACGGATATTTAGAAGTTATCGGTAGCTGGCATGTGCAACAGCCCGAAACTGGTTACCTGCCTACGGCATGGATGCCGAATAGCGACAATAGACTCGGCAATATTTACCTTGCCCCAAACAAGTGGCACGAAATACAGATCTTTGTCCACGCCTGTCAGGGGTGGGATATCAGCGAAATAGGCACATCGCTAGTCCCCAAATTCGTCGATTCATTTGTTCCGTTTTTCGAAGCTTATGAAAGCAATCCTGGCACTTGTCCATCTATCCGCGACGCAGAAAGCGAGAACTACAACAGGCCCCTGCAAATGGATCAGTGGCCTGCCAATGGTCATCCTAAATTCCCTAACACCATGTTGCCAGGAAATGATCAGAGTATTTGGCCACCTGTCAATTTTGGAAGCGGCCAGTATTTCTACGGTGCTAATCTTGGTATGGTATATGTGTGGGTTAACGGGGAACTGGACATCCAGCATACTACGAATATAGTTAACGAACAAAGTACTTTCACATCACAACAAAGCGTTTTCCTAGGCTATTCCGTAGTAGATTCCGATCCGGACGATGCGTCTACTGGTAGATTTTTCTACAACAACATCATAATGAACGATATCCGAGAACCCAGTGGATCATATCCATCAAAGATCTTTGATCCGGTCTTCTCAAATGATCCCAGTCTAGTATGGGACCCGCGATATAAACTACAGTTCACGGCCATGCAAATGGATCCGAATTTCTGGGAAGCAGAAACCGATAGAAAACACGATACATGGTTTCCTCAATACCCATTGGGGGCGCTGGTTCCTAGCGGTGATCCGTATTTCGTAGAAGCACCCCCTAGATATGGCGCGCCAACCGATAGCATGATTCCGCACGGTACTAAGTTGACTGTCGTGCATATAGACTGGAATGGCGAATCACAAGATTATACGACAGCTACCGGCAATCGTACTATCTATCCAGATTATGATGTAGATTATGCTTATCAATGCTTGCAACCTAATGAAAGCAATCCTTTTTCTGTTAATCAAGATGATCCACGTATTTCATCTACCGTAGCTGGCAATCAATCGTTATTTTATTTGAAACGTCCACCGGCAATTTCAGGTAAACAGCCATTAGCTGGCGGATACGGCTTGGGCGGTATAAAAGACTATTTGCCAAACGGCTCACCATTGCAACCGATTTATCGTATCTGGACATGCATACAGGATCACACTATCGGAAGCGTTGAACCGATCGACTGTCAATACCACATAATACGTGTTCCGTCCGGAATTACATATGCCGACTATGTATCTGACAATCAATGTCCAGGGGATAAAAATTTCCGGGCATATCATAACGGATCTGCTACAATAGCAAACGGTTTTTCGATGTGCGATTGGCCATACAACCCAGTAACGGGATTGCCGTGGACATGGGCAGATTTAGACGAAATACAGATAGGCGTTAGTCATGGAACGCACTCCAGCGGCGATACTGCTACATGCTACACAATCTTTTTGGTCGTTGAGCATGGTAGCAATAAAGATGTTTCATCCGGCGAACTCGGCGAAAATCTATTATCATGGTCTGTCGCTGACGATCTTCCGTTCTATATGGGGACAAAAAAGATGTATTACGGGGAACGTGATATAAACATTTGGAATGTTTCCCCATCCCCAACGATTCGCCGAACACACACAAAGACGCAAGACGGACAAGCTATCATTTCTGGTGCTCGATATAGCGGTACCATAGACTTCGAATACAAGATAAGATATATAAACGGCGAAGTTATTCCTGGTGACGAGTACCGCAAGTTCGATGAATACTTTCCAGTCGTTTGGGTATACACAATTGATTCTATAGAGCCAGAAACGCCTATAAGATACCCAATGCGGAACGAAATCATAGAAGACTGTGATGGTAATTATTATACGTTCCTCGGATATCCTGTGCTACAGTGGAATACGAAAAAATTTCCTACGGATGGAAACCTATCGCCGTTGGATAGATATCCGTATGTTGTCTATGACTATACGACTTTGTATGTTATTCCCCTACATCTGTATAATCAGTCGACACATAGTTCGGTAGAAGGAATGCAGGCCGCTGCTCTCTCTAATATTATAAAGCCCAGTGTTAGCGGCGTTAATGGAACTACGTGGATAATAAATGCCCCACAGAGAGTGTTCGATTTCGAATTAGATCCAGATAGCTGCTTCCATCCTTTCAGTCCATCTTCGGTGATGAACTATGCTGTCACGCACCCCGACGACACTCTCGATTACTCTTTCCCCGAATCCTATGATGACCACGACTATTATTTTCAGGCACCCAACCTCCCATCTGGGTCGGTATGGCAAGACATAGACCTGATAGATGCAGGTATATCTACGTCCGCTATAGATAGTGGATTAATTAATGCCTATATCGGCTTATACCAGACTACTACAGAAAAAACGATTAACGACACCGGAGAGGGCAAATTCGAATTTTATTCAGATGTTTTGCTGTCTGGATATACGTTTGGACCAGATGGAACCGCTGGTTGGCATCTAAATAGCACTACCGTTCGAGTTCCTTCTGGCACACGGTCGATACGATTTACGTTCACAGCTCTCAGAAATACAGAAAGTGATATTTCTCCTGGAGGGAATCTTGGAGGAACATCAAACATGGCTTGTTTCGACGGAGCGTTCTGCGTTCTAGGTTCGTCCGACGGTAATGACATTCACCCTGCAGATATTGACTCTAATAATATTATCAGTTCGGAAGAATTGGCTAACTACATTATCTCGTGGCAAAACGGCACTTTACCTTCCGGCATTTCTAAAGCTTATCTTACAAAAGCCGAGGAAATATGGCTGCGACATAATGCTTCTGGTTATATAAGCGACGGAATACATGAAGCCCCGCAGAATTGGCTTGGATCCGACGATAACTAACGGCTGGTGTATAATAAACCGGTTGAACCTTTGAAAGGGGGTGTAAATATGGCAGCAACAATTGCTTTTTATGGTGGCGAGGGTGGTGGTACGTATAACTCTATTGGTTCGTCTGGCGTCGGCTTTTTCGGAACATCTTTCGGAACATCAGTGCAAGTTGGCGAATATCAGGATAGCACTTTTGTTTGTAGTTCCAACGGAACACTAGAGGGACCATCGCTAACTAACTGTAAGTTTGACACAGTAGCTAGCGGAGTGATCATCAACGGCGATACAGCGATCGATCCGTCTGGCGTACCAATCGAGTCCGGAACACTCAATATCAGATTTACTTTTGATAGTGCCGTCAAGACACAAAACTGCGAACTTCGTATCTACGATAGATCAGATATTACCGCTGGGGCGGTAGGCGTGTTAACGCAAGTAGTACAAATTTGCAATGGCGGCTCTGGTGTTAGCTCGACTGGTACAGCAGTAGCACCGGCGAGTCATCCCGGATGGATCACGCCATCAGGCGACGGTGTCGTGGTAAATCTGTTAAGCAGTCCAGGTAGCGGTGGATTGTCACCGAACGGGGTTGATACAGAAGACACCAGACACGATTGGTATGTCGGTATTTCGGCTAGTCCTACGAGCATCGGCTCAAAAACATCATTCGGTATGTATTGTCAATTAGAATATCTATAAGACATAGCATGATGGACACACTAGAATGAAGCATTGATTCAGCCAACGATCATAGCTTCATTCTTTTTTTTATAGAAACAGCTTATGTGGAAAAAGGCGATAGGGTTAGACGGCGAGTTGTACGATTCGGAATCTGAATCAAGAGTTGCAGATTGGCTTATGGGTAATGGTATAGTATATGAAGCCCATAAGAAGCTGCCTAAACCGAGTCGCGGATTCTGTGATTTTTATCTTCCTCAGTTTGATCTATGGATAGAGTACGACGGCTTGATGGAAGTTCGTACGGACCTAAAACTGGTTAAAAAGGAAGAGTTCTATCGGAAGCGTAGAATGAATTTTCTAATCATCACCAGAAACGATTGGGAAACAGCAATTCTTGATAAGATAGATGGAGGATGATGGAATGGTAAAGAAAATAGCCCCGTGGCAAAGCGCTATCGGTTTGTTACTAGGTGTAGTTGGAGGTGTAGCAGGTACTGCGTTTTCTATGGGTGGCGAGTTTCAGCACACCAAAGATGCCATTTTAGACCTTCAACTCAAACAGCAAGAGATCAGAGACCTTAACCAGTCGATCTCCGATCTCGTTGATGCAATTAGCGATTTGCGAACCGATGTTCGAGTCTTGCAGGCTCTCGTAGAAAGAATTGAGGATAAGTCTCCTACCAGTCAAGAATAGCTTCGATGCTTTTTCTCAAAGCTGTTCCCAAGACAATGACCTCTGCCTCTGTCAGAGTATGCGAAACGGTCTTAACGGCATCGGTTACGGCGTTCTTGACACTAAGAGCAATATAGTACAGTCTCGTCCCATGCTCTTCATCTGTCATGCACGAGAACTTTAGAACTGCGTTACCAGATTTGCTCGAATGGAATAGCCCCTTGTGCTTGGAGCCATCCTTTTCCAATGGGCCTATCCCCGACGAATAACCACTAATCACCGTTAATATCTCTCCGATATCTGTCGTATCAAGTTTAAATTTGATTTTTTTATCCCAATCAAATCTGGCAATATCATCCTGTGAGGTAGTTTGACTAGCCATTTCTAAAAATACACAATCCCGTTTTGATCCGATGCTCCACTGTGATGCCGCTCCGGCCCCATTGTTTTTCGGTTTGTAAAAATCTAGTGCTCGTAAGAATTTTTGTTCTGTCATAGATTAGGCCTTCTTTGCTCTAAGGGTGTTCATAAAATCCAATGCTTGCTGATAGGAAAGCTTTTTCCATTCGACTTCGCCGTTTATCCCTTCGACGTACGGAATCCCGAGTTCTCCCAAAATTGTCTTAGGATCATGCTGTGTTTTTTGCAACATCAAGGTTATCATGGATATCTGCCCTGGTCGGGCCAGTTCCGACGCACAGTTATGTTCTATTTTGACCGACTGGGTATTCGTAAATTCCGATAACTCTTCAGCCGCTACCACTCTGTGTAGATACAGTGCGTTCCTATATACTCTTCCTTTTGCTCGCGTATCCGCAATGGCAGTTATGTAGGTGGTATATCCTTCGCTACAGTTTTCGGGACAAGCATCCGCCAATGCTTCAAATCGTTTCTTTCCGCGAATTGTATCAAACACCGCCCACGCTTTGGCACATGCACGATATCCATTATCGCTACACGGTCCCTGTATCAATTCGCATCCTTCCTCTACTATATCGCCTACTAGCAAGCTAGCAACTCTTCTGAGCCCTTCTACTCTCGGGTTCTGTCCGTCTAATTCTTCGTCGAAAAACCGCCCAAGAACATATTGGGTCCATCCCTGATCTGTCATATTTGGGGTGCTAGATAATGTAGTTTCTTCCACCGATTGCTCCTTTGGTTGACGTACTGGTTTCCCTATCTCGTCTTCGATATCGTTCATTACTTTTCGTGGTTTATGGTCTATTTTGTAGTCTCGTAGCTTTTTTGCTAATTGGGATTTTGACAACATCTTGCCAACGCCATCCCGTAAACTTCTATCAGAATAACCGACCGATAAAAGCATGGAGATTATTTCATTCTTACTTGCCTTATATATTGGGATGTCCGGCATTTGTATCCTCCATCACTATCCGGACCAATTTTTCTAAATCAAAATCTGGCACTATCGTATCATAAACCGATATGTCGAATTCCTGCTCTAGTAGCGATTTGTGATCAGGACACTGAACTAGTGTCTTGACTCGTGGATCAGTAATAGTCGATTTTAACTTCTTGTAATCATTATGGATATTTACATGATCGACACTGAATGCGTAATAGTATAAATTGTGGCAACGTGTACTTAGCCCTATGGTCGTAGTAAATGGACATGTTGTTATCAACGGACTACCATCCCATGACACAAGAAACGATAGATTGAACACGGGACATAATGGCTTTATGCACGGAGGTATGACATGCGGCGTAAATATCACGATATCGATACCGGCATATGTACGACATATATTATTGATATTCGTAATACCGAAATACGCACATTGACTAGCACCAAGATGGTCAAAGATAATACCTATCTTCTGTCGCTTGTCATTTATAGGTACTCCTATCTTTTGCATTTCCTGCATGGCATCCGCCTGTCTCCTTACGGCCAGTCTGTGCTGTTGATTTTTAACCTTTTTCATTTTTTACTTTTCTACCGCGAGCTAATTTCTGGACTAGTAGCATTTCGCAATGTTCCTCTATGTTGTCCACGGCTGGCTTAATTGTATGCAGCGATGATGGAACATGGTAGATCAGACCTATGTCAGCAATCCGTAATAGTAGATCGTAGTCATGCATAGACCATAACTGATCGTTAAATCCATACTTCATTATGCCAAAAACTTGCGGTCGCAAAAGATAATTTCCATCATAACAATAACTGTTCATCAATTTCGCTGCATCGAACGATGGACGAAAAATTCTCTCGATTCTACCATCGGGATGTACACGATCGCAGTCGCTGACGACGCATGCCACTGTTGGATATTGCTGCATAACCTCAACAGAACTTTTAATCTTATCTGGACCATAATAAGCTGTCGGATCCATAAATCCAAATACAGTGACGTCTTTCCAATATGTTTGGATGGCTGTGTTGATAGTATTTCCTGTCGCGCTAAATCGCTTTTTGAATATGATCACCTTTGTGTCGTTAATGACACCACTAGCTTTTGGCGGCAGACCGGTGCTTCCGTCAATTGTTACTGGTTTAGCTCCGATAATACCACAGAGTATGTCATATGTTCCATCGCTGCTATCGTTATCTCCGACGACAACAACGTCTGCAGGTCTAGCCCCAATTGTCGTTGATCGTACGGCCCTTTCAATTGTAGCCTCGTTATTGTGCGATGGGATTACTATTGAGATATTTTCTTTATCTGGATTCATATAGTGGCCGTGATAGTTCTACTTCCATTTCTGTCTCAACAGATCTTAGTCTCTGCGTAAAAGTCATACTGGATGCTCCAGACATAATTGTGCTGTACCCGCGTGATAGGAAAATTCCATCGCTAAGCACATCTGTTTCTGAAAAATACCAATGAATCGATCGATGGTCTTTGCGTATTGTCTGTTTTGCTACAAACAAGTCGGGTATATCTTTACCGGCATCGACTACCAAAAAGAATGGCGATTTTACGAATTGTCTATTGATGCGATAAATAGTATCTTCTATTTCAATAGGAGATTCTTTCTCCGTACTCATGTCGACGATCACCTGCTTACAACCAGATCTGATAAAGTTGAGAGCTGTATTCAGCCGATTATGAGACCCGGTGACATCAGCGATAATAGTATGAGAAACTATGTCGCCGTACCTATTGCTACCGATAGTCTTCGACAGATCATCTAATCGATGTCTATCGTCGTCGAACACAACAATGGCATCTATTTTTAAAGAAGTTTCTTGATCGAGTTTGTTTTTCCAACCAGAGACATATCTCTTTAGCCAAGCTATGCTTCGCATGTATCTACAACATCCAAGCGATACTGATTTGCCATCTAATAGGGTTGTATCGTATCCAAAACCGCACACATTGTTCTCGCTGACAAAGAAACAGCAGCGACTACATTGGGTTACTAGCATCGACACCCCCGTACAGCCATAACGGTAAATGTAATCCCGTCGTAGCTCTTAGACTCAATAACTAAACCGGCCTGTACGAGACATTTCTCTAATTCGGACCTACTGATTGCCGCCTTATAAGTACGGTCATACCCGAGAATAGAGTTAAGCTCACGTAGAGTGATCTGACCATTCGAGTAATGCATCGCCGCTACGTCGATGTCATATATGTTTACTATTAATGCTCCTCCGCTGCTGATTAGTTTGTTGCTCCAATTGCGTATCGCATCTGGTAAATCTTGGATCGGAATAGAATGTAAACTGTATCCTGCGTTAATGAGTTCGACAGAATTGTCATCGGCAATCCAATCCAAACACAAAACCTGTCCCTGTCTGTAGTCGTATCCATCGGCAGATACCGCTATCGGCTCTTTACCGATATTTGTAAAATTATGCATCGCCTGATTGTCATAGCAGAAATTGAGTCTCATAATATCTCCTTACTGGATTATACGTTTATGGAGACCACTTTTTGCGGGAATTATTCCATAACGGTATTAAAAACAGCATTCCACTTATTTATAAATTGCGATTCGTTGAATAATTCAAGTATTGTTCGTCGACCAGCTTCGCCTATCTGCTTGCCGAGTACTGGGTCGGAAATAAGCAACGACAACTTTTCCCTCAAAACTCCTGGGTCGTTTGATACAAAACCATTTACGCCATCGCGGATGAATTCTGGCATCATGGTAGTTGCTGTAGTGACTATCGGACATCCAACTGACATTGCTTCAAGTAGCGAAAATGGGCACGACGACCAAAGTGTGCTATTAAAATATACCGAAGCTTGCCGATATAAGTCCCGAAGATGATCGCGGTTCTTAGCCATAACAGAAACGCCTGGGGAATCGCCCCAGATGTTAACTGGCAAATCACGTGTAACCTCTTGGAACAACGAATAGCCACAAACTGAATCGCGTCGTTTAAAATCCCATACGGCTGTCATAATCTTGCCGTCGCCGCCGCTCCATCCTTGCCAATACTCGGTATCCATGCCGTGTCTAATAATAGAAATATTGTCGCCGTCGGAATCCCTACCCCATGCTTCGGCGCTAAAATTACTTACAAATACATTGTGGTCGCATCGCTGATTCCCAATATCCTTGACCGTCTCCCACGACCAATTGCCGACTGGGGGGATCCATGGCAGACTGTGATGCAACACGATCAGCGGTATATTCATTTGACAAGCCACTTGGTTAAGTACTGGATAGTGATCTAAACATTTTTGAGATAGTACAAGGTCAAAAGTTATATCGCAGTTCAATTGACGTTTTAGATCTTCCCCGCCGAGAAGATGAATATTCGACGGCACATCTCTTTCTTGGACATTCCATTGTGGCCAACTCTTGTTCGTGACAAAGTAAAACTCGTGACCAGTTTTGGCCATGGTGGTGCTGTATCCCTCATGTGCTAGTCCAGTCAAGATGTTCAGCGGCTTTGTTTTATCTCTGTTTATTCTGCGAAGTATTCCAGACAGTATTGTAGCCATAGATAGTTCCCTTATCCTAGGAGCAATGATTCTGCGATTTTGCCAACGCTTCGATAGTCAAAACTAGTCGCCCGATTTTTCGCCGCTTCTTGTTTGCTAGACAACGATTTATCCTGCCACAAGCGATACGCTTCTTGCATACATTCGGCAGCATATGTAACGCATGGATCAAACCAGTCCTCTGACCCAGTATACAAGTCAGGGAAGCTCTCCGTCTGCCCGAAGCATGGAGATAGCTGTCCAGGTACCAGCCACCCACTATCAACCGTCCCTGGGTGTCTAAAGCATCTTTGGTCGGGCATCCAATAGTCACAAGCCTGCGGATATACGATTTCCGGATAAGAACCATGATTGCTGACAATCACCGGATTCCCAAAACCCATAGCATCATGCATTGGGATACCCCACGCCTCGGTATGGCTCAAAGAAATAAAAATATCGCACGACACATGGAGTTGATCTATTTGTTCGTCATGCAAACGTTCGGTAATGCACATAATCGGCGGATATTGAGATTTGTCGCGGTAAATGTGCGTAGATTCCTTAATGTCTTCGACAATTCCTCTTATGGCGGAGCTGCTCTGCTGCGGCGTTTTACCTGGCATGCTCGTTTTTATAATTAAGACTACGTCGTCTCTGGCGGAGAACGCACGGTAAAATGCCCGGATTGATGCTATAATATTTTTTCTACGAGTCATTTCGCCAATCGTATAGAATATGCATCTTTTCCCAGACTTGTCTATCCTGGCCGGAAGTGGTTTGTGTTTAAACCTTAAAGGATCGCACGCGCACGGTAGTATTCGTATTGGCGATGTTACGCCACTATCTATGCATGCGTACTTATTTTGGATGGTCGGTACCCATATTTCGTCCATAAGATTGCAGCAGAATGGCCAAATAGATCTTTTGAAGTGGCTTGTCTCCCAGTCAAATAGACCTATATTCTTCACCCCATGCTTGTACTCGAACATGTGCGGTAATACGTGTTGAATAACGACGTCGACCTTGTCTAGACTTTTATTTTCTAGCGATAACAGTTCCGGAATCACCGCGTCATTTCGTGATGATGCCAGATTAACATATTTTGCGACGACGTCTAGAGAGCTGGTACTTATTGCCCTTATGTTGTTTATTGCCTGCTTGGCGTAACCGGTACCGTCTCGATATACACCGATATAACCTATCTTCATTTCTGAACTCCTAGAGCCAAATGCCGTTTATGCTGCAATTTTTATTGTTGGGAGATGCGATTGCAATCCGTTGCGATTCCGCATGATTAAAAGTTGAAACTATGTCCAGAAAACGCTGTATTAGCGCATTGCGGTCGAATGGTACTCTTCTATCACCAGAAACTACAAGGCCGGTATTCAACGCCTCAAGCAAGTCATTCGCAAAACATGTATTAAGCATATCTGGTTTTCGCAAAACATTAGAAATAGCCCAGTTCACAAATTCCGAGTTACTCATATTTTGTTTCGGCACTTTCAAGTCAGGAGTAATTATTCTTGGCGTTTGGCTAAGCCAAGTTTCGCTAATATCGTTCACTTCTGTATTTTTTAGAACATTGCGCCATATTTCCGCCGTCCTGTCGAAACTATATCTTGGCATCATTTTGCCGTACGTTGCGACAGGTTCTATGGCATATTGTCTAGTCTTTATAGCTCGTTCTGTACGGACTGATTCTGACAATCGCACGAATTTATCTATAATGTCTGCGAATTTTTCGTTATCTGGTAGCGCTCTTTTCTGTTCCGTTTCCACTACTGATTCTCGGAAAAATCTACCTACAGGGATTGGAATACTCGTCGGACACCGCAAATGGTCTTGCATGGCCGAATAGTCCACAGCCGCAACTGGCACGCCGCATGCTGTTGCGTCCCCCATTGGAAGGCCATAACCCTCACAGTTGTGCTTTAATCCTTCAAGTGTCACGTAATGATGGTCATCTTCAACGTCTATATTGACGACTTCTCCGCTATATTCACTTTTCTCGCATGACTTTACTTTTATTAAAACGAATCCATCTCTATATAATGTTTCGTGGTTACTTTTTTTCCCATCTGTCCTAATTTCGAAACGATATGTAGGAATTCTTCCACTGGCTTCTCTATGCTGAACATTGCAACAATAATACCAACCGAGTCGTTCGAGTATAGGGCATAACGTTTTGGCTATATGCACAGAAGTTGTACAAAAAACATTCAGCCATTCACACCTCTTGCTCCAGTGACCATCTCCAGCCATTAAGCCGCGCACTAATTGTTCTTGCAAGTTTCTTGGCCACAGATGACAGCCCGGTGGCAATTGTTTTGTTCTATCCTCGTGATAACACATTTTCCTAAATACATTGCGCAATTTTGTATCACAAATATTGGTGACAACAGCACATCTTCCTTTTACGTTTTGTTGATGCGCGTTTTTGTCCAATCTTTCAGCGATCCTTTTCGAGATGTCAAGAACGTTGGATTGTGCTGATACATGAGACGTAATCGTGCATTGCCCACATGTTTCATTGGCATGACCATCTGCTGTGAACAATCCTATATAGTAGGCCATGTCCTCATCTAGAAACGGCAAATTATAGTTGCGTACGATTTCCTCTTCTGAAATTTTACTGACTAGCAAATCTCCAGGCTGCAACTCTTCTGTCTGCTTATAGATAAAATTCAATTTTGGACGCGGCTTACCCAGTTTGTTGAACTCTCTGTCCTCATTTACGATGCTCTCTAAACCTCGTGACGACTTCGTCTGGTCTACTACCATCCATGGATGATTCCATGTGGCCGTAACTGACCAAGGTCTTCCCTTGACTTTAACGTCGTAACATGCGTCAGATGGATTTTTCATTGTCTTATAGACACGATGCAATTTGCCATCGCTACCAATGACCTGATCATCTATTTTAATATTTCCAATAGTTTCCCATCCATTCGATGTCATAATGGGAGTTTCCGGGTGTAAGCAAACGGAATATTGGACGTATAGATCAAACGCTTTCATGATCTCCGCCAGTACTTCTCTGCTTACTCCATGAGACGCATTTGGCGGATGCGCTGTGTATTGCTTGCATTTTGTACATATAGCCGTCGAACCAGAAAAGAATGCCGGATAAGCAGTGTGGCAATTACTGCATAAATAAGTCATTACGACTCTATTGCCGACATTGAATTCACGAATAGCTTTTCCTATATCGTAACCAACGTCTGGATAACTGGTGTGCAGATACAAAAATGTTCTTTTCGTAAGATCTGTGCGTCCTTTGGCGTTTGCTTTATTCTGCCAGATAGAAAAGGCTTCGATGAGGTCGTAGTACTTTTTGCGCGCTTGGTTGCGTTGGACCGTTCCAATAATAATAGCATCAGGATCTATCCCAAGCTTCGCCTTATGGACACGCTTATCGTCCGGGGGCTTAAAAACATCCAAATCAGCACCAGGAGACGCGATATCTATTAATTTAGTTCCATGCCTTCCTGTCTTTTTGAGCAAATCCATTCCATAGTGCGAATATGTCAAAATACCGTCGCATCGCTTGTAGTAATCTAACCATAAATCACGCTGCGGTTCTCCATCTATCGTTGCCATCCACAGAAACTTGAATAGGTCGCGATATGGTGAATCTAGGATGAAGGAATCCATCCAGAAGTCCCGGAGGGCGCAGATTATTTGCGGGCGCCATTCCAGGCATACTTCCTCAAATATTCCCGCACCGAATTCGTTGATCTTTATAGACGAATATTTATTCATTGCGTCTTTATCGTTACGATCTGGTATGACCGGATAAAATTTCCACGGAACCCGACTATTTCTCGGATCGCCTTTGTAGGCGTAGGAGCCAAGTTCTGCGATCTCCAAATCTTTATCCTGATATAGCCGTTTTAAGACTTCGTTCCAATACACGCCGAATCCGGTAGCCAGATAAGAAGCTTCGCCAACGAACAATATTCTTCTTTTTGTCATACAAACAATTCCTAGAAAGGCATATCGTCCATGTTTTGGCTATCCGCCATGCTAACAGTACCCGTAACGGTTGCTTTCTGAGTTTTTACTTCTGAACCGGCCTTGGTGCGTTCGCAAACGTTTAGATCAGATACTGCCAAGTAGAGCATAGTCATCTTCTGCCCGTCCTTCGATTCATAGCTGTCTTGTTTTACGTACCCCTTAATATAAACTAATGTTCCCTTCTTCAAAGCTACTTTTGTCGCTCGCTCACCCCATAGCTCGCAGCGAATAAAAACGGGGTCTTCCTTCCATTCGCCATCTCTGGTCTTGTAATTACGGTTAAAAGCTGCTTTGAATCGTAACACAGATGAATCACCAACTGTCTTCAGCTCTGGATCAACTACTACAGAACCAATACCATACACTGCTAATTCTGACATACTTTGCTCCTTAAATTAACTTTGTCATATCGTCTATAAGAAAACTACCGTTTTTCTTTGATCCGTAGAATAGACAAATGTGTCCCACCTTACAGAGTCCTTTCAGTCTATCGAAATTATCGGGGAAAACGACTGCATGATCTATGGAATACGATGAATCACTGATTGTCAAAAAACACATGCTTTGTCCCGGAGTTTTCCCGCGTTTCGTCTTGGTCAATTTGACTTCATCAATTATCGCACATACTATTATACTTGGACCGTTCAATTCTTTTGCAACATCTATACAATTATGTGTCGCATCAGATGTATCGATATCGTCAACCGCAGACGCAGTCAGCGATATTCCCAAAAAATGTTTTTCGGCCGCCGCGATACCAGTTTTAGTATCTTTTGTCGTAGTTGCTAATTGTTGCACCTTTTCTGCGATTATATTCCGTCTTGCGTCATTTGCGCATGGAGATTTGGCGATATCGTCTACGTATCCGTTATGTTTAAGCAGTTGAATAATATCCGTTTTCGGTCTTTTCAATGCGTCCATAATCCATCCGTCTATCTCGGTCTCGGTCGTATACACGAATAAGCTCGCATCAATATCTACAATAGATTTTTGATCGACAATCATTTGATGGAGAAACTTTTCCGCTACGGCACGAACATCTGCGATTTTCATAGCACTCAAAGACTTGGTTCTCTGAACAGGCAATGCCATCTGTGACAAAATTTCGGCAACTGTTGCTTGGCGGTTTTGCGTCATGGCTGCGAAAAAATATACCTTTTCCTTTTCTGTCAAGCCCTTGACTGGTTTTTTATCGCCATTCTCGTCGATCGCATCAGATGTTCCCAGAACCGCCTCTAGTTCTTGTACCATGCGATTTCGCTCCAAGCCGTAGTGATCGCACGCACCGGCTTTTATCAGCGCAACACCAACATTGCGATGCAAATCCGGAACAGCTGCTAAAAATTCGGGCCAAGAATTTAGCGAGTTTTCTGATATAATTTTTTGGATAGCTGTTTCTCCTACCCCCCTAATACTTCCAAGTCCAAAACGGATGGTGTTCGAGTCAGGAACAATCTCAAATTGGACATTTTTCTGTCGGATGTCGGGAGGTAGAATGTTTATATCGAAGAGTCTTGCATCCTGCACGAGTCTGTAGACCTCTTCTTTGGGATCCATTTTATAATTCGAGTATGTTAGATATGAAGCAAAAAACTCTAACGGGAAATGGCATTTCAACCATGCTGTTTTGTAAGCCAAAACTGCATAAGCTACGGCGTGCGAGTTGCATGTAACAATATTGCTGCCGGTAACAAAATTATGGTTCGGACCATCCATTGTGACGTCAAATGTCTCTTCTATTTTGTCCAATTCTATGGATCTAATCTTGGATAACTGATGAGGATATCCCTTTTCTCCTCGCTTGACTCTTCCTAATCCGTAATCGTGTTTCTTGTGGCATGAGGCACAGAGTTTTTCATATTCTCCGCACAAATATAGGCTATCGCCAATACGAAGCTGCTCTAAAGTTTTCTCGCCATTCGGGGTAGGGAATTTATGCTGCAATGTTATACGAATCGAACTCCCGTTTTCAAGCGTAACTTTATATAATTGTTGCGTTCCTGCTAGTTGTATGTCTCGGATTATATTTGGCCGGAGACGACCATCTGAACATAGAGATAGTCCATGCCCGTAATGTCCCAATCCGTTCCACTTTTTTCGCAGTGATTCATGACCGTACTTTTTAGCATATTCGAGATTATTTCTAATATGATATAAGTGCGATACGGTTTTTTGACAACGTTGACCGGCAGATCTTTTCAGTATAGTGTCTCCGGAAACGCATTTATTGAATAAATACCTTTGACATTTTTCGATCCAGCCGAAAATTTCTTCTGCAATAGCTGGTTCTATTCCCTTCTTTTGACATCCAAGAGCAAATTTGCTTTTGAGTGATGCCATAAGCTTAACATCTTTTTTACCAAGACTTTTCCGGAGTGTATCACTTTCCTCTAGCGAAAAACCGGCCAAGTCATTAGCTATTCTTAATACTTGCTCCTGGTAAAGCATGCTTGCATAAGTTGGTTCTAAGATCGGTTTTAAGGCGTGATGTATGTATTCCGCCTTTTTCGCACCAAATTTGACACCAACATAGTTTTCGCTAGCCCCAGATTCAAGAGCTCCTGGTCTCATCATGCTAATCAAAGCGGCGAGATCGTCTATAGTGTTCGGCTTTACCCGTTTAGCCCAATCCTGTCCTAATTTTTTCTCCAACTGAAAAACGCCAAGTGTGCTACCGGCCGATATCAGTTTCCATGTAGCTGGACAGTTTAGGTCGACATTATCAATGTGAAAATGTCCCGGATCTACAACGCATTGACAGTCTTGGAATGCTATTGTCATGCTAGATTATACCTTCCCGGTAATGCCATTTTTCTATAATTCTATGCCGCATCTATGAAACTGAAGCAAGATATCGTTCCACATATTATCGGTCATCGAATTATCCGGTTGCAATCGGTAATAATCTTGATACAGCGCATACCCATTCATTGCTATTTCTCTGGTTCTGGCGATATCGCTCAATGCAAGGTCGCAGACTACCAGTAAGTCCGATAAATCTGATTTCACTTCATAGTAGTCGATTCCTGGGGTCATTCTATTTAGCCATTTGCAGTTGTTTAAATCGCAAGACATGACACATGACCCGACTCCGAGCGATTCAAAATGTCGATAGCTTAAAGGACTGTTGCCAGGTAAACAAAGAGAGATAAGCGAAGTGTTAAGATTGTTGAGATAGATAGGACGAGGCCTTGATGATATAACGATGTCGGAAATACCGTTCCTTATCGCGCCCGGTTCTTGGCCAGTAATACCTCCACGGAAAGCAGGATGATTTTTTAGTGTCCGACATGCCAGGATCCTGGTATTTTTTTCTACATCAAGGTGACCAGTCGGTAAACCGTAAAACGAAATAACCGGTTTTTTCATGTATGTCGATGTTGGAGCTGGAATTCCACCGATTAAAAACGGTTGAACAGTTATTCGTTTGTTTGTTATGCGACTGTCATATATACTGTCGTCGCAAGACCACTGGACCTTTAAGAATGCCGATGCTTTTTCTATCAATTCGTCGGGGATTGAAACGTCGTTCGTCGTAAGGCGAAATAAATTCCAGTCACCAAGCGATGACAACGCTATTTTGCCGCCAAAATTACAAACCGAATCCATCACGTCCGCCGGAACGTCATGAACATGCATAACATCCAATATACACAAATCGGCTTCGGACAGACTGTTGACAATACTATGGCCATGTCTGATTAGCGTCGGTTCGAGAATAGCCATGCGTAGACGTGCCGAAGGATGAAATGTAAATGTTTTAATCTTCATTTTGATATATTTTCCTTACGGCTTCAAAATTTCTACCGGTAGTAGGGAAAGCTTTAGACAATTCCTTGAAAGATTTCGTATCGATACATGCCAAGAATTCGTACTTATGATACATAAATCCTGGAATTGCTCGAAGTTGTTTTATAGCATTCTGATTGACCGCTATCGGAATATGAATTCCGTGATGCGCCGAAGTTACAATAGATGACCAATATGTCGATGACAGATCTGCTGGTGGTTCACCAAGTGGCGAATCGGCAATTATTCTGTATAGTATATGTTCGTTCGATAGCTTTATCGTGTGTAACTTTTCTCGATATTCGTTTATGATTGAGAGAACGGCGGCAAACCATCTTTTAGGTCTGATAACATGCATCCCGCTCATCCTAGGCTTAAGGTTTGTATTAGACTTCCTAACGTAATTACTGTATGGCAATCCCGTTTTATCGCAATGCCGAAGATGCTGCTCCATAAAAGAGGGTGATTCTCGACATATCGCAAGATCGACATCGCCGATAGCAACACAATCATAATCTTCTAGGAATGATTCGTAGTATAGCCACCTCAAAATTTTAATCGCATTACCGTCAACCGACCTATGCTTACCAAATGCATATTCGCGTATTTCGCAATTATTAGTTCCGACGGAATCGAGGTTCTTTTTGATGTGTTCGCATATATTACTGTCTAACAGTACAATTTTTTTTGCCTGCGGATAAGCTCTGTTCAGAAAAAGAATATACCACGGGATATAGTGTTGATAAGCTAGATTCGCTACGGTCAAAAAACACATTCGTTCTTCATTGCACGAAGTCATGATACTGCTTTCCTGAAAATTTGAGATATAAGTAGCGGCGACGTCATTAATTCGTTTTCGCTCATTGTTAGTATCGGACTTTTCTCCTGCTTGAACATTTGATGGTATAACATTATCCCGTAAAATCCCGGCCAAAGTCTTTCTAGAGACTCCGACGTACCGAACCTATGAGCCTCCCACGATGGAATAGGCATAGTCAGTCTGCTGTCCAAATGATGATATTTTCTACCCTTAACCGCCTGCCTGATCGCAGCAGGACCGAGAGACCCCCATGGAAATATGTGTCCTGGCGGATAAAGGTCTATCATATGTTCGACATACGATATGGCGCTCCTGATTATTTGGTTACCAGGAGTTGACACTAGAAACCCGCATTCTGGTTCACCGTATTTCAACCCAAGACTTGCCGTGGCGACAACTTCAATTCCGTCATACAACAATTCTGTCATCGGTTCAAGATTTTCGACACAAATGAAATCCGAATCTAACCAGATACCACCGAATTCACTAAGTAGCTTGTATCGTAAATAATTCGACTTGTTATTGATCTGTGCGATGGCAAAAAATTTATTATCGATCTGTGGTAAGAAGTCTCTAACATTCTCTGTTGTCACGATATTAATCTGCAAGTTTTTGGAACAGTGCCGACGAATCGTTTCATGGCATAATCGTATGTATGTCGGAGTAGTTTGCCCAGGGTAATTGTCCCAGTACATCCAAATATTTTTCATTTGTCTTCTCTCGGCGCCATTAATGGTGGTTTCTCGATCAAACCGTATTTAGTCGTCAACAGTTGCCTATCCCTCTGGAGCCGGACTCCCCAGCGATGCTCTTTGTACAATTTGCCAGATTCCTGCCTATGGAGAATATCGACTTCTGGTATCATTGTAATTTTAAGCTTGCCTAATAATCTCAAAAAAAGTACAAGATGATCCCAAACCAAAAAATCGTCGTCCCACCCTCCGGCATCGGCAAACTGTTTGGTTCTTGCCATAAAACATTGCGGCACATAGTCATAAAGCTGATACCCCGATGAACTACCGTTCGATCCAGGCCATCGATAAAGCGATTTATCTACTATGCGAATAAGCATCCCCGGCCTTTTCTGTCCGTCGTCGACATTTGAACCGACTAAATCGATATCCGTCGTCTCAAGAATATCATACCGTTTCCGCAACGAAGTTTTCTCGGTGAAAATAAAATCATCATCTAGGGTCATGAAATATTTCGTTTTTACTCTAGCGACTGCGAAATTTCTACCTTTTGAATTGCCGGATGCAAACGGCATGGTACATATTTCTATGTTCTCGTCCTGCAATGTAGCAGGAGTTTTACTGTCATCGGCTATAATAATCTTTATTAGTGGATAGTACCGTCTAATGCTCGTAACTAATCGTTTGAGGCATTCCGGTCTTTCGAATGTCTTAATGATGATCGTAACGTCAGTATTTACGGACATCTCATCTTCCATGTTTTTGTGGTTTGATCAAAGTAACTATTCCTGGCAATCTTTTGATTAGTCGTATTGGTATCATTCGATTCCGATTTTTGATGATACTGATGTTTTACAACCGTTTCGACTATCGCCACACTGCATCCGTACGCAATCATTCGTTCCTTTAGATCGGCGTCCTCGAATCCCCATCCCGCAGTTAGCAGTGGATTGTACCCACCGATAGCCTCAAAGTCTTTTCTCCAGAACATCTGGTAAAACCCGCATCTGTGATTCTTGATGACAGGACTTAGTTTCCCGTCCGATCCGTATGCTGCAATCCATGGCTGAACGTAGATCTTCTTTCTCTGTTGGAAATACTTCATAGATTCTTCTACGATATCAGTAGGCCAAAGTATGTCGCATTCCGTAGAAATAAGTATGGGAGATGCCGCCGTTCCTAAAGATAATTGTCTCCCCTGAGATCTAGTTATCTGATCCTTCCGTCGCCATTTCAGCTGGCACTGAATCCCGCTGATTTTCTCGAACTCGATAACGACATCTTGAATCTCTGTCAAATTATCGCTGCAGTCAGCAATGATAACTTCGTCCGGCGCAACTGTTTGCGAAGCTATTGTGCGGAGACTTGCTCTTAAATGTTCTGGCCTATTGCAACTAATTACGCCGACGGTCACCGACATCATCTATCTTCTCCTCAAGTAATTTTTTAATCTTACTAAGTAGCACATTAAGACGTGTGGCTAGGATAGGTGGACATAACATTCTTTCTTTGCCTATGAAATAATTGACATCTTCCTTAATGGAGGTCAATAACTCAGTTTCTTCTACCGACAAATCGATTGGCATTGTTATGCAGTTACTCTCGTCATGCTTAATAAGTAATTTGACAAACTGTAAAAATGCTTTGAGTATTGCTTTTGCTCGTAACGACGTCCTACCACCATTGTATATAAAAGGTATTTCTGCAAAACCCAATGATCTACAATAGTATTTAAACTCTGTTTGATAAAAATGCCCTGTTGAAACAAAGTCGTCGAATGGCATTAACTGTGCTACTTGCAATCTGTACCCCTGGAATCCAGATGTGCAGTCGGTGAATTTCATACCAAGGATATTCCTAGACATAATAGTCCCTAGTCCGCTGATCAATTTTCGATACCAGCTAGCCCGTGAGTCGCCTCCGGCCTTGGCCATTCTAGTGCCAAAAACTACTGGATATTCATCTAACAATCTAAGAATCTTTGGGACTAAACGCACTGGATGTCCGACGTCGACTTCGATAATCTTATCTGCCACTAGTTCTATCGCTCGTCGATTACCAGCAACATATGCTCCTGCAACTCCCCTTTTTCGCCCAGTGTTGCACACGCAATCGATCGACGTGTCTTGGTTTTGTATCTCTAGTAAATAATCCCGACATAATCGGTTTGTCGACTCGTCAACAACAACTATCCATCGACAATCACCAATGGTTCTGACATCTTGGTACATAGCGACCAAATCTTCTACCTTTTCATTACCAACTGGTGTAATTATTGCTGTCGCCATTTGCTTGTCTTCTCCGTGTAAGTATCACCTTTCCTGTAGACTACAGTATCGATGGAGTGTGACGCGTCGCAGCATTTCACACACGGTTCTATTGTTCTAGCCATAGCCGCTTTGCGAATATTATTGCGCATTGTGCCGTTTTGAATATGCTCCAATGTTGTGTCTACTGCGGAACCAATGACCAGTTTCATGCCATTATCAAGAAAACACGGACTAACTAATCCATCCCAGCTTACGACTAGATAATTATCGTTCCACATTTTGCACGACGAGCAAGTAGTCATTGCGTCTTTCGGCATAACTCCGCCGTACGTGAGGATCCGTTTGAGCAGAATATCATCGGATTTCCCCAATAGAGGCAACCACTGTTTAACGAATGGTTCTACATAGTCTACTGTATAACTACTAACCACAAATTCATGTCTAGTCCTAGGATGTTTAACTGTGAACCATCGTCGGACCTTGTCAACTAAAATATCAAAAAAACTTGACACATGGATATTACCATCAAGATCTAAGCAGTATTTCCCGCCCCTAACCTCGTCGTACGATTGCTGAGATATCGCATTGATACTGATACATACCTTAGCCGGTTCGACATCGATCAGGGCTTTCATAACCTTATCTGTCATGCATAGGAAATTGGAAAATATGACAATCTTTTTGCCTTTTGGTCGTTTTTTAACGTACTCCATACAGTCAACGAACTTCGGATGCAACAACTGTTCTCCAAAAAATGAGAAATTAATCGTATCGGTCATCGTCCATGCTTGATCAACGACTCTTCGGAATAAATCGAAGTCCATGAACCCCTTTGGTCTAGACAGTCCTATTGACTGTGGGCACGATTTGCAGGAAGAGCAGCAGTTGTTCGTTAGCTCTATGAATACGGTATTGATCATATTACGACACTATTTGTCCATTTTCGATGATGACTTGGCACTCTTCGCTTTTGGACACTCGCTCGATCCAGATCTGTGCATCGTGCTTTTCGGCCATCTCAGCGATTAAGCCTAGACTCTTTTTATCGAGCAACGACCCTTCTCTGACCAGCAGGATTCGTAGGTTCGGATTCATCGCTAATCCTATGCCGACAGATACTTTTAGTTGTTCTGCTGTCGAACATTCTTCGAAGTCGACGCCATTAAAAGTCACGCCGTTTTCGGTAAATCCCAAGCCAGAAACGGGAAATTCTGCGTTCTTTAGCACACTTTCTTTGTCGGAAGTGATTTGCTCTAGTCGGTCTGTCAATTCTTGCGATTTCGTTCGCATAGCGGTCAGCTTTTGGGATAGATAGTCGTACTGCTTATTTTCGCGAATTTTCTTATTGGTTTCCTCGGCCGTACTGATTTGTTGCCACAAGGAAGTTATGTCGACTGGCTTTGTCGCCGCTATGGCTATCTTAAGTTCTTCTATCTTGGTTTTTGTTTCTGAAACTTTCTGCAGTAATGATGCCAGTTCTGTTTCCAGTGAACCGAGCCGTCTGGTCTTGTTTTCAAGCTCCGTATTGATGGCCATACCGCTGGAATATTGCGATGTCAATTCACTGACGGACACTTCGCTTGCCGGAACGTTATGTCTTGTCAAGCCGTCGATCTTGGCTCGCAGATCTTTGCCTTCTCGGTTCACCGCAGTTCTTTCTTCGAACAACTTTTTGTATTCTGCATCCTGCGATGTAAAGTCTATGTTCATTAATCTTTTGAGAATTCCAACTCTATCCTGAGGTTTTGTGTGCAGAAACTGCATTGGATCGAAGGTGAGCGTTGTGAACAGCTTATTTAATACCGCTTGTGGGCTGCTAAATGTTGAGCCGTCCTTATTTTTTACAACAAGTCGCGTCCCCTTGGTAGTAAATGTTCTGGTGACTTCTAAGTCTCCCAAATCGACAACGATCTTTGCCTTTTCTTGACCGTCTCTAATAGTCTTTTCTGGAATAGAGGCCTCGCCGCCAAGTGCATATTCGATGGCGTCTAGTACCGAACTTTTGCCCTGCGCGTTATCGCCTCCGACGCAAACCGTTGCTCCGTCAGGAGTTATCTCGATTGCCTTCAAAATCTTGATGTTCTCAGCGATTAGCTTTACAATTTTCATTTTATTCCCTTTTCGATACCACTCTTATCGTTTTCTGCACAGTAAAGTTATTCGTTTTCCCGCGTCGTAGTTATCATTAGCTGCCATATCTAATGGTACTGGCTTAGTCGCTCGAATTTCCTCAACGTCGAACGATTTATTCTCAAAATATCTAATCAATACCTGCTTGGTCGGGTGCGACGCCGTTGCGGGTTTTCCGTTGGTATGGATTCCGTCAAACCCCCAATTTCCTCTTTCTATGAACGGTTTCGTCTTCGGATCGTTATCCGGACTCACTCTTGTGTCTACAAGGACAGTATCGTCTGTTACTTCAAGTATACGATCTAGCAAAGTGCAATGATCTACTATGTGATACAATATTCCGGCACACAAACAAAAATCGAATTTTCCGTGACTTCTTATTTTACTCCATGTATCGTTACTGTTGATATCGCCCTGCAGAAACTGCCAGTTACATTTTGGCGACTGTTCGCTCCATAGCATATTGCCCTGGTCGATGAACAACGGTCTTCCTTCAACGCCGAGGTAACGGGTTGCCCCCTGTTTCGCATATTCCAGCCCCCAGTAGCCGCAATTCGATGCAATATCCAGCACACTTTTGCTCTTAAAATCGTATCTTTCGACAATCTGTTGTACTAAAATATCTCTTTTATATTCAGCGTCGGCCACAAGTTGTGCTTCGGTGTGGGGGGAGCCAACGCCCGGAACCACTCGTGTTCCAGCGATCTCTACATCGTAAAACCATGGATCGAGCATATTTTAACCTTTCGAGTTTATAAGTGACATAGCGTGCCAGATTTTGTCGAGTGCGACAACACCAAGGACGTCAAATTTCACTCCACCCATAGCCTCAGCGTCTGCCATCTCAACACCGATAACGCGATTCTTATGCGACGAATCATGGACCAAGGGAAATAAATCCTTGATCGGCTGTTTGGAGATAACAACTCCAGCCGGATGTCGTGATTGTGACTTTTTTGTACCTTCAATCCGCATTGCTTGATCAAACAACGGCTTATACCATTCGTACGCTTTTCTTACGGTGTCTACATTATCGCATGCCCATCGCAAAATCCCATACTCATTATCGTCTTCCCTCATTACCTCTAATTCGTCTGAAATTGCAGCTTCGTCGGGAATTTCGGCCGTTATTGTGTTGCACAGATCGAATGCTGTTGTACTTATATCGTCAGGATTTTTGCCTTCCTTCAGCGATTTGACCTTCATGAGCTGTTTTACTGTATCGGACTGGATTCGAAACACTTCTTTTAGCGCCGCCTTCCCCTGTAATCTACCAAAGCTGATCATTTGCGATACATAATCGGATCCCCATTTATCGATGAGATACGCAATTACCGTATCTCTGATTTCGACAGAAACGTCGAGGTCGATATCTGGCAAACTGATGTGTCCCGGATTGGTAACAACATTTTCATTTTTGACTTGATCAACTATCCCCAACCCAAAAGCTAGGTGTGAATTATCAATATTGACGCCGACAGCTTGCTGTTGTAGCCGGTCTCTAATATAAAACCACATGGACGGATTATTTTGGTCTACCCATTCCGTTTCGGCTTTCATTTTTTCGGTAAAGGCTACGCCATTCTTAATTCTTTGGGCCATAAATTCCGAAACTTGTTTTCTGGCGATCTTGTAGTCTTGTCCACGGATGTTTTCATGACTATCTGCCAGCCATTTTAGGTACGACATCTGGTCGCTAACATTAAAATGTGGCTTAATATTTCGACTAACATTGTAAAATCGCTCGAAATATAGATCATACTGGATCGGATCGATGCCGGTGATGTTGAGCAAATAATTGATTAGAGATCCTGCTCCGGATCCGCGCCCAACGCCCCTGGCGGCTTGTAAACTATCGACGTATTTGCATATATCCCATACGATCAGAAAATAATCTGCTAGACCGGCGTCCCGCACGACCGATAACTCTTTGTTCAATCTATCCCAATAAGTTTTTTTGCTGTCGTCGGTCAGATGGCCAAGTTTTTTCTTAGCTCCGGCAACACATAACGTCTTCAAATAGTCGTCTGATGTCGTTCCCTTTTTGTCGCCGCTAACGAATACTGGTATATTCGGCGCACGATTCAAGTCTTTTTTATACTTAATGGATTCACTTATCGCGAGAGTGGTCTCCAATTCTGCTGCGGTGAATTTTTCCGCCATCTCCTCATACGAAGGGATATAGTAATTATCGGATACAAAAAAGTCCATAATATCTGCACCGGCTTCGAGTTTTCTCTGCTGGTCCGCCATCGTTGTGTGCAGCTGCGAACACAGTAGCACTCGTTGGTCTTCCGCTTGTTCCTTCCTGCAGTAATGACTATCTATTGTAGCGACTGTTGGGACATCCAACTCCTTCCCCAATGTTCTTAAACATTCAACTGTTATTGTCTGCGATGACATTCCTTCGTCTTGCAGTTCGAGAAAATAGTTGTTTTTACCGAATACGTCTTGATATTTAAGAATAATCTCCTTGCCCTTTTCCTTCCAGTCATTGCGCAGTTCACGGCGAATCTCGGATAGATTTTCTCCGTGTCCACCGATATTAACAGCATGTTTAAAATCCGTAAACAAGGAGCTTGGCAATTCGCCAGCGATGCAAGCCGATAAGGCGATCAGATTGCCTCTGGATGCAAATGGCTTAATTCCATTGAGATCGATACGGGGTTTTCTATAGAAATAATCCGGTCTATTCGTTTCGGATACTAACTGCATGAGGTCTTCGATACCGTCATCGTTTTTGGCTAAAATGATAAGATGATGTCTTTTATTATTAGAGGTATCCTTTATCAGTGGATCTTGCTCGCAGACATAGGCCTCGATCCCACAGATAGGCTTAATTTTTTTCTTTTTAGCAGCGTTGAAGAAAGCTTTCATTCCGGAGATGGTTCCGTGATCGGTGAGTGCTATTCCAGGGAGCCCTAGCTCTATACAGCGATCTATCATATCCTTGGGAGAAGAGAGTCCGTCTAGAAGCGAGTGAAAACTGTGTGCGTGAAGAGGTATATAAGTCATGAGGCTTCCTTAAACGTAATGCCCTTTTTAATCCTATTGATTGTTTCAAAACTAACGCCAAATCTTTTAGCTATTTCTTTTGATTTTAGACCACCATGAATTAATTTTTTAATAGTATCTATATCGTTACTCGTTAATTTTGTGCTGCCTTTATTTTGGGTTTTTCTAACATTTTTTCTATCTAATTTAATATTTTCGGTTAAGTGTTTCCAGTATTTCTTATTTTTAATACAAGAAATTAGACTATTAGCAACACCGAATTGCTCTGCTATCTCCTCAATGGTATATTGACCTTGTAATAAGCTGGTTATCGTTAACACCTGTTCTTCAGTCAATTTACAATTAGGATTTTTGATACCTATCTGTGAATTTCCGTGCTTAGACATATCTATCATGTTCGATTTGTGCGTATCATATCTTAAATTTTCTACTGAATTATTCTCAGAATCTCCATTGTTATGACACACCTCCATATTAGATGGGCAAGGCCCAACAAAAGTTTGTATCACTAATTGGTGGATATAAAATCTTTTAACTGCTTTATCTTTCCGTAAAGATACAATCAATCTATATTTTTTCCCATTTTTATTTTTACATGGTTTTAATATTTTCTCTCTTTTCTTGGAATAGAGACGACCAAAACAATAACCCGTATAATTAATAGATTTTATTCTTCCCATACTAGAAGCCTGATACAATCCTTCGTATCCCGGAATATCTTTCCATTCTTCAATCATATATCATCTCCTGCCCCAAAATGATTATACATTAGATTGCTGATATTTTTCCAACACAAATTTTTCGCCAGCGGTGCAGAAGTCTGCCCACACATTGGTACACAGATCCCCTTTATTGAATTCGCACATTTTGCATTGCCATGTCCGATTGCGACGTACACAAACCGTTTTCTGCACTGTGGTAAAGAACCCGAGAAGCCTTTCAAGAATGCGACATGTGTCTGTCAGATCAAAATATACGGTTCTCGGCAACTGATCAGTTGTGTAATAAAAAGTTATTATGATATTTTTGTACTCTGGATAGATTAAACATGCGGCCAAAAAATATAGCTGAGCCTGAATTTCGGCAGCTACTCGATCCGAGTCAATAATTTCTTTTGATGATATATCTGCAACTGCGCCGGTCTTCCAGTCGACGATCTCTATAGTGTTTTCGTCGATTTCGTGAACTAGGTCGATAAACCCTCTGACCGTAAGTTGTTGCCCATTGCGATTAGCCCATTCCGGACCGGGCATTTCTATTGAAAACCATTTTTCTATCCCAAGTATCTTAAGCTTCCTGGGATTATAGTCGCTATCCAAAATGCCTTCAAGAGCATTGCGACATTTTTTGTAATCTGCCGCTTCTCCGCGAGATGTAGTTTTACGGATATCAACGTCTGGACTCTCTCGCAAGCATCGGTCCCATGCCCATTCCAACACCCTTTCGGTATCTATCGTTTTCCCTTTAAGGTGGAGCTTTGCTATCATTTCCACGGCCTTATGGACAATCTTCCCTTGCATAGCAGCTTTCCCTGCGGCAATAGATCTCCTTAGGACGTATCTCAGAAAATACGCAAAGTTACACTTATCGAACAGCTTAATGGCAGAAGCACTGCAATTTTCTATTTTCATTCGCTAGATGCCTTCCAGTCAAACAGATCATCCAGATCCGTGCGGCCTGTTTCTTGATAATGAATGATACACATGATATTGAACAAGCAAGCTGCCAGATGATCTTCTTCTTTGTCGCCAAGAATAAATTGCATTATATGTCTCATCAAACTGGCAACACACCTAGACATCGGAATACCCTTTGTCCAATTGTGCTCAGTATACTTTTCCGCCCCCTTGGCATAATGCGTCGCCAAACGCCTCAAGGCTGTTGGTGGAATTAGGTCATATCGAGGTTTTCCTGCTTGAGTGTCTCTTACTGCTCCGGTAGCGAATTCCTTTCGTTCGCCGGAATCCTTAACGATAAACTCTGCCATTGGTAACTCCTTTCATTGTTTGTGTGATTTCTGCTACATTCATTTCCCCTATATCCTTTTTCGAGATGTCTGCTACGAAAATTCTAAAATACGAAGATAGCTGGTCTACGATTGTCGCCGTCCCCTTCCGACCCGCTTCGTCATTATCCAGCGCCAGTATTAGCGTAAGAGCTCCTGCTTGCTGTAGCAGTAATCTTTGTTCTTTCGAGATAGACGTACCCATAATTCCTACTGAATTTCTGAAACCACTCATTTCCAATCGCCAAACATCCACAGCGCCCTCACATATTATTGCTGTTCGGGATTTGTTTATGTGTGACTTTGCGAACCATATGTTATATAATGATTGACCTTTGCGAAAACCCTTCGTATGTTTCCACTTGGCGAATCTGCTAGTAAGAGTAACATTAGTACAATCCACCTTAGTACTGTGATACATACCGCATTTTTCGCATTTGTCGAATATGCTCCGTCCAGACCATCCTAAAATTTTTCTTCCACTAACATCCAGCACCGGGAAAAACGCTCGCTGGTACATCGATTTATTAGGAGTATTGCAGATAGAAACATGATATCTCGCCAAAATGTCCTGAGAGATACCTCTTGCTGGGAAATACGTGCAATCGCGATTGAGATATCCGACAACATCTTTCAGTTCGATAAAACGTTTCGCTATCTCTGGCCTATCTTCTTTCTTCGTCGTGATACGTTTTTGTTCTATACGATCGCATGTTCCACGTAAACACAGCAGATCAGATGTCCAATCAACTGCACGTCTAAAACTAATTGGAGTTCCTCGTGCTGCCATAATGCCTCTGATCAATCCAAAGATACTATTCGATCGACCAGTTATCTGATCCTTTTGACAACCTCTTGTTATGCATTGCCAGTGATTGGTATTCTTAGCCCAAAACATTCCACGCTCATTATCCCCATTATGCACTGGACACTTCATATGAAAATAGTCGATACTTTCAACATAGGAAAGATCGAAGGCGTCGAAAATTTCTTGCACTCGTTCACAAGCTCTATCTTGAACAAATTTGACATTCATCATTTTTGTTTATTATTCCATGCAGACGATAAAACAAATGAAAATGGCTTGCCTTCCCTTAGCTCGCCGTGAGATAATTTATCTATTATGTTGATATATTCGCCTTTTGGCATTCCTGGCCCATATCTAGTATCGGTTACAAAAATCTTTTTGGTGCCGTTGGCTGGCGGATCTTCGTTCAGCTCATTTGATGTCTTATTTTTAAGGATTGAGAAATTGGAACATAGCCATACGATCCGGTCTGAGCCAGACACTACTTCTGATCCCTCTTTTTCTACGCCGTCTCTATTCAATTGTACAGTCGCTAGTATCGGTAGCTTAAATTTAACCGCAAAGTTATGAAGCGCGGTAACTAGAAATCCTAGTGCCTGATATTCCTGCAGATTTCCTTTTAGCCCGCCATCGTCCATCAGCTTAAGATAGTCATAGATAATAACACACGGCTTTGCAGCCCCACTGGCCGTAAACCCAACCGTCTTGGCGACCCAACGTCTCGCAATCGAAACAATGGCCTGTGGACTTAGTCCGGCGACTGACACGTGCTCTATTGTCAGTTTTTCCATTTGTTCTTTAGCGCCGAATACAGCTTTTTCCTCGTGAGTATTGGTTACAAATTTTCCTGTTTCGATTCTGGATAGTTCGACACCGGTCATTAATGCTGTAAGTCTCTGAATCTGCACAGTTCCGGTCAATTCCGTATCAAGATATAATACAGGAATTCCATGCATTGCAACATTTTTTGCCACATTCAAGCAAAACCATGATTTGCCAATTTTCGGCCTCGCGCCAACGACGCTGACTGTCGCCGGTCTGAGGCCGCCTCCGATCGCAATATCCCACAATGGGAATCCAGTCGGTAGACCGACGACGTCTTTGGGTTCCGTCGCTAACTGTGTCATAACACCGAAAAATGCGTGCCCGAGAGACGTCGACCCGCTATTCTGATCATTCAATTTACCTGTTAGCGAAAATATCGGTTCCTCAATGCATTCAATAATCTGATCTACCCCTTCTCCTCCGGTTACCTTCTTCATGTTATCCTGGATGCCAACCGCTGCAAGATATCCTTTACGAGCCAAAGACAATTTGTAAACAACGGCAACTGTAGGCAAAATTGTTTCTGTTGTAGCACCAGGATGCGAGACGAGATCAGTTAGGTACTTGTAATTTTCTCCGTCTTGCAAGAAATCGGTAAACCCAAGTGTTTTTGCAGCAACCTGAATCAACACTAGATCATAGCTCTTCACATCCTCCTGATAGGCAAGATGCGATAGAAGCTTGAAAAGTTTCTTGTGCTTAGTCCAATAAAAATCATCTCCAGTTAGTAACTCCTCTATTTGGAAAAAGCAGTTCGGACCATTGCTAATTATGCATTGGAGTACCGCCTTTTCGAGTTCTACGTCTTGAAGAATTGCATTTGGTTTATTAGCCACGGACGAATCGCCCCTTCTTATCGTTCAAGCAATCCTGACACTTCTGCCCAATGCTACCACTCCGAATAGGAGACAAAAAAGTTTTGTTGCATTCACTGCATTTAACCTCATACGTAGTCGGTTTTGACTGCCTATTTGTCGCAGTTTTTCTCTGCATACTTTTAGCAGCCAATTTTTTATTCTCTTCGATCTCTGCTTGTGTTGGAGTGTTCGTTATTAAGCAGGAATTATCTGACGTGACTAGTTCGTCCGCCTGTTCGGTTGGCTCGACTGTAACATCTATATTGTCGGAAAATGTCGCAACAGTTAGCTCTGACGTGTTGGTATCGTCATCAGGCTCATTCATGATAGCCCAAATTTTCGCTACCTTGGACGGAATTGCATAGGATGAAGTGCTGGGCGATATTGCGCAACCAGTTAATATTTGATACGCTTCGCAAATATCTTGCCAGTTTGCTCTCTCTATGCCATTTTTGATCAATTCTAGCGGTGTCATACATTTTTCCTTATTCTAATGATATTACCCAATGCCTGTATCATCGATTCGATTCTTTTTGTGAGATATTGTATCCTTTCTAGCCGAAGCTCCGCTTTCTTTGTCCATTGGAATAACAATGGACGATCGTTCTGGTCCAGCTTAGGAGACGTGTATGCCGCCCATTTTAGGAACCCCTTACATTCATTTGACTTCATTTCCAGAAACAATGCGTATTGAGATAGGATAAAAGCGTCTTGTCCCAGCTTGATCGTTTCCCTTTCGGCTAGCGCAGTTCTATCCATGGATAGAATTTGCTCGACGCAATCATTTTCTGGTGGCTTACAATTTAAGAGTCCTAATGACTGCATCCATAAATCCAGTTGCTGTCTATACTCGTTGAATTCCTCATGAATATTCATGTCGATACACCTCTATCAATTTTAGATTATTTATCTCGCAAAAATTGCGTTTGCGTTGATCTTTGTCTCGCTGGTCATTAAAGTCTTTTTTGGTCGCGTGGAAAAACTTAATGTGTTTAACATGCTGTTCGCCATGGCATTCTACCACGATACTCAAAGACGGAATGAAAAAATCGAGGAACATTTTGTCGACCGGAATATAAACCTCCTCGAAGATTATGTTGTGCGGATAATGCTGTAGTAAGCTACGACCAACTTCATATTGGAAGCCTGATTTGCAACATTCTACCGATCTCAACCTTTTGCCATGCAGCTTGACATCGATTTCAACACCAGATGCTGATAGCATTTTCATACGGTGATTTGTTTGCCGTTAAACAATGTTGTCGTGCCGACTAACGACTTATAGAATACGCAATTAATACCAGCTTCTTGCAATAGCTCTAACCCACGTTTCGTAGAATCAAGCCACGTAGTATGCTGTTTCGCCATGGTCATAAGAGGCGCATGCCCTACTACTTCTTTGATTCCAGCCTGAATAATCATCCTTGCGCATCTGAAGCAACATAGAAATGGGGCATATAATACCATCTTCCCCCTACCAAGTTTATTGCCATTAACTGCTACATCAATAATAGCAGCTTCTTCGGCGTGTATAATGTACTCGTTCTTGAGGTTCCTGTCCATTACATCGCACGACCTAGACAAAGTACTACAACGACACGGAACGAAGTTGTCTCCAGGCATTTGGTTTATACCTCTACCGATTACCGTGTTTTCGTACTCGTCGACAATAATTGCGCCATTCTTTGTATACGGATCAGGACTACTTCTAGATATCTCGTATGCAGTTGTCAAATAATATTTATCAGCGGATCTGTCGCTCAGAATTGGATCATTCAGACACAGCCAAGTCAGATCAATTGTCATACCGTTTCTCCCCCAAAACTATGTCTCGAACACTGTTCTCCAATACTGCGAGTTTCTCCGGATTTTCCCTCAAGTACGTTGCAATCTTTGTGGCACCCTGAAATTTCATTGGCGAACCGTCATCGCCTGCCAGCAATGGAACAGAATACCATGACCCCGCTCGTTCTATTAGACCAAGATTCTCCGCATTTGTAACGATATCGGTTACATTATCTATTCCCATTCCGTACCGAAGAGGCAATACGCACGGAAGAAATGGTCTCCCCATTGCCGATGATTGAACAGTAACGTATATATCATGACCGTCCGGCGCATTAGTTTCAGGATTCTTTTCCCATTGTTGCGTCCAATTTATTTTCAACCACACAGAACAAGCGTACTGAATTGCCATGCCACCCTTCTCGGTATACTTAGGACCTTTCGGTTCCCGATTTGACATTACCTGAGAAATGAATATCATTATAATATTGTTCTGGTCTGCAATTTGTAATGCTCGGCGGAAGAACGAAGATAGGAGCTTGGCTGGTCCTGCCATATCTTTACCGGCCCCCAAAGCTTCTTCTTGCTCAACGATAGTTGATAGTGCCGCTATACTGTCTATCACCACAACAGCATTCATCTGTGTTTTGATTATCTGTTCTATGATAGATAAATAGTCTTCGGCTGATAAGATTTTCTCTGATTGCCATGGAACCACTTGCAGTTTTGTAGTATCTAGCCCCTGAATGGTACTCAGGAGTGACGGGGTACAACGTCTCTCAATATTGACATAGAATGCTGGTCTGTTGGCTTGTTGCGCGTTTTTGAGTAACTCAAGACATAATGTACTTTTCCCAGACTTAGGTTTCCCTGTTATGAGACAAATGCATCCATCCGGAATCCCACCGCTCAAAGCAACATCCAAAGAAAGTGGAGTCTTCAATACCTTTTTAGCTTTGGGGGAAAGTGCTCGGTCTGCCGTTGCAATAATCCCATCGCCATACATCCTGGTCAGAAACACATCGAGAGATTCCTGAGAAATATCTGTCTTTTTATGTTTGGCCATTTTGGGTTATCTTCTTAATTTTGGACAGCGGGGTCGATTCACCTACATCAACGATTCGCATATTCTCTGTTATATCAAAAGAAACTGGCGCTGCTTGTGACACTATCACAGACCGCTGCGATTGTATTGAGGCACTCTTTTTCTTCATCCACGTAATTACTTTGTCCATAGTTCTATTAGCAGTCAAAGACTTCACGCAATACGCCTGAATCACGGATGCCAATATTGTCATATTGAACGGCGTTCCTAGATCTAGATCCGTGTTGGCGAGTTTCTTCCCTAATCTACTAATACCACCAACTTCTCTTTTGAACTTAGGCCCCCAATACTTATTGTCCAGCCAAAATTTCGGCGGTAGACTTCTATTAACATTCAGGCAGATCAATTCTATACAGTAATTTCTCGGCGTTACCATCATTCCGGGGGTAGTTGGCGAGTCTAATTTACCTGTTTCTCTTTGTTGATACATTACTTACTCTTTTCAATCAAAAGGAAACCTGCTTCCGAAACAGTCCGCGATTCACTGAATGAGTGATCAAAATTTGGTACTCGATACCATGCCACTCTAACAGTGTCTTTGTCCAAATATCCAACCCCGACATATTCGCTCCTTCGCCCACCCCACACGGCATGGATCTTGTTGCCGAAAAAATACCCACCACAATTACTCGGCATATCAATCATAAAATTACGTGCGCCTTGTAATCGTAAGCCGGTTATGTGGACATCATGATTAGCTTGTAGCCATTCACGCAGTCTTATCCAGGCATGTCGTTGGCCGACTCTGTCGTCCTGTATAACGGTTCTGCCATCTGATAAAGAAACTAAGAATCTTGTCTTCGGAGTCTCTTTCGTAGCATTAAACGATAGTAGTTCATCTCTAAGCGTTGCCATGACTTTCACTCTTATATGGGGAACGATTTAGCTGTTCGTCTGCTCTTGCCGACTCAGATGGCGTCATCGCACTAACACCTTTCCCAATATTTAACGAACGATCGTTATTCACCGGCATAATCTTTATGATTCTATCTCCATCGCCTTTGACTGGTTCTGGTGGAGTGAGAGAAACGATATAATCTGCAATCTTGGTAGCAAGCTGTGTGACATTGGCAGCAGCTATTTTGACCGAAGAATGCTTTCTGATTATCGCTTTCAAGTCGGAAATGATTCGACTAATTACCATATGTATAAACCCTTTGTGCTAATACAAACGGAGTTCTGTTACGAGTTTTTAAAAAGACAGAATAATGTTGTAGACACTCACTGCTACACGGTCTCATTTGCCACTTTAGTTGCCCCCTCTCGTTATCTTTTTGGTTTAACATCGCCGACCTACATGGATCGAATAATTCACCAGTAGATGAAGCTAGAACCAGACAGCGAGACGTATTTTGTACAGCAACTATTAACTCGCTGGAATCTTCGCGTGATTTATGTGCAGTCCCATTAATATCGATAAATAATTGTTTATTCATGTTTCTTATGTACGAGAAAACACACATCAGTCACATCTGGCTGTTCATCAGTTAGGATGTCAAATATTAAATGGTCGCTGGCGGCTCCTGGAAAAAATTTTTGAGTAGTAGTCACTATGTTCGAAAATTGTCCGCAAGGACACTTCGCGAACATTTTGACATTTTGATTCAAGCCGCGACAACGATCGTCATTGACGAATTGAATGTGCATTAGTTCGGTATCGCATGATTCACAAATGAGTTTTACCATTCCGGCAGAACTCAATGTAACTTCCTTACCGTCCCTAGCTGCCATTGAAAATCTTGGACCAAGCATTTAGATTTCTCCTGTTTCGATGTACTTCTTAGGATTTTTGAGAACATTCGGATTAATTTTGTCGTCACGCCAAAACGGTGTGTATGGCTCCGGTTTCGGCTTCTGCTCTAAGACTCTGCCGCCACGGCATGGGGTTTTTGTCCCTCGTACAATCGGTGGTAAACCCGCACTAATTAGCTTGACGAGAGACTCTTTGTGGCAGGCAGGACAGACAAGTAAGGTTGTTGTCATCGAGTGTACTACTTCTATATGGTTTTCACACGACGAACATCTGTACTCATAAGTTGGCATAATTCAGCTCCGCCTTAGTTGGTCTTAAGATATTATACTTGTCTATTATTCGCGTTTTTCGGCGAAAGTGCCGACCTTCTTGGCAAACTCGCCGAGACTATGGCGGTCCTTTTCGGTAAATGGAGATGTTTGCGACTCTATTTTTAACTGCTGTTTGACCGCAGCGACCGTGTCTTTATCGGACTTCTGGATTGCACTAGTTAAGAACTTCAGTAACCATCCATTCTTGTTGTTTACAACTATTTTGAACATAAGGACACCGCTGAGAAGAAAAAGGCCGACGACTATCGCTATCCAACCGCCGCCAGAGTATTTAATCACCCCGGAATTGTTAACCGTTTTGCTTAATGTGGCAAGATTATTATTAAGAGTACCGACTTCCTCCGTGACTACCTGCATGCTGTGATCGATGAGATCTTTCATTTCGCCGAGGTCATTCCGCATTCCCGTAATATCTTTTACGCAACTTGTACACATCAAAACTATTAATGTCGCTAGAATGGTTACTTTTTCCTTTTTGATTTGCATTTGTTGCTCCTTCTTTCAAACACCTGATTAACTAACCCATCTGCCATTTTGTTATGACGACGCGGTATCCATTCGAGAGTATATGAATTAAAGCGACTCAGTAATTCTCTTGCTTTATCACAATGTGACTGTAGCAGTGGACTATTTATCCTAAAGATTCCATTGACTTGTTTGACTACTAACTGACTATCTCCGAAGATGTTTATGTGTCTAACATTACGGATAGATTGTGCCCCATACAAACCAGAGATCAGCGCTCTATATTCGGCTATGTTTGAAGTGCCCCGTCCACATGTTTTGTTTCCGGAAGCAAGGATACGAGACGGTTCGCTTGCGTCTAGGATAATCCAGCCGACTGCCATGATTCCTTTTCTGGATCCACCATCGAAGTAAAGGATAATCTCCTCCGTCATGGCGATTTCTCTCCAAGACAAAGCCCTCGGAAGGTACATCGCGCGCAGACTCTATCGTTATCTGTTTTTGGGAAAAATTCCGGATTGTCACGATTATCATGAGCTTGCTTGAGTAGCGGATATTCACTGACGATGATACCAGCTTGCTTCTTAATCATCGGCATAGTTACCTTCAATCTCGGAATCGCTTTTTCTCCAGTCGTTGCAAATTGAGCCAAGTATACTGGTACGATTGAGATATTCTGGCAACTATCTGTCCACTTTTGCTTTATGGCATACATGGCGTATGTCACGAGCTGTTCTATTACGTCATCGTTTATCTTTCCGGTTTTCCAATCGCAAAGAGTGACTTCCCCGTTGTGTCTGAAACCGCAGTCTATTTTTACGGTAACTTCCTCGCCTCCGGATAATTGAAACTTTTGGAATTCCTCTAGTGAGAGCCAATCCTCGGGCTTTAATCCACTGAGCACTGGGAACAATGAACATGCGTAGAAAGCATCGATGCAGTCTAAAGCCTTCTGTTTCTGTCCTGCGAGTTTTTCTTTGTCTATCTTCTCGTTGTAGTAATGTTCGGCTAAGTTAACGACACCCTTTACCTTATTTTCCCATTCTTTATCTACAGATTGTTTCCATCCCCTTCTTAGAGCTGCAAGAACTGCCTCCTTAGCCGATTCTTGATTGCCCCAATCCCCTGTGGCTCTGCCTTTCTTTATAATTTGCTCTATAACATCGTGGACCGTAGATCCTATGAACATCGGCATATTAGTTAAGTTCTTCAACATATATGCTTTTCGTTTATCTTCCGGCGCCGATACTAGCCAACCTTCCCACGCCAAAAAATATTGGAGATAGTACTTGTACTTGCATTCCCTGAATGTTTTCAAGCGACTGTCTGACCAAGCAAATGATATTTCTAATTTACTCATTTTTTATTCCACAAAAATCGGCGCTTCTACAGTTTTCCCTTTTCCCGAGTTGATCAAGAAAAATGACTGTTGCGGTACCTCGAATGGAGCTTTGATTGCCAGAGCGTACGGGCCGTATCCAATTATTGACCCGTTACATACGTAATTTTTGCCAGACATTCGCTGATGCCAGTGGCCGAATACATCGAGATCTGCATGTTTAGATTGATTCCAATGGGCAATAGCTTTGTTCAACGGAATTGTAATACCGCCAACACCTCCACTATATCGCACATAGTTGCCATGATGGAAACGAACAACCCACTTATAGATGTTCATGTAGTTCAGATAGCTACGAGAAAGGTTGAATCTGACAATTTTTGAATCGGCATATTTCGAGGCAAGGAAATTATAGATGAGCCACTCGAATGAGTTTTCAACACATGTTGAAAATCTAGTTTTATCAGTTGTCCTGCCGTGATTGCCAACGGAACACACTACTACGATCTGCTCGAAACCACCGTTTTCTGCGAGGAAATCTATTGCCGATTCGCACAGACGATATACCGACAAAGATGCCTCTACTGGTGACATGGCGTTTGTTTCTTTTAGCTCTTCGTGGATATAGCCCGAAATCAGGTCGCCTCCGAGCCAAAGTATCAGTGTTTTGATATCAGACGAATGCCTCGTCATTTCTACAAGCTTTAGTCCGTTCTTAAACACGTTAAAGAATCTAGTTTCTGCAATGGATGTGTTGTACTCGTTTAGACCATTTACGGTTGCGGGAACGATTCTTTCTTCGTAGTGCAAATCGGAACAAAGCATTACAGCAACAGATTCGCTACGACCACTGCTCGGTCGATCCATCGTTATTCTGACTCTCTCTGGATCGGCTAAAGCAATTTGCTGCTGCATATCAGAGATAATGTTTTTTGTTCCAGCCGTTTCCTCTAACGTTTTTAGAAGCGAATCGTATTTTTGTTGTAGTTCTCTTTTTTCCTTCGTTATTGATTTGAGCTTGGCGTCGAAAGCTATCTTCTTGCCCGTATCTACAACCGGAACGCCTGCGCAGTAACCCTGGTCTATCGCTTTGTTATACCTGGAGCTCAGTGTTTTTCTAGGTATACCTAACTTCTTAGCAGCTTTCGTAATCGTGCCATAATCGTTAACAGCATCGATAGCTTGCTGCAATTTTCTAGATTGTTCCTTATCCATATTCTCCCTTTTACAACTCACAAATACCGTTTGGGCACTCGTTCGACGTTATCTCTGAAGCGATACCTTCTAGGTACTCCTTGATGTCAGATATTGGTATTGGCTCAAGGGGGCTGGTACCTTTCGAGTTGTGCCGAAAAACTGTCATGCCCTTAAGCGATCGCATGTATTTTAAGATGATATCGGATAGACATTCTTGGGTCGCATTTTCCGGTAAGTTTATAGTTTTCGAAACTCCACTGCATATATGCTTTTGACACGCTAGCTGAACACGGCAATGTTGCTCCGGAGATATCTCATGCGCACCTTCAAAATGGTCGTAATTTTTCCCGGCTCTAACAAATTCTAGAAGCAGTGGGTGGATAACAATCTCGGAAGCGGTTTCTTTTACCTCATTGTCGGAAACAGTATGCCTGTTAAACGTCCTTCTATATATCGGAGCAAACATTGGTTCGATCCCAGAGCTACAGTTTGCAACGATGCTCGTCGTTCCCGTCGGTGGCAGAGTAAGCAGAAAACTATTTCTTATACCATACTCCAATATTTTTGCTCTAATAGATTGTGTCAAAGTTTGACAGAATCCGCTCTTGACGAATTGACCTCTATCTAGCAATGGGAACTGTCCCTTTTCTACTGCTAGGAATATACTGGCTTCGTATGCTTTTTTCTTAACGAAATTCATAACTTTATCGATAATCGCGATAGCTTCGTCTGAGCTGTACTTAATTCCCATCTTTAGGAGCATGTCATGTAGACCAGCTACTCCGAGACCAATTCGCCGTTCCTTTTGTGACCACTCCTTGATAGCCGGAAATGGGTATTCTGTCATGTCGATTACATTGTCCAATAGCCGAACCATAAGCAGTACTGTCTCGCCTAATAGATCTAGGTCTATATCTCCTTTGTCTGTAACATGACTGCTTAAGATAACAGACCCGAGGCAACATACCGAATATGGCGCTAATAATTGCTCGGCACAATTACCTGTGTAGGTATAAGCGACCGGAAATATGTGGTTATCGTCGTATACCGAAATATCCCATACGTCTTGTCGGGAGTGATAAGTAATGCTTTTGAGACAGAGATATTGCAAACCGTTTAATGAATGACAAGCATGATAAGATGTTATCGTATTTATCTTGTTTTGCTTAATCGCATTAGAAAGATTAAAAATATTTCGGAATTCTCTGATACGATAAGTGCAGTAGGTGCTGTCTTGTTCAGAATGAATTCCATAAATCCCATAAAACGATAGCAATTGACTGATTTCCTGCAAAAGGGTATTGCTAAGCTGAGTTAGCGTCAGACTTTTTTTGACAGTATCTACAGATCCGCACGCGGAAAATATTCCGTCGATAAATCCTTTGATAAATTCGTCGTTGGATCGCCAAATACAAGATGGTATATGGTTTTGATCGGAATCAAATCCGTATTTCTCAATTTGCTCCTGGCTATCAACTGTTCCGACGCCTGCCGTTATTGTTCCAACAAAAAACCCTTCGTCTTCTGTTAGCGAATTATCTCCATGTAGATCTAGCTGATTATTGTGATGTGCCAAAACCCTGTCCTTCGGCCGCAAATCTTTCGTTTTTATTTTATGAATTCTACCGTAAGAATCCAAAATTGGCCAATCATGCTCTTTGGTTGCGTAAATCTTTTTTCCGCCACCAAAATCTAGTTCAAAAACCTCCTCGTTATTTCCCGAAAGAAAACATCGCGATTCTACCCACTTATTGTTGATATCTCGGATATAAAACGTTTGATTTTCCAACTGTTGTATTGGAATAATTCCGTCCCTTGTCAGTACAAGTGTTCCGCTTGGCATGGATGGATTCGAGCAAGACATCGGACGACAATAGTATAGATTGTTCATCTTGTTGGCGTAACCTAAATTTAAGAATCCAGGATCGCCAGACTTCAATGCGTTCGATGTTACCCTGTCATATAGCCACCTAGCCTTGATTTTTTTGTGTGTTTTACCTTGAAACACTAACTCGATATCGCCGTCGGTCTCGACTAGGTCGAAGAATTTATCATCAACCATGACACTAACATTAGCATTATTTAGTTCTTTCTTGTCTAGCTTAACATCAAGAAATTCTTCGATATCTGGATGCCAGTACGATAAACCAAACAGTAGTGCTGATCGTCTTGATCCACCGCTTCGTAATTCATTGCAGACACCGTTGACAATTTTCATTAAGGAAACTGCACCTGTCGCAATACCGCCTATACCTTTTATCTCCGACCCGCGTGGGCGAATGTTGTCAAAACTGATACCTACTCCGCCACCAATGCCGCTAATAATTGTGACTTCCTTAAGAAGCTGACCCCACCCCTCTCTGGAGTCCTCCACTGGTACCACATAACAATTTGCGCACGCACCTTTCTTGCGACCAGCGTTTCTCCAGATTCGTCCGCCGACAGATCCACGATTATGTGACAAGATTTCCATGAAACGGTTTTCAAAAGGCTTTATCTTATCGCCATCTTCTGCGCTCGCAGCAAATTTTGCTACTCGTTCGCACGCCTCTTGAAATGTCTCGTCCGGATGAATCGCATACCTATCCTTGAAAATTTGTCCTGCGAATCCGGTTGGTTCATATAACATTTAAACTTCTCCGTTAGTTAAGGAATATCTTGGGTGGACCATCATCTAACTTTGCATGAGTGTCATAGGGTATTGTTTTCAAAAAAGCATCGACTAGTCCGCGAAACGTATTTATTTTGTTGGTGTGCCGTTCGCTTGGATAATCAGTATCCGCATATCTTAATGAAAACCAATCGTCGATATTTTGAACTCCTACTAAGCCGACAAAGCTCCGTACTCCTCTGGTAGTTAGATTAAAGATATCATACATATGCGTAGCAATAATTCTAACAACACTATCTAATATGTTTACGTCGATTAATCGAGATAGTACTTTTACTGCAATAGTAACAGAAATATTTTGATGATCGCAAAATACCGACTTAGTTCTGCTATCCGCATCAGAAAATATGCTATGCCTTTTCCCTAGATCGTGAAATATACCGGATAGCATAGTCGTCATGTTTTTGCGATGCAAGCGATCTAATACGCTAAATGTATGGTCACAGACCGATAACCCGTTCCGCTGAATCACTGTTTTACAAGCACTGAATTCTTCAAATTGAAAATTCATCTTACGCAGATAACTGCCCGGATACTCCTGCTGCACAGCCTTTTCAACCAATTCTAATTGCATTGCCGATTCCCAATACATTGGTCGATGAATCGTTTTGCTGTGGACATGGGGATCGCGAAAGTCAAATGGGTCATTAGTTGACCATTCCTCGCTAGTGACACACTAAATGGTACGCCTATCAAGTAGTAATGACCAGAAACGTACTTGAACAATCCGCCGCCGCTACTGCCTGGGGCGATCGGCGCAGTGCTTCCGTAAAACTGGAGAAAGTTTTCACCAGAATCTGTGTTAATAATTCTAGAAACGATTCCACTGCTAGGAGATGGTGATTCGCCTAATTGGCAACCGATAGCAAAAACATCGTCAAATACCCTGATATCGTCCAATATTTCATCGGTAGCAATCATAGCCACTGGCAAATCCGACGCAGTTTCGAATAAGAGCAGGGCAAGATCATTGTCGACATCTTCACCTATTACTGCTGCCTTGTACTTTTCTGGAGGGATAGTGTGATAACTAACCACGGTGCATCCTGTATCCATAGTTTTTGTCGATACTTTACCGGTTAATCCGTCTACATTGGTGAGAGATTCGACAAATCTACACTCAGTGACATGGGCATTCGTCAAAGCGTAGTATCTGAAAACACCTGGCGAGCACTCAGTCTTATCTATAATGATGCCCGACCCCAAACTATTTATTGTGTCTACCAGCAGACAAGTTCTTAACATTTCCTTGTATTTGATTTCCGTTTCTGTTAATTGGACAACTGGCAATACTTCTGTTCTTCGCCCATGAGAAATATAAGCAATAGCCATTATGAGTCCGGCACCAAAAACTAATGTAATTGCAACTATTTTTTTCATGATAACTCCAATTCTTGCACTGCCTCAAGAGCGCCTTCTAGTCCTGCTTCTATGATTTCTGCGATTACTGTATCGTTGGTGAGCTTTGTTGCTTCGACGTATCTCTCAACGACATCAATGATGCCATAACCGTATACTTGATATCGCTGAGGGAGTGCTGGTACCAATTTTCTAGCATTATCGAAAACGGGTGGCGACGTAGCAAGGACATCCTTAGCTGTCAAAAGATATAGTTTTATCTGTTCAACATCTGTCGCTGTAACCGACATATTCGCCAGCATGATTCTTGTGGACATCTTGGCAAGAAACTTAATATCTGTCTTCATTCGATCAACATCTTGAGTCCATGGAATTGGATTGCTTCCGCCGCCACCTCCGCCAGTTTGACATCCAAAGACGGGAATTAATGACAGAAAACATATCATCATCATTTTTCTCATACAGCATCTCCTTCTTTGTTGAGGATTATACACCCTGGTCCTTTTTGTATTGATTGTTCAGTAGTCTGCGGTTTGTGACACGACTAATTTTGCAATCAACATGACAATCATTTTTCTCGCGTATGATTCTATTCTTTGTTTCGAGATAGAAGGATGAACAACTGACTTTGCCGTTCTCGTCTAAGTGGTTCTCCCTACAGTCTCCACAGCATGCACCACCACAAGCACATCTTTCGTTATTCATCGATTGTATCTCTCAGCCAACTTTTCAATTGCGTATTCTTTCTTCCGATAGGCCGTAGTAATAGACGTACCGATTTCTGCAGCCGCAGAAGCGAGTGTACTGCCGTCCAAGAAGATCTTTTTAACTACATATCTCTCGTCATCTGTAAGCGATGACAACATAGCCTCGATATCGCTAGTATCGCCGAAACTGTCGGTTTTGTTGTCGCGATACCCCGATAAGTCTGTACCGGTCATCATTCTTCTGTGTCTTGCCTCTGCTTGAAGTAGGTGCTGATAAGTATAGAATAGCCTGTTATAGAGAAATGTCGTAAAAGAGCATCCTAGGCTTTGATCAAAACATATCATTGCCTTCAATAATTCCTGCAATCCGTACGACACCATTTCATCCGTATCAATGCTCCGATGTTTCAGTCGACACGCCAGCATTAAAATCAACGGCTTATATTTCTTCACACCATACATAAAATACGATTTCGTTACTCGTCTGATCGGTTTCATTATAGATTCGTAGCTCCATCAAACTCCTTTGTCCAAATTCCATCAATCAGACCGATACTTATAGCCTTTTTCGGATTCATCCACAGATTCTCTGCCATCATTTTTTCTAACTCTTTTGGATTTATCTTTTGTGCGAGTGCCTTAGAAAGTCGTTTCGCTAATTCCTTAACTTTCGTACGATATTCTGTCTCAAGATACCGCACCATGAGCATGTGCTTCTCGATACACTCCGCACTGTTACCAGATTCTATCAACGATACCGAATGTATCATTAAAGACGCGCTAGGCATAGCAAATCGCAATCCTGGCGTACCAAAAGCAGTGATAAGTGCTGCCATAGAGAAAGCTTCGCCGCGAACAATTGTACATACCGGACAATCGATGCATTCCATTTGGTCAATAATTGAAAATCCTGCGCTCATACTGCCGCCAGGACTATTTATGTACATAAAAACCGGTCTAATGCTGGATTTACAATTATAATACTGAAGAGCGTTACAAACTCCTGCGGCCATTACGTCGTCGATTTCCCCTGTCATCACTATTTTGCGTGTACGATACAAATACTTTTCTACCGCAGAGTCAAGTGTCTCATAAGCCGTAGCCGAATCTGTTTCTTGCTCATTGCCGCATTCACAACTCAATTTAGGTTCAGTCATTTTGACCCCTTTAAATACCTGTGCCTACGTCTTGTTGTACGTACTAAGAGTCGACAAATTCCACAGTTTCTGTGCCATCATTCTCCTTTTTCAAATACATTCCGTACGTAAAAACAGGATAAGCGTTCTCAAGCAAATGATACATTTTGACAGCAAGTCTACGAATTTCTAGATCCGCCGCCCTACTCGCTCGTAATTTGATGAAATGACGGATTGATCTGATGTTCATCGTGATCATAATTTTTGTTTCAGTAGCATTCGGCAGAACACTTCTGGACGCTTGTCTTGCCAACTTTCGACGCTCCGTCTTATCTGGCACATCGCGATATAATTCTGACAACTCACTAGTTAACTTCTCATACAACTCAACCGATTGTTCGCAATGCCGTTTCCATTCTGTGTACAGTGGATGATCTTCGCCGAGTTGCTGTATCGATTGTGGAACAATAAAATTGACATCCGACGAATCAACGTAACGCTGTGATAGCTGTGAATACGACGCCAACCTGTGCCTCACAAGTTCGTGAGATAACGAACGACTTACGTTCCAAATCATGAATGTTAGGTTTGCATGTTCTAAACATGAATGATGTCCACTATCTATCAAGTGCTTAATGTGATCATCATGAGATCTACCCTTAGGGGGTTCTCCTGCCTTGGCCCATGACTGATAGCAATTGCGTCCACCAGTTTCTACGATCCATTCGGCATCCTTATCTGCTAGACTAGCAAATCCATCAAGATCTCTTTCTAGTTCAGGCCACCAATACCCGTGGTCATCCATGAACGCAACTATTCCCTCGATGTTAAGAACAGGCTTGCCTATCAACTTAATTTGTGGATCCGTGATAAAAGTCATCTTTATGTTTCCTTCCTATATGTAAAATCCATGGACCGAAATTCATTCGGCGAAATACTAGCTAATTGTTCGATCAACAACTTGCGACAAGAAAGACCTATTTCTAGCAGTACCTGTATGCCGTCGGAAGATCTTTCAGCTTTTAATCGATCAGGATAAATAAGCTTTAACAATCCGCATGCTATTTTCATAATTGACTTTTTTGTTCGTTGGGGCATATTCCCAAAATCAATACCGTCAAAATGACGTGAAACGTCAACAGATCGCATTTGCTGCATGACGCCAGAAAAGTAGTTGCTACTAAAGCCGTAACCGGACGCAAAGCTGTTTGCAGACAGTGGAGATAGTTTCCAGCCAGGTACTATTCCGTTTATCCTGTCAAAAAATGCTACATCTCTATTAATTGTTTCCGGGAATTTTGAGAACAGATTCCTCACCCTTGGCGACAAAGAATTGGTTTTAGTATCGCAATCGACGTTGCCAACGAAGTAAAGCGAGCAAGACGATTTTACTTCGGCATGCCCGCGACTAAACTGCTTGTCGTTCATGTAGCATTTAAGCATGTTGAAAAGCTGTGGATCACCCCAATTGTCGACGGCGCAAACCTCGTCGAACACGACCACATCTCGTGTCCCGATCGGACCGACTTCGTTCTTAAGCTTATTGTAAAAAAGAGCAGCCACTGTCGTTTGGCTTCCCGTAATAACAAAACCGTGTGGCGAAATATTCTGAAATAAGAATGTCTTTCCTGTCGAACACGGACCAAGTTCGATTAAATTGACATTTTCTTCGACATAAGGAACAAGTCGCAGTAGATGGACCATTTTCTGCTCAGTAGTCATCGTTGTCGTAGATAGGCCCATCGTAGCCATCAGGATATCGATCCATTCATTTGTGTCGAACTCTTTTCTTCTGACACAAAACTCGTCTAGGCTCATATCTGTTGTTTGCAGTGGTACGAACTCCAGGACGTTGTAGGGATAGTATTTGTTTTTGAATTTCATATCCTCGTAAGTCAATCTGGCGCTACCCCACAAACCTGTTGTCGTCAGAAGATATTTCCCGTATGTGTTAATTATAGGTTGCTCGACCCGCAAATCCAATTCTGGCAAACACTGGAGTCGTCCGAAGTAGTTGTCTCGTTGCTCGTCAAAATTGCATACCAATCTGTCAAGAAGAGTAGCTTCTCCTCGCTCCCTCACGATACTTTTAACTAACTCTTTCTGCGCACTTGAGAAACAACAGTGTTGAACGATTGACTCTATTTGCTCCACTTTGACCGCATGGTCGTTACTTTCGAGTGTCTCGTAAAGTGTTTCTACAACAGCATTCGGTAACCTACTAAGTTTGCCAATATCTAATCCCTTTCTAACAACAATTCCCTTTTCTGAGAATATCTGTTTCAACTTATCCATGTTTAAATAACTCGCTAAACCGTTGTTGAATTGCGCACAACCACCCAGCATGCATGCGTGGATAGTCGAACCCAGGTAGCTCACAACCGTCGTGTCCAATGCTTGTCATATATTCATAATATTCGGCTTGATTCGGTTCATCGTACTCCCAAAAATGATTATTGATTAATTCATCTAGTTTATGTTCGTTTTCGAGATACAAGCCTTCGCCATCGTTTCGATCGTCCTCGATATGCTGTTTAATCCCCCTCACGGCTACGTCCCATTGCCACTCTTCTCTCAGAAATTTTTGACACAGATAAGATTCTGCTAAGTGCCCAGAAAACCACGCAACCCCGTATCCAGGAGACGACACGATTCCGCGATCATTGCCGCCCAAACATATATCGCCAGAAAGACATAATCTTCTGGCAAACTCAGCGATATAGACAGAATAAACTATTGTTCCAGGTCTATTCAAAGTGTATAGCTTAAAATTGTCTGATACCTCTACGGGAATTAAAACATGCGAAGCCATTTCCGTTTTCATGCTGTCTGTTACGTATGTCATCATGCTATTTACTCCTGCGCGCACCCCGGCCTATTCTTCTCCATACAACTCTTCTCCGGGTGAGTCATCTGGGTAGCTTATATATTTAATAGGCAGATACTTTCGACCCTCTCCAGCAGTCCGCTTTGTCCGCGATTAAAAAACTGCCGCATCTCGTCGTTTTGTCCAGAAGCTGGCCGTCTCAGCGCTCCCTTGCTTGGCTCCCCAAGCTGGCTATTGTAGCGTATGGAATACAGACCAGGTCGACGCCGGGTGGATCGTTGCCTGGAAACGCAGCGGTGCTGCGTTCGGGATTTTCCGGGTGTATCGAAACCCGGTATTTCTGGATTAGCGACAGGGGGAACCGAATCTGAGATGCAAGGCGATTCGGTGTCGCGCCGAACTTTTTGGGTAATCATCAACAAGTTTTTCCTAGAAATCGAGCAGTAAACTAGGTCCATGTCGCACTCGCAACATGAATAGACCCCCCATTATTAACATAATACCAAACCGATAGTCAGTTTTTCCACAAATCTTAGACAATCGCAAACCGATCTAGTGACACATAACTTTTCTCGTCATGCAATATTTCCAAGTCCTTTGATTACAACAACTTAGGTTAATCATCATTTATCCAAAAATACTAGCCATAGCCCGATAATCGATGCTAAGTTTTCCACTTTCTTTGCATCGAAGACATGGGCAATTAATAGTCCTGGCAGAATTAACGTCGTCCAACGATGGTATAACTTCCGCTTTGTATCCACGTCCTTTGCACCACGGACAAACCAAACCGACGGTGACAAATAAGCTACAAATTGTTCCGTCCAGATCCCGTTCCCAGTAAATTAACGGTTCTCCACGTATTTGTCCCTGATTGAGGAAAAGTGGGCTGTCTGACATTTTAATCTCCTGAGATTGAAGCGATTATTTGGTCCGTTGTCAGGTCGAAAGATCGCCTGCTTACATTTATTGGAGTATTATAAATTTTGGACCGAAAAGCCATAACAGTCGCTTATCGGGACATTGTGAACAAGACGTTAAGCTTCGCACGGGAATCCATCGCTCGCAAGTCATTCCGTCCGACATCATGGCGACTACACAAATATATGGAACTTCAAGGTCATGGGCTCTTACTCTACCAAGTACTCTGCCTATAGGCATGCTGCCCGCATTTTCCCACGTTACTATGTCGCCAGGCTCAACATCATTCTTATTTCCGATTGGGAGTTGTCCGTATGGAATCGGAATTGACTCGTAGGTTATTTCGCAGTCAGATCTCATCGCACTCTCCTGTTCTTACCATCGCTAATTCTTTTTGTCAACCATTCGTTTATCGTTATAGCATCCAATTCGTCAATTACGGCAATGACTTCCGGATCATCGTCATACGGATCGTTCATCGCATAAGCCAGTATCGCAAATTTACCATCCTTTCTCGTGGCCAACGCTATTTTGTCGTAAATCCCATTGTCGACAGAGCATTCTAGCACGACGTAATGTTTACCTACAGTTGCCCTTTTCCGCACATTACTCTTTTCTGTCATGCAATTATTCCTTCCCAGGAGTGTAGACATGAAATAGAATCTTTTTACGTCCTTTACACATCTGACACTCCTTCCCCATCCCCAAGTCGGTAACAGTACATCCAGCTCCTTGACATCGATGGCATACGAGACAGACATGAATACCAACACCATATACATGATTGTTGTCGTCGAGTAGCCATTCTGCCGTTGTTTCCCCAGTGACTTTGGCCTTTACCTCACTCATTAATTATCCCCAACGATATTATCGGACTATAGGTAGTTGTAAAAAATCTACGGATTAGTATGTTTTCAGGAACATTCTTCTAGGCACGATTGATACAAGGTATTGGATAACCGCAGACATTCCTGATAGGCCTTTTCTGCTTCTACCAAACAATCCTTATCTTTTGGGTCGCAACTGAGCATTGCGTTGATATAAGTCATGGCGCAGTTCCAATTGCGATCGTTGTATTCTTTTTCACATTCGTCTTCGCACTTGTTGCAATCGTTTACGCATTCGACTAGAGTTTGTCCAGTTTGCGCTACGCATTCTATCCTAGAAGTTTCGGCCGCTGCTAAACATTCTTCAAGATCAGGTTCGCCTTCCATAGTGCATGCGAGGATATCTGTTTCGTAAGTCTTGTAGCATAAATTGCATCTCCAGGTGAAATTCTCATAGCAATTCTTTTCGCATGGAGAACTACCATAAAGACTAGCTATTCCGATAACCGTTAGGCCAGACAGGAAAGAGCCAAGCTTAAATGCCGTTGCCATAAATCTTCTCCTAATTGATACCCCGATTGATTTGTTTACGAGTTACGCTTTGCTCGCGAGATGGTTTATTGTGGTCGCTAATCTTCTTTCCCAGTGCGTTTTCGATTTCCGACAGGAAGGCATGGCACTCGTGACCAGTGAAACCAATTCCGTCTAACGATACGTAGCCTTGCTCATCTATTTCAATTACTATTTGCTTTGTTTGTTTGTACATACGTTAAGTTCCGTAGAATTCATTGATTCTGTCTGAGAAGTAATCTTCTTCCCACCTGACGGCAGTTTCGCGGCTTTGGTGTTCGTACAACTTTTGTCCTTCAAATAGTACCTCCCACCGCTGATTATCTTCGTTGAAGACAATAGTGGCAGCTTGTTTGATATTGGTAATTCGTCCGATCTCTGGGAGATCGATTCGCTCCGTATACATACACAACACATCACCGTTCTCCGTGATTAATAACTTCATATCTACGATATCTCCACAAATTCACAATTTGTTCTGAAGTCATCGACGTTGTTGCAGCCAGCGTATGTAATGCCAGACCTCAATGCTCCAGCATATCTGCAAAGTAATTCCTTATAACCTTCACCGACATCTAAAACTACTGTTTTCCCTTCCGGGCAACCATTTCTAAGACCGCCCTTCCAAATTTGCTGAACATTTCTCGACGCCATTCCAGAGTACATTTTTTTAGGTTCATCTCCCACATATACGATTGGACCTGCACTTTCTGGGCAACGACAGAATATAGATCCTGCCATTACACTAGCAGCACCTGCTCCGATTGCTTTTACAAAGTCGGACGGTGTTCTGATTCCGCCATCGGAAATGATTGGCAATCCAAGTTCTAAAGATCTTTCCTTGAATCTCATAACAGCATTAAACTGAGGCTCCGTGCAGCCAGCTGTGCTACTCGTTTCGCAGGCGCTGCCAGATCCGCAGCCGACCTTCACGGCACTCACATAATCATTAACCTCGTCAAGCATATCTGTACAGATAGTGTTTCCCGCGATAATGGACACATGCGAATATTGCTGGTACAAATATTTGCACATTTCGATGACTGGATCGCAGTACCCGTGAGCAATATCTATACAGATAACATTAGCGCCATATTTGATCAACTGATCGACCAATAGTCTATCTTGTTCTTGTACTCCTATAGACACGGCGACGTGCGGAATCCCAGCTGCTATCGTTCGAACGGCTTGGGTGTAAGAGGCAGGACTGCAATATGCTCGATGCAGAATCCCGAAACCGCCATAGTTATACAAATCAATACAGAACTGCGGATCCGTAACACTTTCCATGTTAGCTGCGATAAGAGGGATTTCTCTGACTAGTCCTCGCATGATAGTCGTCTTGATATCGACATCGCTCCTAGATCTACAAATATTCTTTTTCTGCTTTATCGCTACATTATCAAACGAAAGTTTTCTCGGTAGAATCATATGTTTCCTCCACTTAGCGATATCCGGCCACTACCACCGATTGACGACCTGTTTTCTGATCGCGAGTTCTTTGGACTGTTCGCCCGAGAGCTTCCTGTTGATTCTTGATTACATGAAAAGCATAATTGGCCTTAAGTCGCCCCATAAAGGCCTTGTCGATTCGTCGCCCGTCGAACTCCGAAACGATAGACGAATATGTGCCGTCGGGATTTTTGACAAATCCGAGATCATTAGAGGCAAGGCCGATATGTTCTCGTCGGACGATAATATTGGCTACTTCCTCTCGTTTGTCCCCCTGGTAACCGAACAGAGGCTGAGGAAGATCATGAGACTCAATCCACTCAGGTGCCCATTGTCCTGTTTCTGCCAGTGCAGCCAACAATGCAGTTTTATCTCGTAACTCAGTCTTAACTGTACAGAATCGACTCATTATAAAACTACCTTTCTCGATGGCGATGTGCCGAGTACTGTGCTAGCCTTTGACTTAATAGCATCCAACGCTTGCAGGACGGCGCTCTTAACGTTACCGGACTTAAAGGTTTCAGCGGTAACTCCGTGATCAAGGAATGTCTTCTGGAATTCCATTAGGGATTTCTCAATTTCTGCGTCGTCAAAGATATTCATATCTCTGAAATGAGTAATCTGCTTCCTGAAACATGCAATAGATCTTGCCGTCATCTTCCTAGCGGATTCTTCATCTCCATACGGTGTTCCATTGATACGAGCCGCCATATGATTACAGAACTCGATCGTCTTAGTTCTCATTAGATCGACATATTCTTGAGCAAAATTTTCAGCTTCTTCTTGCAGTGCCTTCGCCATCGCTTCTTGTCGCTGCTTGCGTAGGCTATCGTCCTGTACCGCTTGTTCTGTCGTTGTTTGTGTTAGATCGCTACTTCCGCTAATCGTGAAAATAAACCAACCGAATTGGAATTTCTCTCGCAACGCTTTCGGATTTGCCGGATAATGCTTCTTCAGACATCTTTCCCAAAATTCCGGGTGAAAATTTTTAGCAGCCTGAACCATGTCGCCAAATCGACCAATGAAACTATCTACTGTAGCGAAAAACTCATCCTTTAATTCGGCAAACTGAGCTTCTACCATAGGCAATAACTTAATGGGGACGAATTTAGCGCCAGAGATACCAAAGGGGACGGAGTTCTTTTCTAGAATCTTCCTCGCTCTTTGATCAAGCTTCGTAATGGCTTGAATCTCTCCCTTTGGGACCATTAGTTTGCGGCCAAGATTAACAATTTCTTCTGGAAGATTATCCGGATTATAGCCCATAGCTATTAAGTCAGATCGTGTAAGCATTTTTCTACCAGACCACGTACCAATCTTAAGATTGACTAGACAACCGCTGTCGAATAACTTAGTAGTTTGCTGAATCATGATACCCTTCTTTCAATTGAGACTAACTTTCCGAGACATTTTTGAAGCAACAGACTTAGTCGTATTGGTGGTACTAGCTTGCTTACTATGCAGCTTGCACCATTCTCTGATCTTTGTGATCCTTTCTGCTTCTGTTTTTGATAGCGGGATTACATCTTTAATACCATTTAGAAGAGACTCCATATCAAGGGTCTTGTCATTTATGAACGCGATCTTTAGCCCTAACTTGATAGCTTGTTCTATATCCGCGCCTGTGTATCCATCGGTATCAGCAGCGAGACGATCAAGGTCAAATAGGGATACATTTTGGTTTCTCTTCTTAAGGTGGATAGCGAAGATGTCGGCGCGTTCTTTTTGGTTTGGCAAGTCAAGACCGTAGATTTCGTCGAACCTTCCTTTGCGGCAGAATTCAGGAGGCAATGATTCTACCCTATTGGCAGTTGCAACGACATATACAGATGTTTTACGATCGCTCAGCCACTTTAAGAATGTTCCAAAGACTCGTTGGCTGGCCCCACCGTCCTGATCTCCGGCACCACCGAAACCCTTCTCGATTTCGTCCAACATCAAGACACATGGCGACACGCGATTAATAATCTTTATGGCGTCACGCATATTTTTTTCGCTATCGCCGACATACTTGCTCATTAAATTTCCGACGTCCATCGAAATAAGAGGCATTTGTAATTCTGACGCGATGCATTCGGCAATTCTCGTCTTGCCGCAGCCTGGGACGCCGACTAGCATCAATCCTTTTGGAAATTCGATTCCAAAATCATTTGCTTGCTGAGTGGAACAAGTGCGATCTATTAGGATGTGTTCCTTAATATTTTCGTAACCACCGATATTGCTTAGCCCGCCCGGCGGCGGTTCAGTGTATTCGATTGTTCCGGCCAGTTTAATGATGGCGGCTTTTTCCTTCAGGATGCTTTCTATCGCATCATGGCCAAGATCTTTAGTTGTTCGTAGTGCTAAAGCGATACGGTCTGACGCTTGCTGCGCGGTCATTCCTTTGCATGCGCGGACTGCCATTTCTAGCTTATCCAATTGTGGTACGAACTTCTCGCCATTTGCGTTTACTACGTTGTTGCAGATTTCCTGGATAATCTGCGACAACTCGTCTTCGTTTGGCAGATCGAAATCAAGATGAGTTATTTCGTTTAGTAACTGAGTTGGTACTTTAAAGTCTGGACCAACAAAGACAATCGTATGGCCAAATTCAGGATCAACGATTATCTTGCGAATATCGTCAAGCGTGCTAATAACAACATCAAAAGACGGATTCGTATCATGCGAAACATAAAAGCCGAAATCCTTCAGGATACAGATAGTGTTTGGCTCCATCTGGAGAATGTAACCAAGCTGTGACTCAATTGGAGATGTATTCGGAGGAGGTGGAGAAGCAGTATCAGACACCATCCATCCATATGATATAGACCATATGGCGACATTTTTCTTGAGAGCCGCTGCTATGTCACTAATGCGACCGATGGCTCTGTCTTTCTCATGAGTATCGACATAGAGCAAAGCATATCCAGACAGGATATAGTCGCAAAGTTCCTTATCGAAATTCTGCATAGTCATTCGCTTTCTATAATTTTTCTGAGACTGAATACTTCGCTTTTAGTTGCCGCTAATTGCATTCGTAGATCAGCGACCATAATTTCTACATGTTTCATTATCACGAAAGATTCGTCCGTCATCCCTTTTTTTGTCTTGCGATTAAGAACCCCATCGTTTTCGGAATCTTCCTTATTCAGGAGTTTCTTAAGTCTCGCGAGCATTTCCTTTTTTGACATGTGTTTTGATTTCTCCGTCGATACGGGATAGGCCGAGTTTGCTAAGGAAAGTTGATTCCGGCACTGATCCTGGCTCTAGATTGCAAAGCTGTTGCCAATGGCAATCACATAGACCACGCTCTAGATATGTCAAAATAGCTTGCTTTTTGCACTTTGGGAAAGAACATGCATCATCCATCGATTTAGTTTCCTTTCGTTACGTCCGGGAAGATTTTTTCAATATCTTCGAGTGCAGACTTATTGTAATGATAATTACCTGCTATTTTTAAAAGTCGACCAAGTTCCTTGATAATTCCCGCAGCTTTCTGACCTGCATCAACACCGCATAGACAATTGCAGACTGGGCCGATCATTCCTTTGTGGAGGACGATTGTGGTTGTTCCAGTTTCTGCGTCGATATTGGTAATGCTAAAAGCTTTATAGTTCGTCATTATTCTCTAACTCCTCTGCGAGTTCAATGATATATTCTAGATAGTCCCGCTCCCTCGTTGTCGCCTCTAAATCTAGTAATACATATTGCGCGCATATTTTCAATGTGTCAATGATACTCTCGTCTTCTTTACTGCCCGGATGAAGACTGTCCAGTAGTTCGATCAATGCGTGGGTCGGCATTTATTCACCTAATTTCTGGAGCTGATAGATTACATACAAGTTGGGACCATGGTATTTTGCGCAGTATATTACATTGTTATCGACAAAATATGCCCTTCTGTGTTTATTAAGTGATTTTACGTCTACACTAAAATTTCGTAGCAGTTTCGATAGTTGCGATTTAGTATATGTGCCGGTCAAGACTTAATCTCCTTAAGCGTCCATCGCCAACCCGTAACGTTGTTGGGGTCATCGCCGTTAAACCATTTCTTTACGATAGCTTTGAAATCGTCAAGCGTATACTTCTCCTTATCTGAAAAAATAATAAAGATATGACGGTGATCCCATCGTCCAATCTCCAAACCGGTTGTATGAGACGCAGACCCTACTGCTTCGTCTAACCCTTCAATTACTTGATCGATATGCGCAAGGCTTTCGAGACTGATTATAAAAGGCAATGTTAATGTCAGCTGCGTCGTTTTCATATTATTTTTCTACTCGTCTTCGAGTATCATCTCACCCAAATTTGTTAATGTAAGATCGTACACCTGCTCAGAAACATCGGTCGGGTTATCGTAATCTATCTGCATCGTTCCAATTTCTTCGTCGCCAGATATATCGTAGAAATTTTCTGACACGGCAGGGAATTCTGATGGTACAATAACTTTTCCAATCACTAAAAGAACCCTTGTGTTTGGAGTCGATGACTGCGAGCTCGTGTCTCTAAATAAAATTTTTCCTGTGAACATTTATTTTCTCCCTTTGTGCAACCTTCTTCTTGCGCGATGATTTCTATTATGAGAACGCTTTGCTCGGCGTTCTTGATCGATGCGACTAGCCTTTTCGATTGGGTCAGTCGTCGCCTCTGCAATCTCTGCTAATGAAACCAAACGGCACGCAGAACCATCTATTCGTCTGGCTTTTCTGCTGGCAGTAGATCTAGCCGATTTAGGCTTTACTAATGTTGATCGTCTTTTTTTATACTGTCCATCAAGTCCGATTTCAATAGACGCTTCGCTCCCGTGCCTATCGCGAACGAATCTACTGCTCATTTTTTTCTCTCAAAATGTGTTTTTCGATGTAGTCCTCTGCGACCCTAAAGGCTTTTAATAAAGGAAACCGCGTTTTCGAAAGAAAATCATTGCTGCGATTAGACGGCGATGGTTCAGATTCAAGTTCACCATTAAGATTGAGTACTAGTCCATCGACCATTACCGCCCATAGATTCGCTTTGCCGGTTGGATCGCGGCGCCTAAGTTCGACACTTACCTGCTGATCGAGATCTACATGTACTCTGTTATCATTCTCTCCAACTTCTAGAAAAAATATATGCTTTGTTGCCATGGAAATTAAAGTTTGATGTGCCATTATTCCGGCATTCTCCTATTTAAGATTTACAAGAATCGTTGCGAGACCGACAATCGTTCCTGCGATTACAAGACCCGTTAACCACGTTAAGATTGTCAACAACCATAATCCCTTTGGCACCAATCCCATGATCATTCTCCGTCGTTAATTGCACTCGCGTTGCCGTTCCTGTTGCATTCTCTGGAAGTTGCGTAATTCATGTGTAAGTGGTATATAAGCCAGTGCCCAAACATCTCCTTTTCCTTCTAGAAAACAGACGATCGTTTCTAAATAGCCGATAATGGTCTCTAATGCTTCGTCCGGAAACTGAAAACCGTTCGAAATTTTGCCGATCAATCTTACCGCCTGCTGTTGTTCTGGTGTCACAATGGTTTCTCCGCTTTGTAAATCTTTACTTCTGCCGGAGTTTTTTCGCTAAACTCAGCAATCATTTGCAGATATTTATTCCAGTCGCCTTTTGCGAGTCCGCAGCCAATCTTATATGGAAACCCGACACTGCCTAACCATTCGATTTTTAAGATCGAATTCAGGCAAGTTGCGAAAGCACGTTCGCGAGCCAATATGCCGTCCAGAGGGCTATCGATATATTTCGCCTTTCCTGGATAGTACTGTGCGAACATGCCGATTACGAATCGTTGATTGTAACCGTCGCCGGAAACAATGATTCTGCCCATTTCTCCGTATCTTTGCTTATAGTATACATTGGCCCATGGAAATTTATGGAAGATCTCTGCGGCAAGTCCCGCTGCATTACGGGTGACACAATTGCATTGGTGGCAAATATATCGACAATCGGATTGCAGCATATCCCCAGCAACTATTTGTACCCTAGCCATAGTATAGCCCTAATAATGTCTCAAGACTGTTGCGTGACTATAGCAAATCGCCTCGGACACACAGGCGACGTCCAGTGGTCTATCGTCAAGTCGAGACACACCGCTCGCGACTTGCAAGATGATGTCTTCCGAAATGTTCAGTTCGTGTTTGGCTTGAGCAAGCATTTTAAGAGATAACGGACAAAGTTCCGCCTTGCTAACAATGCGAAGTGGTGGCAGATTATCAATTCTTTTCTGGATTGTCGAAAATGGAACCGGAGTATCGTGACTATCACGCGTAGTACGACATACTCTGATTACGACCCCACTCTTTTCCGTTATATCCTTAAAGCTATCTAAGTGTCGAAGGATTTTGTCGGCATAACAGCCGCACCCGATGATAGGATCTCCGTAGTTTCCGCACGGACACGAAGAGAAAAGACCAACCCATGGCAATCCAAGTCTAATTGCGCCGGCACGTAGCAGTTCTTTACCGCTCTCCGTCGGTCCTATGATTACGGCACCAACTTTTGCAGCTGCTGCTACCATCAGCGCGCGTTTCGCGCTTTCTTGTCCTAAGACGTCTTCCCACGGGTCGGACACTTTGTCCGTCAGTCTATCTTTCAAAATGTTATTGATTTGTACTGCCAGTCTAGTGAGTTCAGTATCGCTATAATTCATCATTGTCCATAGATCAGGCGTATTACCCATCATTAGAATTCCTTTCACACGAACCTAGCAGTTGTCTTGCTAAGGCTATTTGTCCGTCACGAAACCCGATACTATAGGCGTCGTCGACATTTCCCCCCGCATATTCGTCGACTATAAAATCTTCACTATCTTTTACTGCTGCTTGTTCTGCTAGTGTCTTAATTGTCGTATACAGTTGATCCACGATATTCTCCGCTAATAATTTGGAGCTTACTCATATGTCAGTCCTCGTCCTGCATTAGTGCAGCCCTTAGTTGCTGTACTCCAGTGTACAAAAGCGCTAATTCTGAGCCAGCTTCCTTAAAGATTGGAGTTAGTACGCCAAATCTGCATAGCGATCCAGCTTTGATATATTCTGCGTCATTCGCTCGTCGCTTATTATGTTCGTGGCCACGAGCAACGATAATGTCTGATTTATTTAGAAAATGAAGACCTCGATCTAGATTATCTAAAATGGCGGTAAGACGTTTTCTACTAGCGACAGATAATTTTAACATATTTGTATCTTTTGACTTAACTCTTTTCCAGATACGTGTTACTAACTAATTTTAGCTGAATTCTTCCGATGTGTCCCGTTCGCTCTACGACCGGCTTTATCACGATGCCTTCTCGATAGTGATCTGCACCAGGAATTAAACTTGAACCTTCTGCCAGATCGAACATCTTTCCCTTGTCGAATGGGCCACGATATACGAGCGGGACCCACGGTAGCGGTTGGCCTAGTTTTCGAGCTTCGTCGTAGTCGAGCCAACGATTGTTATGCATAATATCAAAGACTGCTAGGAAAATCTCACCTGGTCTTGCACCATACTTTAGATTTTGAACTTGTCCAAAAACCTCTGCGTAGACTACAAAATCTTGATTATGACGTAACCAACTCTGAAGTACGTCGTAATTGCTCAGTGCTTTCCACCATAAGTTCTTAGGATCTTCTCTTTTCCAACTGGTGTGCGAGCCGCAGTGAATTACGTCCTTGTGGCATACATACCTACATGAAGCGCCGTGGATTTTTTCGGTCGCTACAACTTCTTCGCCATCGACGAAATAGTTGGAATATCTCCTAAAATTTTCAACATCGTACTTCGGAGCGTAGATTTTTGGCGGACTAATATTTTCTCCCCCCGTCGAGAACGAAGAATGCATTTCAGGGTTATAGTGTACGACGCCTAGCCGTTCTGCACAGTCCTCGCCGAGCACTGCTCCGTTTGGCGCTGGGATCAAAAGTCCCATCGATATACTTCCTCGCATTTTTTTAACTTTAATTCGTCTGCTATCTCCAAGGAATCGAAACTGTTCTGTGTCTGGGACTATGCTGTCTGGGGGGATGTATACTCCCAAATCTCCGTCCTTCCAATCGGCCGTTCGGACAACGCATTGATAATCGTCAATTCGAACAATTGAGAGTTGATCGGAATTCGGGCATGGTTCAAGTTTTACAGAAACGACAGGACATGGATGATCGATCATACATATCTCCTTTTACCATAATTTATGTCTGTGTATGTGAAACAATAAGTCAAATTTTACTTCAGCACAACTTCTATTCCAAACGCCATCCCAATATGGATTCCAGGATATATACTCAAAAATTCCCGAAATGTCTGGCGACGGATCTGGAAATTGCTTATATCGAACGATAATATTCGTGGCCAAAGTCGTTTGCGGATCTATGAGCGACAGCTGGTTCAGTAGTGCGATCGTCGTATTAGCATTCCTGCCCATATCTTGCAATACATCTACATTATCGCTCTGTATTGGAATATGCAAAACCTGAAGCAGTCGCGACACAGACAATTTACGTAACGTGTTAAAAACTTTGTACGCGACATCGGGTTCTAAATTGCGGATGCTGATTGGCTTTTCGTGTTCCAAAGCCTTATCCGCCCAGAACAAAATCTGATCTGCCGATGGACTGTCGGCTACGAGAACAATTTGATCGTTGGCCAGAAATTCTTTCATTGCCACTTTTGTATTTACTGAAGAGTATGTTCCTCTGGTATGGCGAATTGTACAGAATTTACACTTATTTTTGCAGCCGCTGCCAATTCTTAATGGATAACAATTATCTCGAAACAGATGGCCATCCGCCAGTTCGTGATCCGATGGGCGAAAATCGTCAACCCAATACGGGGCTTCCCAGTGGATCTTGTAACGAATATCTCGAATGTCTGTTCCATCTTTGCGACAGTGATTGAGTCTGAGAACTGTTTCGGGAAGATCGATATCGAATCTTCTTGCGAGACAACCACCCATCATAAACGTTGCGGATGGATTTTGTTTCTGTAATCGTTCTAGCGTAAGAAAGTCGTTTAGGACGGCAAGATCTGTGACCTGGCACCCAAGGACAACAATACAATCAGCTTCTTGCGGATTGCCTACAAGTAAATTTTCATTTTCTGGATCGAGCGCCCACGACGCGAATTCGGCATAGATCGACAAGCATGCGGCACACGTTACATAAATCTTTTTTCCAACAGGAGTATCATATAACTCGCCGGTGCCAAAAATATTCTTAACAGTTGTTTTCATAAATACTACTTTTCATCCATTTTTACCAAAAGTATCGAGATTTATCAGTTTTGTTCGAATAAGTTCCATCTCCATGATCAGACACCTGGCCATTTCCGTCGCACAACGTACATGCATCTTTGTCGGTGGGGAAACGACCACCGTGTCCGTGGCACCTTGGGCAAGTAATTTCCGGGACATTTTGATTCGCATCCAATTCCACAGGAATCGGCTTAGTTTCCACAACCATGCATTGTGGACAGACAATAGCTCCGATTTCAACGTCCGGCGTTTTTCCTCGCCATTTCGAGCACTTAACTCTGACGGTGTGACCAAAAGAACATTCATAAGTCCAAATGAATTGTCTTCCGAAACCGCGACCTTCCCATTCGCCTCGAATCGGACGGCGTAGATCAATCTGCATGTTAGTGGTCTCCAGAATAACTGATCGGAGGCATTATTTTGCCGGCAATTGCGTCCAGGTGTTCGATTGCCCGATCGACTTTCTTCAACAAAGGGGCTCTTATTTCGTTAAGAATAGATTCCGGCGTTAGGTCATTCTTCTTTAGTTTCAATTTTTTTCGACGATTTTTGATTTCCCTACAGAACATTTCGTTAGCAATACGCCTAATCTTTCGCCTCTTATCCCTTGTCCATTTTCGTACTGGGTTGTTAAGATACTTTTCCCAGCATACAGAGCACGACTGGCGGTAAGGTCCGCCGTTACCGAAGTCTCGTGACACAACTATAGAACATTTTCCATCGCACCTTTGACAATCGGCATATCCCCAATATGATTCGCGATCTCGTCGATGCGACGGACAATGGGGTGGATATTCGATACAAATCGCACCGTCTAAAGGATCCGTAGCGATTATTTCTGCCCCACGATCTTGACAGGCGTAACAAAGGCCAGTAAAAGTACCGGCATATACTTCGGCAGGACGATCGCCGTTTGGATTTAAATGGCGATGACATCTTTTACACGTTAAAACACCAGGCGGTCCAAGCATTCCGTCCCATGGCATAATTTTTTCTCACGAGTTGGCCACAAGTTCGTTATAAACCATTGCTACAACATGAGGATTCGGCATATATAAATTGTGGTCAGAGATTGGCGAATCATCTCCGTTGAGATACTTCAACACACCAGCAGCCACACCCGCCGACCGCGAGATACCGGCTTCGCATTGGATAATCAACAACGAAGATCTAGAATCGCCATACCATTGTTTGACGAATTCTACGATCAATCGCGCGTGCCCCTGATTCATAAGAATGTATCCCGGCAACATGGTTTTGATGTCGTCGAAACGAAGCGGTAGCATGTTCTTGGGACTAGTTCTTGGGACAACAACCAGAGAGCCCGTGCCGTAGATAGAGATGAGGGAATAGTCAGAGCATTCTATCAAAGATTCGCTCATTTCAAGTCGACTAGAGATTTGCAAATACTTATCCTCGCCGACGTTAAACAGCGGTCCAATCATACCGTAATCCTTTATAGTGCGATGAGTTCTATAGTGTTCGAGAATGACACGTCGCCCTGTCCCCAGAAAAATAGGTTTTTGCAGCCACGCGGCCGAAGCGCTTTTGAACCGTTTATGGTCGTAACTACACATTCACAGCATTTCAGATCGACGCCACAACAATATAGCACTTTTGCTCCAACAGGAATATCTGTCATATCAAGACCGATTCCGGACACTTTTTGCCCGACGTCGACATGGATATACTTGTTCGTCATGCTATTTATCCTACAACCATTTTCCTATCCTTGTGCAGGAACCAACATGTCCCAATGTTGCCATAGATTGTACAATAAACTCTCCTAGAGCGATTTTTGTACTTTACTACCCAGTCCGTTGGTATTTTTGCTCCGTAGCCAGAGACAGTATTTTTGTATCCCGAAGTCGGAACATAATACAGGGTTATAATCCCGTCGTCGCCATAATTTAGTAATTCCTCACGCTCCGTCATAGTCGTTATCTCCTGTATCGTTAGCACTACAAATCATAAGGGCGATCGTTACTAGGCATGCATAGATTGTCGCTGTGATTATTAGAGTCATTTTTGCCTCAAAGCAAATGGTACCTGATCTTTTGGCCAATTCCAGAAAGCATCTCTATGTGTTGAAAGTTTCTTTTTAAAGTTCCACGTAGAATCTTTTTCAATTACTTTCGTCTTTTCCAAGAAGATTTCCGGATATCGCGATCCAAATTGGGTAGCTGTTATATCGATGGCTAGCTGATCGTTGTCAACCAGAACAAATGCATGATTTGGAGCTATCGCCAAATCCGCAGGGATACCGGCACGATACAGCATCGTCTGAAGTTCGTGACTTGCTATCGCGCACAAACCTTCGAGCGTATGTTGACTGGTATGTTTCGGTATATCTTGGTTTTTACTTACGACCAGTCGTTCTGCCCACAGCCGGGCTTGTTCCGCAATGTTAATAATTTTTTGTTGCTGTTTATCAGTGAGCATTTATCGACTCCCGAACCAATTTCGCGTATCGACCATAACAGCAAACGCAGTAACACCACATTGTACGATAAAGAAAGAGACGTCGTCAACGCATTGGTGGTCGCTGCCATACTCCATGCCAATAAAATCTATAGCGCATTTTGCAATGATGCACATAGGAACAACAATAGCTGTCCAGGCTGTTTTCATTGTCTTTGCTCCACTTCTCTGTATTCTCCACGATTGAGAGCGACTCTCCATACAATACCGTATTTCTCAAACTCCGCCACTAGAAAGTTAGGCCCTCTGCCAACCACTGGAGGAATATTGATGGATTTTACAGTTGCGAGATCACCTAGCTCCAGAAAGCACTCTGGCATTGGTCCATACTTTGAATAATACGCTTCAACTCGTTTTAGACAAACGATACGTTTACCAACAGTTGGCCACTTCATGGTCTAGCTCCTTGATGTTCCCGTTGGTGTCGGAATATCGTACACTGATTGGATATCGTCGTAGCATTCGTTGGCATCGAACGCATGGTTTCGCCATCCGTATCTTACCGCCAGATACTCTGATGACTAGGATTGTTATATTGTCATACCTTACGAAAGCGTTTAGCTTGATAAGTTTTCTAACGACACCTTCCTCTGCGTGTTCACTAAACCGTCGGCAACCATCTATTCTTTTATTTGCTGCTTGGGTTATTATTTCGCCTGATTTAGTAAACGCAATTGCAGCTACCTTTGCCTTTTTTACCGTACCGGCCTTAGCAGTTTTGATTGCTGCTGCTAGTTGTCTTTTACTTGCGGTTATCCTCATAGAGCTTACGCAACCTTTCGTTTTCCCTCTTGGTTGCTTCAAGATCGAACACCAGATACTTTACCATCACCCTGAGGGAATCGATCTGTGACGTTAGTTTCTGTAAGTGCTTTTGTAGTGCTTCGTTCATTTTACATTACCTGTTCTGATTAAGATTATGGAACACTTCGATTGTGCCCGGAGGGACTCGAACCCCCAACCAACGGATACACTATTATTAATCATTGAGTAACAAGAAAACCGGAGAACCCCAAAATACAATTTCATTGGCAAGAAAAAGTTTTATTGCTTCTGGTCTTAAAATGGAATGCGCTGTTTGTAAATATAAAAATCATGTAGAAATTTGCCATATTAGACCAATAAATGATTTTCCTCTTTCTGCGATTATCACAGAAATTAACAGTCCTAAAAATCTTTTACCGCTATGTCCAAACCATCACTGGGAATTTGATAACAAATATCTTTTACTTAAAGATATTCCAAATAGACCTGCTGGGAGTTGCACCCAGATTATTTCACTTTAGAAGAGTGATGCCATATCTATTAGGCGACAGGTCTGTTTTGCCATTGAGCTACGAGCACAGCATTTTACGATCCGATGACGCTGTCCCCAGTAATATTTGCATTGCCAGAAATTTTCACATCGCATCCAACGTGACATTCTCCCGAAATCATTGTCCTATCAAGGATCAGCGATCGTCCGTATACGTGAGCATTACCGTGTACGATAGCGTTGTCATAAATTTCGGCTTCTTCGTACACCCGAGCGAACCCAAAGACTTCCGCCGAATCGCTGACCAACGCGCTGCCCGACACGCGAGCAGAATCGTAAATCCTAGCCAAACCTCCAATTCTGGCTTGTCCGGAAATTATGGCATCCGGTCCAATATAAGCCGTAGGAGAAACATAGGCAGTATTTTCAACCCACCCCCTGCCATTAGGATGCCGATTCCACGTTGCAAGAGTCGCTTTCGGGAAAAACTTTTTTAGCTGTTTCAGTGTCATTTCTTCTCCCTGTCACTATATCCCAGCCGCAAGTCGCCACTTGTTCAGACTCTTCATTTCTGCGGCGGTTGCCCGGTTTCCGTTTCTGACAAATATTTCGTGACGACTGTATTGCATTGGTCGATTTCTGCCCTTCACCTTGATATAGACCAACGCATCTTCGCGTGGAAGGAAGCCTACAAAAAATCCTTCGGCCATCGTTCCAAAATAGTTAATTCTTACAGTGACTGGATCCCCAATCTTCAGTTGACGAAAATCGTTCTCATGTTTTTGTCGCTGAGCTACCTTGTCCACCAAGAGCGGATAGTCCTGCAAAACACGATCAGGAACAGAGAGACCCATTTCGAGCGCTTTTTGCACGTCGTACTCGTGAAAATTTTTATATTCCGTATCGTTAGGCTGTTGATTAAGACTCGTAACATGGCGATGCATGATGTCTACCCATTCTTGTTGCATGACCTGCCAAGGTTCATTTCCAGCAGCTTCAAATTCGTCTAGTGTCATCTTCTATTTCCCGACTATAGGCTAATTCTCATACGGATACATATCATTTTCGTATTTGGTAATACTTTCGATCAGAATTTCTACCATTTGCATTACTTCGCTATTCGGATTCTGGACTTGCATCAAAGCGTCAGCCACTGCAACGCATTCGTCTAACTGTCTATCGTGTTCAATGCCGTTACTCGCCGACAAGACAACATCTCGCATATCATCGCTAATAACCATTATTATTGCTCCAGTTCGATATCATAGGTCCCGAGTTCTGGCAGACATATGAATCTTGTGCCATCTATTGTTTGATCAAAAGGAATGTGGTGGTGGGCAAAAATCCACAGCCGTGGCTGATAAATCTCAAACATTTCCTGCAGCAAAAAGGATGTTCGGTCGGGAACCATCCTGCCGTAGCACAACAGTTTTTTGACACAAAGAGGGCAATCGTGACTAATTACGAATTCCCGTTTATGAGTCTTATACATTTCTATGGCACGATATCCTTCTTTTGTTGTCAGCTGCTCCTCGGCCCACCAGTCGATGCCTAGGATCCTCATTTCCCTATCGATACTGTAAGCGCCTCGGACAAAGAATATCTCAGGGCACGACGGTAAACGTATGGTGCCATAGTCGCCCAAATAATGCTTGTACTTGTGGACAACTGAATAATTGTCGTGGTTTCCGCCAAGGAATTTGTGGTTGTCTGGATCGAGCGCCTGAAAACAAGAATAGGAAAATCCAAGGTCGCCCAACTGGATACTATACTTTGCCTTTTTTGCTAGGGCTATGTACGCGTCGTAATGGCCATGTACGTCACCAATAAGTCTTAATGTTACCATGTTGGATTAATACCCATTTTGCCAAGGATCTTTTCCAAATAGCGACACTTACCATGCTTCCAGGTTACCAGTCGAAACCCCTCATCTGGTCTTGTTACAGGTTCTAGAATAATTACCAAAGACCTATCCGATGTCGCATCTGGTGAACTAAGCCAGCAAGCGAGGTATTTTGAAACCATCTGCCCCCTAAACTTTCTCGTCATGCGATTTTTACGTTTTCAGGATAGATAAAATAACCTTAGTTTCAAGATCGATGATATTTTGGATATCCGAATGTATTTCGGTAGCCCCCCAACCACACGTGTCGCAGCCATCGTTGTCCAGGTGTTCAATCATTACTATAGCATCTGGATCGAATTCATGCAACTTTTTGATCAATTCGTGTACTTTCATTTTTCCCATCTCAACCTTTCTTTAATCCACATCTCTTGCTGCCCGTAGCGCCGCTCGATGGGATGGATATGGTCCAAGCGGAGGAGAGTCGGGCATACACCCCGGGAAACATGACCAATAATACCATCCGACCAGGTCGTCTGCATTTCCGCCACCGTCTTCGGCATAATATTCTTCTTGCCAAGATCCTTCTTCTGCGTTCAGAAATTCTGACGCGTCGACATAAAAAACTTCAAGATCAGGCAATGCCCAAGGATCTGACTCTCTAGATGGATCGTTATACTCATACATAGATACTTACCTTTCATATTCGCGGTTCAACAGCCGGTCTCTTTCTCTTAGTAGATGTCCGAGGATACTTTCCACTCTATCCGTCCTCAGATTCCATTCTGTAATGGAAATATTGTGCTTTCTGACCAATCTTTCAATTTCTCGTTGTATTTGTCCCAATCTTATATCTTTGTTGATGTCCATTTTTGGCTACCATGTGGCAATTGTGATTGCGATAGAATAAATTATCGTTTTTATCCAGAGTCGTGTTTCATGAGACATTTTGCTTCAATCTCTGTTGGCTAATCTCGGCGAATGGCACCACGATTTTCTCGGTCTCTATGTCGACGACATATGCCCACATGTACGGGCAAATCACCGCGAGGCGAGTCGCAGCTGGCAGGTTATCGAACGATTGTAGGTGGTCGTACCACCCGCCCGAATTAGTGATTTTGGCAAACACGTGGTAGCGTTTCACGAGTTACTCCCAGTATGCCGCAACATGGATCGTTCGTATAACCTTCAAAGATGCCGGAAAAAACATCGCCTATGACTGGTGAGTTTTCGCAGCCACATTGGCGTATTACTCCGGTTGGTTCGACAAACGTATCTTCGCAAGCACATTGATCCGACTGGCCTTTGACGAAGTTGATCCCACGACCCTTCCGAGCGATTCGAGATTCTGCTATTGGACCAACATACCCTCTCCGATCAACTGTGTGCGGAATCTCTTCGTTTTTGTGAAACGCTTCTTCTACGGCTATGTCTATGTCGTCATGAAATTGAGTTCTCGACAGTTGGCATCCGACTATACCCTTTGCTGCCATCCTTGCCAGAGGTATGGCAATATCTGTTATTGAACCATTTGTAGATAGCCATACGTATTCGACTAGAGATCCAAGAGATATACCAAGGATTTCCCAGAAATCCGGATGTAGTGTTGGTTCGCCGCCACCGATACAGATACCGCAATCAAATTCTTCGGCTATTGCGGCCGCTGCTTTAAACGTATCCAGCGGCATGTCTATACCAGAACTGGTACAACCAAACACGCAATGACGACACGACATATTGCATCGAGTAGTAATTTGTATATACATATCAACTTATTTATCCCTAAGATTGATGACAAGCTTTTTTGTCGTCTCATCCGAGGCACAACCATTTTGTCTCTCATCTTCAAATGGTGTTATTGGGCCGTATATATTAGGCTCCCACAAAATTTCTCTGACATTCAACGGCCCCAAGGCAAAGGTGTAGGCATCGCCAGGCTGCATTGCCAAACCACGGGATTTCAACAATCCCGCCACCAGCCTTTGGACATCCTGTCCCCCAACGATAATGCTGCCTCGCGTGTATTGTACCGACAAAAGCACTTCTTCTTGCCATGGAGATATAGCACGGCATTTGGCATAGAGATCCACGATAAGCATTTCGCTGTTAAAAAAGTAAATATATTGCCTTCTCTCTGTGCAGTTGAGCAATCTCAACCATTCATGCCTGTCGTTGTTTCTAAGCCTTTCGATACGACTATCCAGCGTTTTAGCTATTTCGCTTCCAGTGCTGTCAGCGATGGCCGCAGCCTTTCGTACTTCGTCAACATTGACACTAGACGGATAAGCTAGGTGTTGCAACAATGTATAATAAAAACGACACAAAGCGTCTTCCCTATTGTCATCATCGTACATAGCAGAAATTCCGTCTGTCATACACGTCTCCGAGCAATATTGTTAATAAGTTTAAATGGGCCGAGTGGGATTTGAACCCACGACCTACAATCCCGCGATTAGGCCCGACCCGAGTTGCACGGGTAATTGCTGTTTATAAGACAGCTGGTATTCTGTTTACCTACGGGCCTTATTGACGGAGATTTCCTACATCCCCAGAGTTCCCGAAAAAAGCAGGTCTTGTTGCGAAATAGTTTGCACTGCAGAAAAGAACGAAAGAAAATTACTTTTGCCGGAACCGTTGCGTCCAATTAGTACATTCAAGCTTCCTAGGTCGAAATTATCTAGAGATCGAATTGATCTAAAACCCTTAACCGTCAATTTCTTTACCTGAGACCCCATAATTACCCTCCGCATATCTGCGCATTACCGAAGATTTTAGTTTCCCAGAAAAGCTGAACATCGCCGTCGACAATAGCATTGCCATAAACCTGAGCTTTGTCGTAAACTTTGGTATTGCCGCAGATTCTAGCTTTACCGTAAACTTCGGCTTCATCAAACACCTGAGCCGAACCAAAAATCTTGGCATTTCCGTAGACCCGAGCCGAACCCAAAACCATAGCCGAGCCGTAGATTCGAGCCGAACCGGAAATTTGAGCCGAGTCGTAGATGCGAGCTTCGTCATAGATTCTGGCGTCAACATCAACCAGAGCCTTGCCGTATACCAAGGCGTCTGGACCAACAAAAGCAGTGTCATCTACTTCAGCTGTGTCTTCAATCCACCCGCCACCATGGGGGTGTTGGTGCCAGGTTTCAATGGTTGCGTTCGGGAAAAGCTGTTGAAGTTGTTCAAGAGTCATAATATTCCCCTTCGTGTCGCCCCTCTGACTGCCTGTCCAGGCGATGAGGTGTCAGTTACGGTATCTGTCGAACTAGACGGCACAGATATTTGCCTCACCACACAACTTAGTCTTGCCGCAGATCCAAGCCCAGCCATAGACCTTAGCCTTGCCATAAACTCGACTATTGCCACAAATATTGGCAGAACCAAAGACTTCTGCTTTGTCGTAGACCTGAGCCGAGCCATAGACCCGAACCCTGCCGTGAACTTCGGCTTTGCCAAAAACCCTAGCCTCGTCATAGACATGTGCCTCGCCACAGACCCAAGCATATCCGGAGACCCGAGCCTTGCCATAGACATGAGCCATGCCGTAGATCCGAGCCTCGCCGGAAACCTGGGCCTTGCCGACGACCCGAGCGTTATCGCAGACCCTAGTCTTGCCGAAAACCCGAGCCTCGCCACAGATCAAAGCGTTCGGTCCAATAAACACCGTATCGGCGACCATAGCCGTGTTCTCGACCCAGCCACCGCCATGGAGGTGTCGATGCCAAGTTTCTGTCGTGGCTTTCGGAAAAATCAGCTGAAGTTGTTCAAGAGTCATCGCCCGTATCTCCTTTTGTTGCGTTACAATTGCCCCTGGCCCGGATCGAACGGGCATTGTCCAATTACGGTGTCCGGTTTAGAAGACCGGCCCGATACAGGGGCTTTATCTGTTGAGCTAAGAGCCATATTGGGACCGGTGGGACTTGAACCCACAACCCCTAGATTAAAAGTCTAGTATTCTGCCAATTGAACTACGGTCCCTCTGTCTATAGTTTTTCGTATTCCAGTTATTTAATCGGTATCTTCTTCTCGCGATTGCTCTGTCTCTTGCAATATAATCAGCCCGCGAACAGCATCAGCAACATCGGCAGCCTCTCCATAATCATAGAAAGGACCGTGGTGGCAGTGATTTTCGTCTTCTACGTAGTAACGCTTTGATCCAGAATTTTTCATTTTTTCCGACAAAGATTTTATCTCCATTGAGGCAACAATGACTGCGAATTACGCAAAGCTGTCGCGAGTTTTCCCACTACCGATGATGATGTCGACGCGGAGGCGGACAGGGACGGACATAGTAACGGTAACGACGTACGTGCGGCTGCGGTACGCAATAATGGTGCCTACGAATGACCACAATATCAGGACGCCTTTGCACCGAGACATAACATCCCGTCAGAGCACTCAAAGACAGCATGACAAGAAAGGATAATACTACAATTTTTGGCTTTGTCGTCATAATTCGTATCTCTACTATCGACTTACGACATCATGGCACTTGGCGATGTCCGCATCGTCTCGTGGTTGGATTTCGAGAATCTTCCGCAACTGAGCCAATGGACATTCGGGGCGGCAGTCTCTGTAATTACCGCAATCCCTTGGATCATCGCCGTCGCCATACGTACATTCATGATATTCTCGCATTTTATGAATACCCCTGACAATATAGTTCAATTTACGGAAAAGATCGCCCGAATCATCAACGCCGACGAAATGTTCGACCAGATTCTCGTGCGAGTTTACCTGCATAACAACAAATTGAGACTCCGGAAGAATTTTGTTCACTACGCCGAGGGTGCTTAGTGGTTGTGCCTCTGCATTTGTTACTTTCGCCAGGAACAATGTGCTGACACCTACTGGGTCATTCTTTAGAAGCTTATTAAGGATTGCAGATGCAGACGAGGCCTTCATTGTCGTTCCCTTCATATAACACATACATGCTATTAAAAGATTACTTCTACTCCAGTGCGGTCCTGTCGTGTCGTTGCAACTGACATTACAAACTTTTGGACCACACGGCATTGTGCATCCAATTCAGGGAGAGATGTCAGTTGTTTACACCCAGAACAGCAGAGATCCAGGCACTTTGGCAGTTCTGGAAGTGAAACCAAGTTTGGACAGTTGTAACAACTTAGGCCCCGGCATTTTGGCAATTCCGGCAATTCAACCAATGAATTGCAATTACTACAATGCAATATTTGACAGTTAGGCATTTCAGGCAAGGCTTTAAGATTGAAACACCCAGAGCAATACAAAGTGTGACACTCCGGCAATGTCGGCAATTTAGTCAATCCGATGCAATCCGTACAGAACAATGCTTGGCAATTTAGGGTTTCCGGTAGAGATGTGATCCACTCGATTCTCGATATATACACCACTCCAGTTAGATTTGAGGTCTGTGCCACGCATTCATTAATTAGTGCATCCACAGTCGGATACTTCGCAAGGATACACGCCTTGTACCAATTCTCATCGTGGTCGTCGTCCGGACAAAGCCTAATTCTCAGATTTTTAACACCAGGCCTTGTCCATTCTACTTCTCGCCACCGTAGACATTCATCTATACCCCAACCCATGAGCTCTTGAGTCTGTTCATGGCTGTAAAGATCTGCGCAGGCGATGTCGCCATTGTCGTTTACCCAACAACTTACGAAGTCACACATTATAACACCAGTCTCCAAAATTTTGTCGTTTTAACGAGATCCTGCTGTGTTACTGACAACACAACACTGCGTATTCAATTCAGGGAGATATGTCAGTTGTTTACATCCAGAACAGCAAAGATGCAGGCACTTTGGGAGTGCTACCGGAAGCTGACAGATTCCCGAGCCGTTACAATTCAAATGTGTGCAATTTGGAAGTTCTGGAAGTGAAACCAAGTTTGGACATCTATAACAACTTAGGGTTCGGCATTTTGGCAATTCCGGCAATTCAACCAACGAGTCGCAATTATTGCACTGCAAGATTTGGCACGAAGGCAATCCTCGGATTTCGTGAAGATTGCGACAATTCGAGCAGTACAATGCTGTGCAATCAGGCAATTCTGGGATGCGAGTTATCCATGAGGCACCTGAAACATGTACGATGCCAGTCATTTCCGCAACTTGCCGCAAACATTCGTCTACCAACAAGTCCACTGTCGGATATTTCGCGAGAATGATCGATTTATACCAGTTACAATTATGATCATCATCTGGGGAGGTTCTAACGTGAAGATACCTAGGGTCAGGTGCCACCCACTCGACCTCTCGCCATCGTAGGCATTCATTCGTATCCCAATCAAGAAGCTCTTGAGTCACCGTATGACTTTGAGGATCTGCGCAGGCGATGTCCCCATTTTCGTTTACCCAACAACTTATGAAATCACACATTTTACACCCTACCTGTCAATACAACCATCGTTGTGGTTTAGGCACGAAATCCACGCAGTCCGCCTCGCACACTATAGTTGTCGTCATGCCCCTTGTCGTTTACTGCGACTTTAACAGCAGTTTGACCATCTCCGTTATTGCCACGATCGCGTCTGCGGTCATATAGCACTCAAATTCCGGATGAGTCATAATCTCGCCAACCCTAGCCCTCGTTCGCCGTCTACTTTCTTCCGAGAGACAATTCATCAGAGACAGATACAAACTGGCATGGTAAACGTCTGGGATCGGCAAGGAGATAAGCTTATCAACGCACCAGTCAAGCTGGGCTGCAATAAGTGGAAGATTATCGTCGCTCTCGATCTTTTCCATAATCTCCTTATGTCTTGCCCCTTGTAGCAGCATCATTGCAACGTCATGAACGGTGGTTTCCATCATGCTCTGTCCCTTTCGAAACTACTCGACCGATCAAATCGATCATTGCAGCTATGCTCCACGCTGCCATGTCGTATTCGATCTGGATTTTGCGACTATCTATCGCCTGCTAGGAGCACGTGCCTAATCTCATCAAAAAGATTTTTCATTGTAGACGATACCCCTCCTTCGTGAATCCAGACATACGTTCGGTTTCTACAACCTTTTTGTCGCATCTCGTAAGTGCATGACCATGGCCGTTGTCCATCCACCATTGTTCGGCCGAGTCTACTGCCCATCGCGTCGGAATATCCCATCCGATATGCCAAATTTCTCCACTTGCGACAATAGGCAGCTGAGGGGTCCCGCGAAAATTCCAAATGTTTTCTCCAAAGGATTTTTCCGTCGGCGTTTGCGCACGAATGTCTACGGCGATTAATCTATCTACATCATTCATGGTTTCCAGTCCCATTTCAAAATACAACGTTGTGCGGTTGTTTTACAGATTGTTCCAGCAATGGGGCTCTGTTTGATATCATAGTGATATCGGTTGGTAATCATCCAGATTTGTCCTTGATTAGCCTGGCGAAATATGCCGTTTAGGGGGGCCAATTTGGTTAGGCGGACGAGTCTGGAAAGTATTGGGAAAAACCGCATTTTTGACCCTGAAAACGCCATTTCTACCTACTACTCCTATAAGGGGCAGACAGGTATAGGCGGGGGGGATTAATTTAGGGGTATTCTGGGGGGAGTATATTTTCCTAAATACGCTTTTTAACACTCATAAGTCCTTTATCTGCCAGCACTTACGACTGTCGCCCCCATCTGCTTCATCAGACCGGCGATCTCCCGTTTGGCCTTGTTATAGCATTCTCCGCATAGATAAAGGCCATATTCGTCTTCTCCATGAGCAGAAAGCCAACCCTTGATTATTACTGTAACTATACCAATTGAGTGGACTTTCCTCGGACCTGCCCAGTCTACCACCACTTTGCGGCAGTAATCGCATACATGTCTAGTCTCAACACCCATCGGAAAACCTTTCTTTTTTTACCAGGCTCGTGGTTAAACGATCTCTGACCGTCCGGTACCCTAAGACCTGGAAAATTTGCGTCGCTCTAAGGGCCGTTTCCGTCGATTCTAGGGCATGTTCAGTAACGCTTTACAGACTGTAGCCGTTAAATGACTATTCCTGAAATCTACCAAAAGTGTCCGGACTAGGCTGGAAAACGACACCCCTAAAAGCCTTACGACGATACCAAAGTTGAGTCCGCATCGCGGTTTTTGATAGTGAAAACAGGGGTCCAGAATGTCACTTTCTACCCCTTTTCAAACTTGTGTCCGGACTATGCTGGAAAACGACACTTTTCCGCGTTTACGGGGTCAAAAACGGGGGTCAGGACTCCGGCGTATTATACCGTTTTAGCCTCTTTTCTTTCTCATTTTGGTCGACAATATCACCCGATGGAATCATCCTAAATGTTCCATTGCCCAATGGATCTGCGCCGTAGTCACCAGCGGCATTCAAATCGATATATTTTTTTACCGGTGTCAGTGTTTTTCTATCCAATTCGTAACCTAAAACTTTCGGCGTTTCCATATCTCGTAGTTTATCTTTTGACATTTCCATCTCCCAGTTAAATATACGTTGATCCGCGCCCTCATCTGAAGGCGCGGTGAAACGGATACTCTATGGGCACGCGTCAGGGGCATGGTATGAGTAAGGATTACCCGAACCGAATGCGTCGATAACATCAAGCAGGTCAGACATGTTTACTGTCTGGTTTGGAATATTCTCCATAGCGTCAGTGCCAGTTATGTCAGTATACTGAATCGCCGGGAAGGGCTGACCGTTATTGCTAATTGCATTGCAGGCCGCCAGGATGTCGCTCAGATTCGCTACGCCATCCGGTGGACCATTCAAAGTCGCATTCGTAATATCTCCGAAATGGGCCGTTCCAAGGGTCAGGGGTTCAGAAAAATTATATTCAGCCGAAGTCGACTTGCCCTGGTAAATAGATTGTACAAGGTAAACGTAATCTAGGTCGGGCGAGATTGCGCAGCCATACACATGAATAACCGCAGGTTCGGTCGTCCAATCCGTATAGTGGGCTGTGTCAGAAATAGGCGCGAATCCGTTGGCGTCTGGTTCACCTACCCACCCAATAGTCAATGCCGTTGACTGAGGATCTTCCTTCCATTGAATTCGTCGTGCCGTAGAAGAACCGGCGTTGGCTGTATCTTCCCGAATAGATAGGTACCGATTCTTTCTGGTGTAACATAGTTCGTCGGTACACAAAAATCCGTTCGGAGACGCGCTGCAGTCGCTAACGTCGTCGCACGACAGACCAGAGGCATTTTCTGGGAGTGGCTTTGCTGGTGGCGTTGGTGCGGCTAGATAGCTCCTTAGAATAGGAGGATCAAAGGTTACGATGGCTAGACAACCTCCGTCATCAAACGTTTCCATAGCCTTGGGCCAATGCGTCAGTGTACTAGTATCACCAATTGTAAGTGTATTACCGTCAACTTCCGCGTCTGTTACCAGAAACTGGGATGTACTGGTTCGACTGGTAGCTACTAAATGATTCGTTTCCATGACTACGAGTTGTGAATACGAATTCCACGTATTGCTTAGTGCAGCCGTGGCTACTACATTAAATGTGTCGGTTCCGATATCGACGTTGATCAGCGACAATCTGGTTTCAGCAGAGTCCATGTCTCCATAAGACACGGCGACTGTGTCAGAGTCAATTTTTACGATATCCGGACTAGCAATTCTATGATCGTTACTCCATTCGTAAGTATTGCCGATTGTTAGACTACTACCGCTGATTGTTACAATAGCCATTTTCCCATCATAATCACTGCCGTGACCCCGTCGCCAGACCCAAACAAAATGCGTGCTGTCTAGCATAGTCATTGTCGATTGTTGGGATTGAGTACTTTCTAGCAATGAATCAGCGCAGACGTCGCCACCAGCTGCTTCTCCCCACGTGATTTGAGTCCCACTTATAACAGCTGGCCTAATGATACGGCATGCCGTGGCAGTATCATATACCGAATACGCTACGACAAAGAAATCAGTACTAGGTGACATGACGGAGACGTCAATACAGCCATACAGGGTAGAATCCCATAGTCCCTGTTGCTGAAGGGAGTGCTGTCCAGTATTTTCGAGGCAGTCGACACCGATCCCGCAGTCCGAATCCGACGTACAAACCGTTTCATCTGTCCAAGTCGTTGTTCCGTCGCAATAACGACCATGAAAAACCGAACGATCGCCCATGGTAATGGCGAAGGTTTCGTCATCCACACAGCCGACCTGCGCTGCTCCATTGCCGTAATCTGCAGTGTCCGAATAAGCGAGGACAAATTTAAATTCATCCAGCTTTGCGATACTGAGATATGTCGGACAAGTACAGTAATTGCCAAAAGCTTCGCCTGATCGCCACTTCAACGGTGTGCCGTAAAGTACTTCGGATCCGTCAATTTTTCCAGCGACAATGTAGCTATCGAAACTGCCTTCTGGAGATTGGAGATCGCAAGTTTCTCCGACTTCTACGTATGTCACGACGAATACATCGTCGCTTACGAATTTCATAGCCGTGATTAAATAGTTACTAGAGTGATTATCCGTAATTTCCTGCGCGTCGAAAAAGTCGAAAGTGTCTCCATAACAAATTGACGCTACCGAGAACAGTGCTACTGCAATCATTTGCTTTACCATTCATTACCCTTTCATTAAACTCAGTTACTACCACTTATGCCTTTAAAAGATTTATGAGACTCACAGCGACAGCTCTCCAGCCGATAGACGTTACGCTGGGGTGTCCAGGCGGAACATCAAGATAATCGCCAAGTTCTTTTGCCCACGCAGGTGACCGCCATTTACCGGTATTGTCTAATGTCTCTAGATCGGTCATAATCGCTATTATTTCATCAGTGGTCAACCCGTCTTGCTTAAGGTTTGGACTGAGTGAGACCATAGTCTTAGCGATTTTTGATAACGATTTGCGATTTGCCATACTGTTTTCTCCTTAAAAATGCCCAAGGAGGGATTCGAACCCTCACACCCGTTAGGATAAAAGATCTTGAATCTTTCGCGTCTGCCAATTCCGCCACATGGGCAATCAATTATACCTGCGAACCCCTAGGAGATTCCATGTTGGCTGATTCAGGTGTCGCCGCAAACCTGGATGAGTCCACGCAAATGAACTTGCCCAAAAACCCAGGCATTGTTGCATACTATTACATTATCGTCGACAATGGCTTCACCACTCACCCAAGCGAAATCTTCTACATACGCCATGCCGCACACCTTTGCGCAGTCGTACACCAGTACCCCCTCACCGTTAACCACCGCATCTCCAAAGATTTGCGCCATGCCATAGATCTGTGACTTATTGCAAACTGTTGCGTTGCCATAAATCTGTGCTTCGTTGCAGACTTCGGCTTGCCCGTAGACCTGGGCTGAGTCATAGACCCGAGCCTTGTCAGAAACTTTCGCTTTGCCATACACCAAAGCGTTTTGTCCAACGAACGCCGTATCGGCGACCGTAGCCGTGTTTTCAACCCAGCCGCCACCGTTGGGATGCTGATGCCAAGTCTCTGCCGTGGCTTTCGGAAAAATCTGTTGAAGTTGTTTGAGGTTCATTTATGATGTCACCTCTGCGGCGCCAACTTTGTTGCCATTAACGTCCCGCAATATCATTGTTTGCGGAAACCAAGAAGATCTCGATTCCATAGTATCAGCTAACTCTCTCAGAATCCTCGCGATTTCCATCCCTGGGTCATCATCAAAAGCCGCGTTAGATGTCTCAATTTGGATGAGCAATCTCCCCGAGTATTCCATGTGTTCGCCAGTATTCATTATCCTTACTCCGTCATGCTCCGAATATTTTTCGTAGGGCCGAATCACGAGCCTTTCGCAGCCGTTGTTCAAGATCCTCAGCGGTTGGGGGCTGGTTTGATGTAGCGATAACCAACACTTTATTATTCAAAGCAGGATCCAAAGAAAGCCAGTATTTCCGCATACGTATTACGTCTTCTTCGAAGATATCGACTCCATAATGTAGACGGTTTGGAGGGTAGGCTGTGTTGATATCGAACAGAGTGGTAACCCCTGCGCGTAGAGTAAAATCGAACCCACACTGGACACAGTGGATGATTGGGCGTAGTGTTTCTGAGTCCATTGTCGTGAACTCTGTAACCCCGTGCCAACTGGCGCAGTGGGGGCAGGCGATGGGGGCACCAAGTAGAATAACTTTGAGTTCTCGGTCATATGCTACTGCGATATCCGTGAGCCACATCCGTATCTGTGGGTGTCCGCACAACTTCTCGATAGCGACGATAAAACTCTCGGAGGGCATCAATTTCTCCCATTTTGGTGTTCGAAAATGCAGTCGTCGACACTGATGGGGAGCTTGAAGCGGTCTACGATCAAGCGCATCGCACGACGCACAAGGTGATTGGGGAAGCCGTTGAACGAACTGAAATTCGCAGTTTCCTCTCTCGGATCAGCGAGAGTGCTACACGTACAGTCAACCAAGTACATCAGGATTTGTTCGTCAGTTGTCAATTGGTTCGGTAGCTTCCTCATGACTCAGCCTTTCCTAACAGGGTGGATCTCGTCGAACGCTACACATTCTTGATGTGATTCCCACTTGACGATTGCCCATCGGCCTTTGGGGGCTCCATGACCCGTTGCGACGACAATGCCATAACCGAACTTTCCACGGACTTTCGTACCCGGCACCAATTCTGTCTGCGTGACACAGCTGGTCATTGTTTTTCTCCTTCTAGTGATGATCTTTCCAAGGTTTTCCGCAGCATTCACACTTTTCCCAGCCCCAGCGGAAGCCCAAGATACTCTTGATGCCACAAAGCAGAACAGTCCCTAACATAACCATCGACATGACTGCCATGTTGTTTCCTCTCGACTCAGACGACCATAAAACGTTGGCGACCATAAGATGCAATATCGTTGAGTTCTTGTTGATCAATCGAGCCGTCGAAACAGACGACCTGATATCTTAGGAAGGCGGCCAAGGCGTCGATTGTAACATGGATCGGCTTAAAATCTTGGAGCGCGCATCCGTCGAAAATGCTGGTGTTGATATGAGACAGTTGGGTTTTTGACCTTGCGATTTCCAGGGCACGCGATAATTCCTGTTTTGTCATATACTAGTCCTCGTGATGATCCCGCACAACAAAATTGTCCCCAGCGTGACGCTAGTCATGATCTCCACTATTATGTCGGACTTATAAGGAATCATCATTCCTTCTCCTTTGGCAATGGACACCCATGAACGGAGGTCTGATAGCCATTCGCATGTGTCCATTAGGAACCCATCGACCGTAAGATCCCTGAGTCATGAGAATACCCTCACTTCCGTATTGCCTGGCCTAGAAGAGGTTATCGGGAAAACCCTTCCTGTTCCACTGCGCCTCTTAATGGTCTGTCGTGTGGTCGATTACGGCTCGTTTGGCGACCGTTTTCACGGGCTCACACTCACCAAAGTACCCACATTCTGGACAATCAACGTGTCTTGTCCACCCACTGGAAGGATCTTTCATATTGAATACTCCCCTTTGGGTTGAACACCTTGGACAAAGATGTTTGCCGTTGCAGTCCGGGCATGGAGAAACAGTGTTATCTTGAGACAGAATTGCTCCAAACCCATCACACGTCTTGCAATGATTCGGCCACTGCATTTTGAAGGTTTCTAGGACGCGCCAATCGTGGAGAGCAGCCTCAAGTCTGGCAATTGCCGTCACTATTCTGTATTTTTTATCCATAGTCAATAGGCTTGCCAGAACATCAAGGATCCCGGATGCAACATCCTCTGGAAAATTGTGCCCACACTCGTCCAGAAACATTTCGTTTCTCCCTCCCCTTTCAGTCTGCCCCACTCTGACATTGACTACAGGAATCGAGGATTTTTACGTTTTCTGCCATGCAGTACACGTTGTAGGTGAAAGCCCCACACCTACGACATACGGTCTTGGCGTACGCCCCGTTATGGGGGTGGGCGTTAAGCAAATCGACCATTTCCTTTTTGGTCATGCCATAACGGACTGCAATTCTTCCGACAATACCAGTATTCATTTTTCCTCTTTTCAATTATCCTTGAGTAACGGGAGCTGGAGAACCGAGCACCTGGACGCCAACGCCTTGTAAGTGTCGTCGGGAGGAAAGTCCCCAAGAAAGTCCGCCAACGTGTACCACGTATCGTCTTCCGGATTGTCCATTTTGGGATAAACTGGAGTGTCCAGAGGTACGTTGCATTGTTCACAGATCATCCTGATTACGACTGGCTGGAAAAGAGGCATACCCTCACTCATGCAGTCATAATAAGTATACGCTACATGGTGAGCAATGGCGTGTGCGAGATCGCCCCAGGACATAGCTGAGACGACACCGTCTCTTACTCTCCAAAATGCGTCTATCAGTGTTGTAATTTCCGGTTCTGATCCAAGTCTTTGGCGGAGACCGAGTTCGACTTTCAATCCATCGTCGATTTCGATCTGATACACTGGACGACACATAACCATTCTTGAGTCTTTTTGTCTATCGACTGGGGTTTCGCTATGTATCACCCACTCGTCGTTGTTGCACATGGGAGACAGTTCGAATACAGTTCTGAAAATCCCGGTGGGACTTTTTTCGACTTTCGCTAGGACCGGAGCCATCGGTTGGGTTGGTGGTTGCAGATTTTTCTTTGAGATAGCCCTTTGTTTCGTTATCGGTTCGAACGGACATTCTTCCTCGTCGTATCCATCTCCTGGGGCGCCGCAATAAGGCAACACTTCAGCATTAGACACCCAATAACGACACTCTTCGCATGCTCTCTTGGTCACGGTGTTTCTCTCAAGATTCATTGTTCTTAGTGCTTTTTGTTACTCAGAAGACGATTCGCCACCCGAATGGCACGGCGGATGCCGTTGCATCGTGCCGAGGGTTTTCTCGCGCGACCGCCACTAAAACGACAAATAACGCTATACCTCCCATAATCATCTGGGGATATAGTCACCTGCAAGTCACCGTGTTCTCCGACCACCCAAGACGGAGTTTCTCCCCATGGGAACCCCTCTGTTCTAGAAGCAGATTCAAATTTTTCGGCTTTGCTAATCAATTCTCGATAAGTCATGAACGTGTGTCCAATCTTATTCGGAGACGTGTCCGTATTCGATCCTGCAGCTGCTGAGATACTCGCCGATGCTGATACCACACGCTTTGACTGCCGTCTTGTTCGGTTTGTCGGCGATGCGGTACAATACGTCCCATCGTCCGAGAGGGCCTGGGCGGATTTCCCACGCACCGTATCCGTAGACGGTTTCGCTATTGATGTACAAACGAATTTTGTTGAGAATGTCGTCGGGGTACCCGAGAGTTTTCATTACTTTGAGATGTTTCTCCCACCAAGCCGGACACTCTTTCGGATTTTCAGGTGGCATGGCACTGTACATTTTGTTACTCCTCGTTTGCGCTCAGCGGACCCTTGTCATGAGCGACGAAATCAGTTGGGCCGAAGCTTCGAATATCTTAGCCAGTTGGACAGTAGAGACGAATCCGCACTGCATATACCGCGTATGGCCAGTTTGCGGATCTCGCAACACGTTGAATACGTCGTAGTAACCGGGGGGATCCTCGCTGGCGATTGCATACCGACCGTCGTTGTAGATTGGGTCAAAATCCATCGGGATTATTCCTCACTTTCTTTCGGATATTTCCTAGCACCCGATACTCCTCTCAAGAAAAAACCTTTCGCAGCCATTCGTCCCTGCGACGGCTGACTACGATGTCCAGATCCTTCGTCTCGTCTTTGCTCTTGACGGCATCCGTTGGGGCGTACTGGCCACAAAGTTCGTTGGAATAGCACGTTACATTGTTGAACATGCAGTATCCCCAAACGGGGGCGCAGTCATCCTTCGGGAGCGGGCCGGACCAGTGACGACATTCTTCGCAACTTGCGCCTACGATAGCCATTTTGTCTCCCCTCAAATCGAAAACCTTTAGTAGTCACCAGCAACAACGGTGACGCCGCACGCGAGAAAGACGACATCGCAGAACATTCTCATCGCCATTGCTCTGCTCGACAGCCTTCTCCATAACATCCCGGTTCTGATGGTGTGGAAATACGAGTACGCCAAGAGGTAAAATCCGATCAAGAGTCGGTAATTCGTCATACTCCCAGCGCCTTTATTCGTAGATCTTCGCGACCCCAATGATTTTGCCGTTGACATCCTTCAGTGGAATGGTCTGCGGAAATAGTGACGAGCGCGACTCCACTGTATCGACCAATTCTTTCAAGATCCTGGCGATTTCGGCCCCGGGGTCGTCGTTACAAGCTGTATTGTCTACTTCAAGTTGGACGAGAAGTCCCAGTCGGTTCGTGTCCATCGTCTTTGTCTCCAAAAGTTTTGTTGAACTCACACTCCGGACAGAAGTAGCCGCCCAGATACATCATCCCAAGACCACACTTGGGACACCGCCGAAGCACGCATCCACACTCAGAATCGTCGGTTTGGTGAAAATGGCAAATCATACTTAACTCCTGCGATCTAGCGATGAGTAGCCAAAAGTTTTGCCCAAGACGGCGACGAGAGCAGCATCCTCAGCGAGGGCGTCGCACCACAATACTTTGCCGTCAGGGGTTGCCCAGTCGAACCCGCCGTCATCGAAACAGCGAACGATAGTCAAGCAGTGCTTGCCGTCCTTGTCGTACAGTCTGATGGCTTCCGCCCAACCCAAGAAAGCCGCTCTGGCGCATGCCGTCTTCTGCGACTCCGTCAAATTGTGATACTCGGGAATGTCATGCATTTTGCCAACTCCTTTCGGTTAGGTCGGCGAGTTCGTCCGACGTGATGTCGTAGGATTGCGTTCTGGCCCCATACGTTTCCTCGATTTCCCAGTAGTAGACCTGAACACCATCGAGAACTCGACTTTTCCGCTCGATGCGACGGATGTGGCTCTCATGCATACAGGAAAAAACATCATCGATAGTCACTGGGCGCCTTCCTTTCGCAAGACAGGGTAGGATAATCATTATTGGACGAAGCCGTGACAGTAGTAGCCGTTATGCGTGTTTGACAACTTGAGCACGTACATGTCACCGGTTTGCGGATCCACAAGGTCGAAACACACGAGCGGGGTCTCGGTGTGCGGCGCGCCGTTGACGAATTGCAGCCGTTCGATAATCGAGTCGTCGGACACCATTTCTTTCGGAGCATTGCTTCGGCTGATACACCAACGATGCTGCTGAACATCGAAACCGACCATTCTGTTGTTCATGTCGACGAAATTCAGAGACGGTGTTCCGGCTTTTTCGCAAGTTACTATGCGCATCTGCGTTTCCTTCATACACACAAAGACTAAACTGCCATCGACACAATAACTTCGACCGCAGTGCCTTTGGCCTAATCAACAACACTACTGTGCGCCATACAGAAACAAACACCCCTTTCTACCATAGGGGGACACAAGGCGTCCGACTAGGTTTATTGGCTGCTGTGGAGTGGAGATAATAACCTTTGTTGTCGTGCCAAACGAGCTGTATAAAATAGCAGTACGGGAATTGCACCCGCGCCAGAGGTTTTTCGGGAACCTTGGCCAATTCACAACCGGGGTTTCACCGGTACTTGCTTCTCGACTTCTAGCATTTGCCGCCCGAATTGTTGCCCCGCTGTCCGGGGTTTACTGCTATCGGCGCATTTAAACCCTGCGCCAGGGAATTAACTAACACCCCAAGAACGTAAATCCTAGCCTACTATCCTCAGGATGGTTTCGTGTAGTTTTGTGTTTAACGACTTACTGGCACGCCAATCGTACTGCTAGAAGTATTTTTATCGATTGTGTGTTCAGTAGTCGCGCCATGTCGTTCGGCGTACCATCAGACACCTAGCTTGCTAGACTAAACGTCCGACGATTCCAAGTACCACTTGTCAAAGCGCGCCACGACGCGCGCCATAGACCCCATAATTGATTCAGCTTTCGGTTATAAGACCCGTTGCACACGTCATATGTGGTATGCTTTGTGAAGTGAGACTATGAGGAATGCCTATCCCATGGCTGTACCTAGCCCATGACAGAATCGCTGGATTTACCGGACTTAGTATTATGTCCAGACAACTTCCGGTGGTTGCGACTATCCGACGCTGAAATCGGATGTTCTTGCCACGCGTACCGGTTGTTATCAAGACCAACCAAGTCCTTAGTCCAGTGACGCTTTACGTCATAGACCGAGTCCGCATTCTCGGACTCTGCGTTGTGTCGCTTCTGGGACTGGCTACATCCGATAACCGTTGACTCCGGTTCGGACCCTTGGCGCAAACCTTCTGCGCGACTAGACCCTACTACGGCGGTTATGGGACTACCCCAACCCCGTCCGAGTATATCCAGAGTTATCCGGACTTCTCGCTCCATTGGTTGTGGTGACTGCTGATCCGATTATATAGCCGGACCTATAAGTCGGTGACTATCCGACAAACAGTCAATTCAATCTCACTTGACAGAATGTCCACCGATCCGCGCTCGCCCCACGAGAGGATATAGGACGAGCGCGGTCCGGTACACACTCCGACTACTTCTTGCCTGCCTTGGCGAACAGGGACCGGATCTTACTCGGGGTCGGACGCAAACCGCGGATCGATTCGCCGATAGCCGCTGCGCTTTCGGACCCAAACCCCAATTGAGCGGCCGGAGTATATCCCGCACCGTCATCGATCATGTTCTGGACGATGTTCCATCCCTGCGTGACGGCTTCCAGTGCCGCTTCAAGAGACGGATACTCCGCCTGAAGATCGACGGCCTTGCGGTTCTGGTCGTAGAAACGAGCCGACGCCAGAAACTCGGCCACCCCAAACTCGGTCCCCGTTACGGTGTTAGACGTTGACATAGGTCAATCCCTCATGGAAACGTCCGTCCCGTAAGCCGCGACTACTCCGTCCCGACTACGGGACAGACAAGTAGTTATCGGACCAATCTACACTATTAAGACCGATAATGTTCCGCCCGATACTTATCGGACGTTACATACGTCGGTCGTTTTACGTTATCGGACCGGCGAATCAATCGCCAGCGTATTCAATTCATTCTTTTCTTTTCTTTCTCTCTCTTCTCTTCTCACATTGTATCATAGCGTTAGTTATACCGTCAGGCAAATAATTATACCGAAAAAAAAGCGGCGGTCTCGCCAGCGTCTCGCGTGACATTATCAGCGGAACAACGTCCCGGTTCGATAATCTTTGCGTCCGCTTTCTGGCACCCGATAATATCAATGTTTGCCGACAGCCGGAGCGTGCTCTTATAATATCGTTATTCGCCGCCAGGGAATCGCCTGTCCAATAATATGGCTGGTGCCGTCTGGTTATCGCCGGTCAATAGATATTATCATACGTTAACAATAATAACCTACGTCCTATCATTAGAATCCGCATTGCAAGACGCACAAGGGATGATATTCTCGGGCATGCTAAACTGGTTATTGTGACGGTCCGATAATGTGCAGCTCCGGCACGTCCGATAACCGGATGCGGCAAGGTCCGATAACCGGACGCGGCAAGGTCCGATAACCGGACGCGGCAACGTCCGATAACCGGACGCGGCAACGTCCGATAACCGGGCGCGGCAAGGTCCGATAACCGGATGCGGCAAGGTCCGATAACCGGATGCGGCAAGGTCCGATAACCGG